CGGCGTCCTCATTGGTGCCGGAGGATCGCACCTGTTCTACGCGCCGCGTCTGGAGCTCGCGCGCAACCAGGTCGCGCAGCTGGGCCAGGACATCAAGGACCAGAACACAGCCATCGACAAGATGAAGTCTGATGCCGAGGAGCGCGAGCGCCAGGCGCAGGCCGCGATCGACGCCGCGCAGGCCGAGGCGCGCCGGCACCAGACCCACGCGCAGCAGCTGCTATCGCGCCAGAAGCCGGCGGGGCAGGACGATTGCCAGGCAGCTGCGGACCTGATCTCTCAGGAGCTCGGAAAATGAAACGCGCGCTGATCCTGCTCATTCTGGCGGCGCTCGCCGGCTGCAACACGATGCCGCAGCGCATCGAGGTGCCTGTGCCGGTGCAGTGCCACGTCAAGGCGCCCGACAAGCCGGTGTGGGCCACTGACGCGCTGCAGACCGGCTCGGGCTTGTACGAGAAGGTGCGGGCGCTGCTGGCCGAGCGCGAGCAGCGCATCGCCTACGAGACGCAGCTGGAAGCCGCCTCGAAGGCCTGCGAGTGAGGGCACCGTCGTGATGCAAGACTGCTGCTAGAAGGCGGCAGCAGCACACGATGACGGCTCTTACTCCGAATCCGGGCTGGGACAGCGTTCCCGAGCTTGAGCTGAACACGCAAGCGATTGGCGGCCCCGGCGGTGCAGCCAACACGCAAGCGCAAGCGCTGCTCAATCGCACCGAGTACCTTTTCAACTTGGTAACGAACGGCACGCCGTTCTCGTTCAACGACCTGGTGACGCAGCTGGTGTCAGCCGGCTTCAATCGTCCGCCGGTGGCGCACACGCAGTCGTCGTCGTCGCTGGATAGTGCTTTCACGCAAACCGGCAACCTGATTGCGGACGACTACGATCCCGACGCGGGAGACACGTTCTACCTGCAGTCCGTGATCTACAACGGCTCGGCGCTCACGCTCGGCGAGACGTTCGCCACGGCCTACGGCTCAATGTTGGTCGACACCCTCGGGTCTTGGACCTACACGCTCGGCGCCGCTGCGCGCGCGCTGCGCGCGGGCCAGGTGGTGAACGAGCTGTTCACGTACACCATCGCTGACGGCAAGGGTGGCCTGGGCACCAAGACGCTGACCGTGACGATCACCGGCACCGACAGCGTGCCCGTGGTCGAGTCGGTCAACGGCTTTGCTCCGCTGAACACCGCCATCAGCGGCAACGTGCTGTACCGCTACGCCTTCGCCTGGGAGCCGCTGCCGCTTTACATCACGCAGTTCATCGTCGCCGGCGTGGCCGGCACGCATGCGCCTGGCGATACGGTCACCATTCCGAGCGTCGGCACGATCACGATCGCATCGAACGGCGATTTCACGTTCACCCCGGTGACGAACTGGTTCGGCCCGGTGCCGTTGATCACCTACACGGTGAGCTATGGCGGCCCGACGGCCAACGGCTATCTCACGCTGGCGATCGACAACCTGATCAACACCGGCTTGCCGCTGGTGCTCTACACCGACTTCGTGAGCGGCCCGATCTCCGGCGGCGAAGATGGCCTCGGCGCCTACCTGTCGATCTTCGGCAAGAACTTCGGCGATGGCACCAGCCTCGGCACGAACACCAAGGTGTTCATCGGCGGCGTCGAGGTGTCGGCCTACGTGCGGCAGGACAACGCCGTCACCTATGCGAAAAGCGGCGTGCAGCGCATCGTGGTGCGCCCCGGGCCGCTAGGTGGCGCAACACCTGGCGTGCCGATCCCGATCATCGTGCAGGTCAGCAGCGTCAACAGCAACGCCGACTGCCACTGGACGCCGAACCCTGGTCGCATCCTCTACGTTTCGCTGACGGGCAACGACAGCACCGCGGTGCCCGACGACATCAACCATCCCTGGCGCACCCTGCAGTCGCCCACCAACCGACTGGCGACGGGCGCCTACTCGATCGTGCGCGCCGGAGATCAGGTGGTGGTGCGGGGCGGCGAGTGGAACGACATCGGCTACGACACCTGCTGGATGCGCTTCCGCGACACGCCGCAGCAGGGTTATGCGCCGAATGGGACGAGCGGAACCGGCTGGATCAACATCACGTCCTACCCGGGTGAGACGGTGCACTACACGACGCCCGCCGCTTGCTCGGGCGGCATTCAGGGCGCAGGCCAAGCGTTCTCCGGCACGACAGGCGACTTCGTGGCTGTGGCGAACATCCACTTCGAGAACAGCCCGGGCGTGAATCGCGATGCGGCGCCGGTCAACGTGCAGTACAGCGGCGGCCACTGGCGTGCCGTCAACAACGAAATTGGCCCCTGGCCGGCCGGCAACAGCGCGGTCCTGAACGGCGCAGGCGTGTCGGGCGCAGGCAACCGCGTCGAGGTGCTTGGCAACCTCATCCACGACATCGACGGCACGAGCGAGCTGCAGAACCACGGCATTTACGCCGACGCGACAGCCTATGGCTGGGAGGTGGCCTACAACTGGATCCACGACATCCGCGGCGGCTCGCTGGTGCAGTTCAATGATTCGGACGGCACCACGGGCATCGCGCCGACGCCGGAGGGCGTGTGGCCCGGCTTCGTCAACATCCGCGTGCACCACAACTGGCTGGAGGTCTGCGCCAAGTACGGCATCAACGTGGCCGACAGCGGGCCCACGGGCGCGGGCACCGTCGACTTCCAGGCCTGGAACAACATCATCATCGGCACGGGCCTGCCAGCGCTGCGGCTGAACACGAACACGCCGACCGGCACCGTCGTGTATGCCTTCAACACGATCTATGACTGCGCCCGCACCGTCACGCCAGGCAACGCGATGGTGCGCAATGACGGCAACCAGGGAGCAGGCCATAGCGTTCTGCTCTACAACAACATCATCTGCTTCGGCCCCAACACGACGGCCGGCTCGACCTGGATGTCGGACACCAGCGGCCAAAGCTCGGGTTACCAGTGGCGACGCAATCTGTACTACGCTGGCACGCAGACCCCGCCGAATCCGGCCACGCTGGGCGACACGCTGGCGATCGTCGCGGATCCGAAGTTCAACAACCCTTCGGGCGGCGACTTCTCGCTGCAGAGCTCGTCGCCGGCGGTCAATGCCGGCACGCAGCCACTGCCGACGGGCATGAACGTCTTCGACGACTACACGTCGCTGGGCACGCGCAAGCTCGGCGGCGCGCCGGACGTTGGGGCGCTGGAGTACCCGGATCCGAAGCCCTATGTGCTCGTGCCGCCGACGACGAGCGGCGGCCCGCAAGTGGGCGTCGCGAGCACGGTCAACACCGGTTCCTGGGGTAACAGCCCGACCAGCGTGACCGTGCAGTGGTCGGTGGGCGGCGCCGATGTGCCTGGCGCGACCAGCACGACCTACACGCCATCGGCCAGTGATGTGCGCCAGACTCTGCGCGTGACGGTGACGGCCACCAACGCGGCCGGCTCGACGGCATACCCGTTGACGCTGGGAACGATCGCGCAGGGCGCGGGCGGCCCGGTCAACACGGTGGCGCCGACGATCAGCGGCACAGCCTCGGTTGGCAGCGTGCTGACCGTCACCGACAACGGAACGTGGACAGGCAGCTACACCGGCTTCGCGTACCAATGGCAGCGCGGGGGCGCCGACATCCCGGGCGCGACGGCAAGCACCTACACCCTCCAGAACGGCGATGCCGGTCTGAATGTCGCGTGCGAGGTCTTCGCTCTCAACAGCACCACCGGCAGCGGCGTGGCCGCCTCGAATAGCATCGGCCCGATCGCGGCCGCGGCCGCCGATCCGGTCGTGGTGCAGCACACGGGCAAGTTCGTGGCCGCTGGCAGCGACACCGTTACCCTGGCCGGTGTGACGGCGGGCAACTGGGTGCTGGCGCTGATCTACACGCAGCGTGGTGACACCGGCAACGCCACCGCGCTGACCGACAACCGCGGCAACGACCTGCTGTCGACCAGCGCGGCCTTCTACGTCGACCCCAGCCGCTTCCGCTATGCCAAGGTGCGCGATACGACAGGCGGCGACTACACGGTCTCGATCTCGATCGCTGCGGACTCTCAGGTGTTCCTGATCGAGCTCACCGGCTGCGACCTGGCGACTTTCCTCGACATCCCCGAGGTGACCTACGCAGGAGACCGCTACTCGGGCACGCAGACCTTCAACATCGGCCCGACGACCAAGGCGAAAGACCTGCTGATTGTGCTGGCCGGCTGCGGCGGCACTTCGGCGACCACCATCATCCCCGACGGGTCGTGGACGGTGCTGGAGGCCGACCTGGTTGGCCGCTCGTCGCCGGCCTCGGTCTGGTCGCAGAAGCTGTCCAGCGTGGGTACCTTTGCCTGCAACTTCACGCAGGGCGGCACGTCGGCGCCGTACCCTGGCCCCGACGCACTGGCGCTGACGGTGCGCGGCTCCTAAGCGGCGGCGCGCAGTGGCACCGGCGGCGCGCCGGCGGACAGCTGATCGTCGATCCACGCGATGCGGCGCGAGTACATATCGGCCAGCGCCTGGTTGTAGTCCGCCGAAAGCTGGTACTCGATGCGCTTGCGCTCGGCTTCGTAGCGCAGGTCTTCTAGCTCACGCTTCACCGAGATGCGCCGGAACAGGGCGTTGTAGATGGCTCGCATCAAAGGGCGTTGTAGATGGCTCGCATCAGGGGGTTGATGGGATTGGCCCATGGGGGTCTCCTTTCAGGTCTAGCGCCGCAGCAGCCACGCCGCCAGGCGCGCGAGGCGCCCCGGGCGCGGCCGGCGTGCCGGCGCGGGGTTGCGAAACGTGGCGCCCTCGCCCGGGCGCCGATCGTCCATCGGCTCCAGGTCGAGATCCTGCACCGTCAGGCTGGGCAGGTGATCGTCGGCGATGATCGTCTCCTGGATCTCGAAGTGGGCTGGATCGTAGGGCACGCTCACCACCCCATCCGGCTGGCGCAGATCGGGCCGATGCCGCGATCGATGCTGGTGCTGTCGGTGAGCTCGCGGCCGCAGACCGAGCACGCGCCGAAGCGCTGGCCGTAGGCGACAGCCGCCTTCTCCGGGTCCGACGCGGCCGCCACAATGCGCTGCTCCTCGTCGGGGCTGCACTCGCGCACCTTCAGGAACCTGCCGCCGATGATCTTGCCGAGGTAGGCGCCGCGGCCGTCTTCGCCGGTGCGCTCCTTCGAGGTGACGTAGATGGCGCCGGCGTTCTTGCTGCTCGCCTTGGCTGGGCTGAGCACGAACGTGTCGAGCCGCAGCTTCGGCGTGCGCACACCCTTGGCAAGCGCGTTGGCGAAGGCCTGCTCGACCTTCTCCAGCGGAGCGGCGGCGACGGTCGGCGCCGCTGCCTCGGCCGCCTTGCGCTCCTCGGCGGCCTGCTGGCGGCGCATCTCGCGATCTAGATCGCTCGCCATGCACTTGCGTACGGCGCCCAGCTGGCCGGGCGTCAGGTTCCCCCAGCGCTGCACCGCGGCGTGCATCTGCGCAGCGAAGTCGAAGCTCTCGGCGCGGCGCAGGATCCACTCGGCCTCGGCCTCGTTGGCGGCTTTGAACTCCTCCCAGCGGCTGCCGGCCTTGCGCTCCTCGCGCTGGGCCCGCTGCTGCGCGGCCTTCAGGCGCTCGAACGGGCTGGTCTTGAACGTCAGGACGCGCGCGCCGTTGCACTTGAAGCAGACGTTGCCGTGCGAGCTCGGGCCGAGGTACCTGCCGGTGCCGCGGCACTTCGGGCAGGGCTGGGTGTAGACGGGCGCCGCGGCCTGGGCCGCGCTCGGCGCGCGCACCGGCGCGCTTGCGAGGTCGCTTTCCATGTCGTCGAAGGCGGTCGAGGGCATCATCGCGGTCTCCTGAAGTACAACGCCAGTATAACCGGATTTGATCATGTGTGTTCGTCTAGGCGAACAATTCATGCGGCCTCCGTTTCCCTTTTCCAGCCGCCCGTGATCACGTTCGCGATCTTGGTCGCCACCTGCGCCTGCTCTGACTGCTCGCCGTGGATGTAGCGCTCGGTCGTGCTCATCTGCCGGTGGCCCAGCTGCATCGCGATCTGCTTCTGCGACAGGCCGGCGGCCCGGTGGCCGATCGAGCCGACCGTGTGGCGCAAGGTGTGCGGCGTCGAGCGTGTCGACACTCCGGCGCGCGCCGCGATCTTCTTCCAGCGCTTCCATGGCGACTTCAGCGGCTCGCCGGCCAGCCGGCCGGGGATCAGCCACTCGCGACAGGCGCCATACACCGCGTCGAGCTCGCGCACGATGTCGAGCGCAGCATCGGGCAGCGGAATCTCGCGCTGGCCGACCTTCGAGTCCGGCAGCAGCAGGGCCTTCAGGTCGAAGCTGACCCACTCGCGCCGCGCGGTGCGGATCTCGCTGTTGCGGCAGCCGGTGATCATCCACAGGCGCGCCAGGGCGGCCATGGGCAGGTCGAGCTCGCCCGCGCTGGTCAGATCGGTGCAGGCCTGGTCGACGGCGGCCGTGTCCGGCACCGACAGGATCAGGTCGCGGGTCTTCAGCCGGAACTTCTTCAGCCGGCGGCAGGGGTTGCTGTTCTGCGGCCGCCAGCCCCAGTCCTCGGCCAGGTTGAAGGCCTTGCCGAGGAGCGCCACGATCTGGTTGGCAAGGGCGGGGGTCTTCGCGAGCTCGGCCTGCAGCTTCACCACGTCGGCCTTGGTCCACTCAGCCACCTTCTTTCCGGCGTGCTTGGGCAGCACGTGCAGCCGCCAGTTCGTCTCGTCGAGCGCCGCGCTGCGCGGCTTCTTGAACGGGATCGCGTGCTCCTTCATGAACCGATCCCGCAGGTCTTGCGTGGTGGGCGCGCTGCGCGCTTCCTCGCGCTCGACCGCCGGGTCACGACCCTCGGCCACCGCGGTGAAGACCTTCCGGGCCAGGTCGCGGGCCTTGTCGGGCGTCATGTCGCAGGCCCGGCCGATGGTCATCTTGCGCTGGGTGTGCGAGGCGTTGCGGTACCGGACCACGTAGGTCTTGCGGCCGCTTGCCTGGACACGCAGGCCGAAGCCTGGCACCTCTGTGTCCCACCACCACTCGTCGCCCTTCTCGGGCGCCTTGGCGTTGTCGACGACGGTCTTCGTGAGCTTCGGCATGCAGGATCTCCAGGGCGCGGGTCGGGCGCAAAAGCCCGGGAACCGCCGTGATGTTGGTGGATGAGGAGCGCCCCGGGCTAGACGGCCAAGCCGTTGAAATCGTGGCACTCAGGGACGCCGGGTGACGTTCCGTGAACGCGAGTCTGCCAAACTCAAAATCTGCTGTCTAGATCAAATTTGATCAAGACTTCCCTAGGTGAGACGCGGTATCTAGGGAAAAGCCCGGGCGCAGGTCGGGCGCGAGGCGGCCGGGGTGGCGGAACGGTAGACGCAGGGCGCTCAAAACGCCCCGTCCGCAAGGGCGTGCAGGTTCGACTCCTGTCCCCGGCACCAGCTACAGAAGCGCTTGCTGCTTGGGTTGCGCCTCGGCCACCTTCTTCCCCGCCTGCTTGATCGTCCGATCGGGAGCGTTCACCAGCACCTGCTCCCAGGTCTCGGTAACGACCGGCTCGAAGTGATCTCGCATCGCCGCATAGGTGCGTGGCCGTACCTTGCTGAGCAGGTCCGGGTTGGTCACAAACAGCCTGAACATCTCGGCGAACCACTCGTAGTCGTTCTCGCAATACGAGGTGATCGGCTCCTCTCCCGAGGCCTTGCGCATGCCGATGCTGAAGTCGCCAAAGTACGGGCCGACGCGCTGACTGCGCTGCACGTCAACGTGGTGGCCGAGCTCGTGTTGGATGACGCCGTAGGGAGTGCGGTCTACGGTGTAGCCGGGGTAGGACCACGATGCGCCGGCTAGGCCGATCGGAGCGCACTTCGCGAGGCACAGGTTGATCCTGCTCCTTCGATAGTAGGCACAAACACCGAACGCCCAGTCCTTGCTGGGAGCGAACTCGATGACGGGCTCCGGCACGTTGTTAGCTGCACAGAAGCGAGTCATGAGGTCGCGCCCGAGCAGCATCAGGTCGTGTTTCGTGAGGTCGATCATGGTCAGTCGTCTGCGTAGAGGCGCTTCGTCGGCTCGGGCTGCTGGTGCCGCGCAGGCCACACCTCGATAACCGGCTCGTGGTGGCCCATGGCGGGCGGCTGCAGGGGATGCAGGTCGATGCGCAGCGTGACGCCCAGCTGCTGGGCCAGGTGCACCAGCGCTTCGGCCTGGCGGCGCACGATGTTGCACTCGGCAACGCGGTCGGTGGTCATGATCCTGTGCTCCCAAAGCCGCCAGTGCCGCGCGGCGTATCGCTGAGCTCGTCGGATTCCTCGATCACCACGTCTGGCAATTTCAGCAGCATGGCCTGCGCGATGCGATCGCCGTCTTTGACGACGAGCTCGCGATGCGTGTCTGAAGTCAGGCGCACACCCACCTCGCCTCTGTAGTCGCTGTCGATCACACCGACGCAGTTCGCCAGGCGGATGTCGTGCTTGAAGCCGTGGCCCGAGCGGCTGAAGATCAGCATCACGTGCCCCTGTGGTACCTCGAACGCGAGGCCGGTAGCGAACGTGGCCGCTTTGACGGACCCACCCATGGTGATCGGTTCGCTGCGCGGCTCACACACGCGCAGGTCGAAGCAGGCCGACCCGTCGGTGGCGCGCTCCGGGAGCCTTGCTTCGGGACGCAAGCGCTTGACGCGCAGCACAGGGCGCGGATCCGCCCATTCTTCCCCACGCTTGAACTGCGTCGTCTCCTGCAGCGCTGGATCGTCCTCACCGTTGTTTCCCGTGATGTGGCTATCGAGCTCGCCGCGTTCGCGTTGGTTCATTCATTCCTCCAGGTTCGCCGGTGCGGCCGGCAGCAGTCCGAGCCGAGCTTCCTCGGCTTTGTCGCGCTTGGGCAGGGGTGCCCAAGCGATGAAAGAGTGCCCGTAGGGGCCTTGCCAGTTCCCGATCGTGGCCGTGCGGCCGACGGTCAGCAGCAGCACCTTTGCGTCGGTGCGCTTGGGCACCTCGTAGCGCCAGCCGAGGGCGTCGGCGGGCGCGGCAATGTAGGCTTGGTCGCTCATGTCGTTTGCGCGGTCTTCGCGCGCTGCAGTCGCAGCGCATGCAAGCGCCGCAGGTCTTCGATGATCCGATCGGCCGCAGCGTTGCCGCGGTACTGCCGGATGCCATTCTTCAGCACGACGTCGCCCTTGATGCCACCGAGGACGCCGTTCACGTGCGCGCGCCTGGCCTGCGCGTTGGGGAAGTCGTCGAGGATCGAGCGGACTTCGCAATCGTGGCGCCAGGCCTCGCTGTCAGCCGGCACGTCCTCTCCGGTGAGTTCGCAGATGGGCATTGTCAGCTGCGCAGGTAGTCCCAGCAGGCCCGCCAGGACGCCCACAGGTCATTGACTCGTTTGTCGATGTAGCGTCCCTCGCCGGGGTCTAGGATTTTTTTGCGCCTCTTGGTGAAGTCAAGACCCCAGTTGAGGATTCGCCAGTATTTCTCGAAGGCCTTCATGCAGGCCTTGAATTCTTCTTTGTCCTCGGTGGCGTGTTTCACATCAGCACCTTCACCCTTTCTGCCGCGCGCGTGACCGCGGTGTAGAGCCATTGGTCAGATGTCTCGCGGAACACCATGCTCTCATCGAAGATGAGCACGTCGTCCCATTGTGAACCTTGTGCCTTATGACACGTGGCGGCCCACGCCCAATCGAACTCCTCGAAGCGCTTGCGAACGCGCCAATCCATGTTGTTCTTCGGGTCGCCTCCGAAGAACTCCAGGTGCGTATCGACCTTCAAGCCGTCGCCTAGCCCGTCGATCGAGTCGATCACCAGCTTGATGCGCTCGGGGTGCCCGCTGACGTCCTTGGCAATCCACTGGCTTCCGTTGAGCAGGCCGACCAGCTTGTTGTTCTTCAGGCACATCAGTCGCTCGCCGACCATCGGCAGCTTGTCGGTGTAGCCCTTGAGCTCGCGGATGCGGCGGTTGAGCGTGTTGCGGGTCTTGTTCAGCCCCACCAGCACCTGGTCGGCGCCGAGCGCGTGCTGCGCGAGCTCGTCGCGCGGCACGTCGGTGCGCCGGCACACCCAGCTATCACCGTACTGACCCACGGCGAGGCCGCGACCCTCGCGGATGTCCATCGACATGCGAATGATCGGGTTGTCCTGCGCCTGCCGGTGGATCTCGTCGAGCAGGATGTCGGGAGCGCAACCGGTGAAGAACCCCTCTCCGTTGATCGGCGGCAGTTGGAACGGGTCGCCCAGCACCAACACCTTAGTGCCGAAGCTCAGCACGTCACCGCCAAGATCGGGTCCGACCATCGACACCTCGTCGACGATCAGCAGCCGCACGCCGGACAGCGGGCCGTCGTGGTTGAGGACGAACGTCACCTCGCCGGTGTCTTCGTTCTCCTGCGGCTTGTAGCAGAGGCTGTGCAGCGTGCCCGCTCCGTCGCAGCCCTTCTTCTGCAAGACGAGCGCGGCCTTACCCGTGAAGCATCCGAACAGCGCGCCGCCGCCGATGTCTTCATTGATCTGCTTGGCGAGCGTGGTCTTGCCTGTGCCTGCGTAGCCAAAGAGGCGGAACACCTGCTGGCTATGTGGGTCTTTGAACCACCGCGCGATCGCCTTCAGCGCCGCGTCTTGCTTGGGACTCCATTGCATACACTCTTTCGTTGGGTCACGACTTGGGGCCGTACAGCGCGGTGAAGGCCTCGACGTCTACCTGCGCGACGCGGACATGCGCGCGATCCTTCCCGCGCCAGCTAACGCTGTGCTGCAGCCCGGGCAGCGTGAATGCTGCCTCCCACTCATCGCTGTTCCAATGCGCGCCGATGCAGGGGCCTGCGTAGGCGTGGATGACAGAGATGGTCTCCGGGTACTTAGCTAGCACCATCTCGACCACGGCTACCTTGCCGGCTTCGCGCTCTCGTTCCGCAGCGAAGTCGATCGCCTGGCAACGTGCGCAGCACCATGCGCGCGTGCCGACGCACACCGGCTGCTTCTCGAAGAAGAATCCCTCGTCGTCTTGGCCTTCTTCGTTCCATTCTTCTTGAATGCGCTCGCTGCAGCCGTGGCACTCAAGCCACCAGCCCGCGTCGAGCAGTGCTTGCGCCGGCACCGGTCCTGGCGCGTACTGGTCGAACTCCGGTGCGCGCCGGCAGGTGTCGACGGTCGACCAGTCGCCGCCGAGCTCAAGGCCGCCTTCGCGGCGCGCGGCCGCGTTGCTGTTGGCGAAGACGACGATCCCGCCCTCATCGTCCTGGACGCTGTATGCCTTCAAGGTTCTCTCCGAATCAGAAGCGGCGGGGTTGTGGCCCCGCCGCGCTCTGTCACTTCCGATACTCGCTCGTGCTCTCCACGGTTCGGCGGTCTTCCCAGTCGACTAGCTCGTCGAGTGGGTACAGCACGCGGCCTCCGCACCTGGTGAACTTCGGTCCTGTGCCGAGATACCGCCAGTTTGCGAGGGTGCGGACGCTAACGCGGCCGTTCCATCGCGCTGACACCTGGTCAGGTGTCAGGTAGGTGCGATTCAGCCAACACCAGCCCGGCGCGAGGCCTGCTGGAAGTCAAAACATAGCAACATCAGAACACGTCCTCGCTCTGACCCGCCGCCTCTGCCGATGGTGCAGCGGGCGGCGCGGGAGGCGCACTATCTTCGACCTGCTGCTGCGCGTCTTTTGCGGCGCTGCTATCGGATTCCGCCTGCTTGCTCGCGCGAGGCGCGGGCGCAGGTTTCGGTGCACTCGCCTTCGGCGCAGGAGCGGGCGCCGGTGCCGTAGCAGCATTGGCCTTCGCCTGCTGCGTGAGAGCGGCTGCCGTATTGGCGGTCGCGATCGCGTTGGGGTCGGGGATCTCGAAGTATTCCGACGGCTTCGCGCCTTCCTTCAGCGCGTTGAAGATGCCCACCAGGTCGGCGAGCTCGTCCACCGTGGTCGTGTCGAGCTTGTGGCTCAGTTTCGCCTCCAGGTGCGCGACCTGAACGCCGAAGCGGCCAAACGCCTGCACCATGTCGTTGATGCGTTGGCTGATCGGCTTGTCGTTTCCGCCCGCCAGCGTGCGCTTGCAAGCCTCCTGGCCTGCCATCACGAGGCCCTTGGGCAGCAGCGCCAGGATGCGGCCGCGCATCTGCTTGCTGGCGACGTTGGCGATGCGGTTGTCGATGTCGGCCTGGTCGCGCAGCACCTTCGGGCCGTTCTTGGTGTCGACCACGTGCTCGACGGTCAGCTGGCGGACGGAGTGGTTGCCCTTCTCCGTGTCCCATGCGTACACCTCGATCACGCTGCGCCCCTTGTCGCGCGACAGTTCACGGTGGCCGAACTCGAAGTTGCCGTAGCAGCGCGCCGCCTCCTCGGCGAAGCGGATCGACGGGCCGCTGCCGCGGTTCGGCACGGCGTAGAACGCCACCGCGGCGAACTCGGGGATCTTGCAGGCCTCCATGAAGTCGGCCATCGCCTGCGTCATGCTGCGCGGGAACTTGCGGGCCAGCAGCTGCTTGCCCTGGGCCTCGGCGATCGCGCGCTGCGACTCGATCTCGACGACGGCCGCATTCACGCCTGAGCCGGCCTGCTGCATGCGCTCGAAGGGATTCGCTGCAACGACGGGCGCCGCCGGCGGCAAAACATCGACCTGTGCGTTGGCCGGATGGTTGGGGTCCATGATGTCGTTCATGTGCTTGGTTCTCTCTCGTGGTGGCTTGATCAGTGCTGGGTGCTGGTGGACGCCTTGTTGGCTTCCTCCATTTTCGCGAGCACATGTTCGGTGATGATCTGCAGGCCCGTCAGGTAGCTGTTCACGATGGCCTGGTTGCCGGCGACGTACACCAGCGCGCCAGCGGGCTGGCCGGTGGTTGCATCGACGATCGTTTGCGCAGCGCAGAGCTCGTGCGACGACGCCATGAACGACGCGATCAGTTCGAGCGGCGCCTGCATGACGTCCTTGGCGGACGGCTGCGCGACTTCGGTGCGCTCGTCGACCAGGCTGTACTCGCCGATGCTCCACTCCAGCACCGGAGGCTTGAAGGCCACCAGTCTGCCGTGCTTCTTCATCACGTCATCGACGTCCATGTTGTTGAGCAACCAGTCGCGCACCTGGTAGCCGTCATCGAACAGTTCGGTCGTGTCGACCTTGGCCTCGTCGAGCGTCTTGAACTCGTCCGGGCAGTGCATGAGGTAGTAGGCGGCGCGATCGTTGACGATGATTTCGGTGGGCAACTCGAACACGTGCCCGCTCGGCAGAGCGAACTGGATGTAGGGCTTCATGATGCTCCTGGTTGGTGGTTGATGATTATATTTGATCAGCCGGCCGTGGCGATCTTGAACGGTTCATCCGTGACGCGCGTCACGAACAGCTGCAGCCCGGCGGCGGCCGCGCCCTTGCGCAGTTCATCGCGGCTGTCCTTGTCGAGCGATTCGAGACGGTCGACGCATGCGATCGCCAGGTCGCCGGCGCGCAGCTTCGCCACCTCGACGGCAATCTGAACCTGCTGCGCCGTGTTGAGCCGGTCGAGCGGCACGCCGTCGCGGAACACCTCGCCGTCTCGCACCTCCAGGCCAGGAATCGGCAGAGATTGCAGGAGCTCGCCCTTGTAGGCCTCCAGCGCCTCCAGCGCCGCCGTCTGGCGGTCGGCGTCAGCCTGAAGCGCCTCGGCTTCCTTCTCCAGCTTGGCGATGGTCTCCAGCGCACCGGCGCGCTTTGCTACCGCATCGCGGTTCGCGCGCAGTGTGGTGAGGGCGGCCGTCTTCGGCCCCGTGGTGTCGGTGTAGGTCTTCAGCGCGTTCTCGCGCGCCGCGGCGGCCCGCTGAGACTGCGTGTCGAGCCCAGCCTTCACTTCGTCGATCTGCCGCTGCGCCTCGGCGCGGATCTCGTCGATCTTCTTCTGCGCCTCGTCGCGGAGGCCGCTGAGCTTGGCGTCGATCTTCTGCAGCGTCGTGTCGCGCGCCGCGGCCGCAGCCGCAATCTCAGCCTCCAGCGACGCCTCGTCGCCTTCCACGCCGCCGGGCGCCTCGGGCATGGCCTGGCGCAGCTGGCTGATCGTGGCTTCCTTCTCCTTCACCGCGCGGTTCGTGCCGGTGCGATCGTCGTAGACCTGCTTGCGCACGGTCTCGATCACTTCCAGCGCGTGGCGCTCGGCGAGCGCTGAAGCGTCGATCCCGGTGATTTTCGTCAGGCGCTCGGGGTCCGCAGTCAGCGGCATCGCGTCGAGCAGCACGCGCACGCGCTCCTTCGGCTTGGCGAGCAGGAAATCGACTGGGTTCACCGACAGCACGTCAGCCAGGCCCTGGATCACTTCGGCCGGCTTCGCCAGAGCCTTGCCGTCCGCTCCCTTCACCGTGGTGCGCGCGCCGGCCTGGCTGACGGCCTTGCGGATTGTGGTGCCGTCATCGAGCACCAGCACCACCTCGCCGCGCTCTGCGCCCTTGCGCAGCAGCGTGGCGTCTTCGCCGACGCCGAGCGCGGCCTTGATCGCTTCCAGCACGCTGGTCTTGCCGGTGCCGTTGGTGCCGCTGATCTGCGTGTAGCCCTTGGGTGTGAGCTCAAGATCCTCGATGCCGAGGATGTTGGAGATTTGGATTTTGGAGATGCGCATGGTGTTCCAGTAGTTATGCCGCCGCACGGCGCAACACCGGCACCACGTGCCCGAGCTTGCTGCGCTCCAGCGCTGCGACGTTGGAGATGCCGTAGGCGACCAAGCAAATCGGTGCCCCGGAATTGAAAGGCGCCCTTGCGCCGTCGACGTAGTGGAAATGCGGCCGACCTTCGATGAACAGCACCGCGTCGGCCGCGCCCCATACGCATTCGTAGAACATCGACGTCTCGGTGCGAGCCGGAATCAGCGCGATGCCGTTTCCGTGGCCCACCATGCGGCGCAGCCAGTGCACGGCTTCGCGACCGAACGGCGGGTTGCACCACACGCGACCGACCCAAGCCTGCGCCAGGCCGTTGTCCTCGATCGTGTAGTGCTTCGCTGCGGTCTCCCATGGACGGGCGATCGGCGCGCATGGATCGAGATCGAAGCTGCCAAGCGCTCGAAGAATCTCGGGCGGCGTCAGCCACTCGTCGTTCTTCATGCGGGCGGATTGGTGAGCGGACAGGCCCATGGTGTTAGCGGCCGATTGCGGCCTGGATGAGTTCGTAAGCCTTCGGCGCGCTGCCCTTGCCTTCGCGCCAGAGCGGAGATTCGCGGTCCATGGCGGCGCAGATTGCCGGCCACGCATCGACCAGGCGTGACCACTCTGGCGACAAGTCGCGCATCAAGTGGAAGCGTTCGAGCAGCATAGGGCACTGCGCCAGCAGCAGGCGGCAGCGCGCTACGTCGCTGGGGTCGTAGGGGTGCGCCTTCGCGTCCCTTTCGTTGCAGATTCGCGCGCCAGTCAGGTGCTGGAACATCGCCTCGCTGCTCATGCCGCGCTCCCCAGTGGTAAGCCATTCCACGAGTTCTGGCTGCAGGTTCGGGAAGCGCTGCTTGGTGCGCGCCACTGCTGATGGAGCGAGGAGCGACTTCAGAAGATCGAGATCGGCGCGCAGGCCGAATGCGAAGTTCGCGCCTGCCATGCTAGCCACAGTCGGATCGACGACAGCATTGCGCGGAGCCAGCTTCGTCAGCACGGTCATCGCGCTGAGCGGAACGTCGCCGAAGATCAGAATGCAGTTGTCGCGATGGAGGATGCGATACTCGGCGTAGCCGGCTCCTCCGATCAGTGTTGTCTTGTGTGCCATGTTCAGAGGTAGAGAAAGGAAAGGATCGCCGACAGCCCAGCGAGAAAGATCAGGGTGTCGATAACGTTGCGCCGGCTCACTGCACGAACTCCGCTTCGGGCGCGACCTGTGGGCCTGCGTGCACGGTGATAAGCAGGTCGCAGCGCGACAGGCAGCCATCGTTGCGCGTGGTCATCGCATCGTGGTCGACGAGCGCCACGTCGAGCCCATCGGCCGCGTACAGGAACATGAGCTCGCGCGCGAACAACGAACGCCCGCTGCGTGGGCCACCAGTGACGCGGATGTGTTTCACCGGCGCCACTCCGGCATTTCGAGCATCATCACCCCATTGCCGCCGTGGCCGGGCCAGTGCCCCGTTTGGCGCGCGCGCGCGATGCGCATGAACTGCTCGCGGGCCTGGACGCGGCCGCGCTCGATCTGGTGCGGCTGCGCCATGTAGGGAACGATCTCGTAGGGGTAAGTCTTCTCGACGGCCAGGAACACCCACGCTTTGAACGGCTCGCCGAACGCCGTCACGAGGACGTCGTGGTACCAGCCGCATTGCCAGTCGTAGCGGTAGTTGTGCGCCGACTTGCCAAACCCGCGCTCGCTGGCGTCGTCGGTGCTCTTGACGTCGACCACCAGCGCGCTGCCCCAGTTCACTGCGTCGAGCTGGCACTTCACGAGCTCGCCGGTCTCTGGATCGATGGCGAACACCGGTTGCTCGGTGTCGCAGCCCGCGAGCAGCCCGCGCGCCACATCGTCGCGCAGCACCGCGTCGCGGATGGCGAGGGCCGTCTGGAAATCATCGTCGCTGAGGATCGTCTTGCCCTTGTTCTCGGCCTCGAACGCGGCGTACTCGGCCTTGCCGGCGTTGCTGCGGCGATCGATGCCTGGATTTGCCACGTACATCTGGCGCAGCAGGTCCGGCTGCAGCACCGCGCAGTGGATGGCGCTGCCGAGCACCTTCGCCGGCGTTTCTTTGTCGATGATGCGCTGACCCTCGGGGGCCAGGTAGCGGTGCCAGTATTTGCGCAGGCCGTTGTCGGCCACGTAGTCGAGGTGCGACTTCGATACGCCAGGCGCTGCGTGGTACTTGTCGTTGGTCATCTCGACGATGCCAAGCTGCACCACCTCGCCGGTCGCTGAATCAATGTACTCGCTGCCCATGTCGCGCTGCTCAAAAATGATCTGACGTGAATTGTTGATCAAAAAAGAGTAGCACGCAAGACTACAGCCCTAATTCATCCTCCGAATGCTTCCGACGTCACGGAACGTCACGCCGTTTCACTGCGCTCCATTTGCGTGGTTGTTCAAATCCGGTACACTCTCCGCTACCTACATTTGAGCAACCAAGGACGTGAAATGCCTCAACCGCCGTTTGGCAAGGTCTTCGACGAGCGCCTGAAGGCGATCGAAGCCGAAGCTGTGGCCTGCGGCCTGAACTGGACGGACATCTGCACCGAGGCAGGCGTCAGCCGTGCGACACCCGATCGCTGGAAGAAGAAGAAGCCGAACACGATCACGTTGATCGAGAAGATCGAAAAGGTCGTGGAGAAGCGAAAGAAGCAGCTGCAGCGCAACAGCGCGCAGTAAGCACAAACACTGTTGGGTGCGGCATCAGACGTTAGCGCCGCGCCTGGGAAGATCGCATGTCGAAGATCCAGCTGCGCGACTACCAGACCACGGCGGTCGAGGAGGTGCGCCAGGCTTTCCGCGACAAAGAATGGCCGGTGCTGTTTGTGCTCCCGACCGGTGGCGGCAAGACCTACACGTTCAGCTACATCGCAGACAGCGCGGCGCGCCTGGGGCGCCAGGTCGTCATCATCGTGCACCGGAAGGAGCTGCTGCTGCAGGCCTCTGCGTCGCTGACGAACCTCGGGATCGACCATGGGCTGATCAGCCCCGACTTCACCCCGTCGCTACACGCCAAGGTGCAGGTCGCCAGCGTCGACACGCTGTTGCTGCGCCTGAAAAAGCCGCACTTCGCCACGTGGTTCGCGAAGTGCGGGCTCGTGATCTTCGACGAGGCGCACCACGTCGTTGCGTCGAACAAGTGGGGGCGCTGCTATGAGGCCCTGAACAAGCCGCCAATGCTGGGCGTGACAGCCACACCGGTGCGCACTGATGGCAAAGGGCTCGGTGAGCATGCCGGCGGCCTGTTCAAGCGCATGGTGCTTGGCCCGTCGGTGCCGGAGCTCATCGAACGCGGCATGCTGATTGCGCCGCAGGTCTATACCAGCCTGGAGCTGCCGGACCTGGACGGCCTGAAGACCACGCGCGAAGGCGACTACGATGCTCGCGCGCTGGCCGAGCGCGTCGACAAGCCGCGTATTACCGGTGACGCGGTGAGCCACTACCAAAAGCTCTGCCCTGGCCGGCGCGCCATCGTGTTCTGCAGCAGCATCGAGCACGCCAAGCACGTGCGCGACCAGTTCAACGCCGTCGGCTATCGATTCGAGCTCCTGGTCGGCGCGCCGGAGATGAGTGACGACGAGCGCACGTCGGTCAACAAGAAGCTGCGCCGCGGCGAGATCCACGGCGCGTGCACCGTCGACCTGGTGAGCGAGGGCTACGACCTGCCCGACCTGGAGGTCTGCATCATGCTGCGCCCAACGGCCAGCGAGGCGCTGTTCATCCAGCAGGTGGGTCGCATCATGCGACCAGCGGAAGGCAAGACCACGTGCTGGTTGCTTGATCACGTCGGGAATGTTGGCGCTGTAATAGATGGCGCATTCAAGCGCAAGCACGGCCTCCCCATCGAGGAGCGTGAATGGACCCTCGACGGCAGGAAGAAAAAGAAGAAGTCAAAGAAGGACGATGAGCCGACGATCCAGCTGAAGCAGTGCCCGAAGTGCTTCATCGTTCATGAGCCGGCGCCGCAGTGCCCTGCCTGCGGCCACGAGTATCCGGCTGGCAACCGCCAGGTCGAGCAGGTCGACGGCGAGCTCCAACAGATCACACCCGAGATGGCCGCCGCGCTGTCGGCTCAGCGCAAAAAAGAGGTTCAGAAGGCGAAGACGCTGGAGGAGCTGCAGCGCATCGCCAAAGACCGCGGCTACAGCGAGAAGTGGGCAGAGATCATGTTCGCGCAGAAGCAGCGCTTGCGCGAGAAGTACCGGCGGCCCGAGCCGCCCATCGAGGTCTACATGGACCGCTAACCCTGAAAGGCAACTATGTCATCCCTGAACCAAGTGCAGATCATCGGCCGGCTCGGCAAAGACCCCGAGGTGCGCAACATGCCGAACGGTGATCCCATCTGCACACTGAACGTCGCCACGTCCGAGAGCTGGAAGGACAAGAACACCGGCGAGAAGAAAGAGGCCACCGAGTGGCACCGCATCGTGCTGTTCGGCAAGCTCGCTGAGATTTCCGGCCAGTATCTCAAGAAGGGATCGCTGGCTTTTTTCCAGGGCAAGCTGAAGACACGCAAGTGGCAGGACCAACAAGGCCAGGACCGCTACACCACCGAGATCAACGCCGACACGATGCGCATGCTCAGCGGTAGGGATGATGCTGGCGGTGGCGGTCGTGACTCTCAGAATGCTCCAGCCCCGGCGCAGCGCGCGCCGGCCCCTGCGCCGCGGCAGCAGCAGCGTCAGGACGACTTTGATCCGGATATTCCTTTTTGATCCGAAATGATCAAGTGCCGAACATGCTGCTGCGAGAAGGCCTCCGAGGCCTTCTACGTCAGCAACAAGACCGAGTGCAAAGAGTGCGTGAAGGCGCGCGTGCACAAGCATCGGCGCGACAACATCGAGCGTGTGCGCGCATACGACAGGGAGCGCGGCAAATCTCGCGATCGAATCTCCAGGCAGACGATCGTGACGCGAGAGTATCGCCATCGGCACCCAACTCGGTATCGCGCCAACAACGCGCTCAACAATGCGCTACGTGACGGCAGGATCACGAAAGGGGAGTGCTGTGAGGCATGCGGCGAGCCTGAAGTCGAAGGTCACCACTACGACTACTCACGACCGCTGTCGGTGGTTTGGCTATGCCCGGCCTGTCACAAGGCGATCCACCTAGCCTACCCCGAGGATCACTACCACAACCGCACTGGACCATGAGCACTCCCCGCAAGCACAGCCACTACTTCCGCGACGTCAGCCACCTCAACGAGGTCGACGTCTACCGCGTGCTGAAGCTGTTCAACGTCACCGACCAGGCGCTCGGGCACGCGATCAAGAAGCTGCTGCTGCCAGGCTTGCGGGGCGCAAAGGCCGCGCTGGGCCAGACCATGGACAAGGACGTGCAGGAGGCGATCGACACGCTGCAGCGCTGGCAGGAGATGCGGCGCGAGGATGCGGCCGCGCTGCCCGTGCAGACCCAGTGCGCATGCGGCGACGTGTGCAAGGGTCCGCAGCGCGGCGAGCTCTGCGCGCGCGGCTTCACGCACACCGGCACGGTCGCGGCAGCGTGAAAGAGAGCAACGTCCTTCGGGCCTGCTGGCTCGCCGTCGCGCGCTGGACGCGCCTGTTCCGGCTGAACACCGGGCAGGCGTGGGTCGGCAAGGCTGAGCGCCTGGCGAACGGCGACGTGCTGGTGCACGGCGGCCGGCCGATCACCATCGGCCTCGGCATGCCCGACGGTAAACCGCTGGTGGGTGCGAGCGACCTGATCGGCTGGACCACCGTCGAGATCACGCCGGAGATGGTCGGTCGCAGGGTTGCGGTCTTCACCGGCATCGAGACCAAGGAAAGCGGCGGCGGTCATCAGCGGCCCGACCAGATCAACTTCGTCGACCAGCTGCGCGCCGCGGGCGGCATCGCTGGGTTTGCGCACACTCCCGCCGTGGCGCAGGCAATCGTTCACGACTGGGCTGCCGAAACTGGCGCTAGACTAGCCGTGTAAACCCTACCCGCAAACCTTGCTAGGCAGTGCACAAAAATGATGAACGCAGCGATACACTCCGTCACCTGATCCCTAGAACAAAGGGCTGATTGGCCGGTTGTTCTAGCGATCGTCAGGCAAGACGAAAGCGAAGATGGCGCCTCGGTGGTCGCAACACCGGGCGCCGGTCGGATTGAGGTCATAGGTGGTTGCTGTCGTCGGGCAATCTCCTTTCAGGTTTGGCTAGGGGCGGGTGTGCAAGCACCCGAGGCGCGCCTGCCCGCGCGCCGCCCCCGACGCCGATTAGCGTCCGGGCAGGGACTTCTTGGGCAGAAGAAGAATGAAGCACATTCCAGAAGCAGGCTTCGTGCCTGCTTTCACAGGCCATTTCAGGCTACACCCTGCCGAATCCAGCAAGAAATACAGAAAAGTAGTCGCTTTTTCTGCAATTAGCGCTGGGGGTGGGGTTGGACTCGCTCTCGCTTGACGCCGCTCAAGAGGCGCTTCGCTCGATCCCGTGTCAGTGCAGCCGCGCCGACTGGATCAAGTACGCGCGCATCCTCTTTGATGAGTTCGGCGACGATGGGTTCGGCATTTGGGATGCCTGGTCTAAAGATCACCCTGAGTACAACGAGAAGCGCGCGCTGCAGGCGTGGAAATCCGCTGTGCGCACCGGCGGCGGTCGGCCGGCCACGATCGCCACGCTGGTCTATGACGCCAAGCGCAACGGCTGGCGGCCAACGCGCAAGCACAACGCCAAACGCGACGCCAGCGCGCAGCGCGCTCACGAGGAGGCCCGCGCGCGCCGCCGCGCCGAGCTCCAGGCGGCCGAGGCCGCCGCGCAGGCTGCCGCCGCGCTACGCGCCGCCGAGCTGTGGGCCGCGGCGACGCTCGACCCCGCAGGGCACCCCTACCTGGAGCGCAAGCGCGTCGGCGCCTACGGCATCCGGCGCGCCGCCGAGTGGGTGCGCGAGTGGGTGGACCCCGAGACTGGCGAGGTGCACACCTGGCGCGACAAGGACGCGCTGATCATCCCGATCTGGTCCGGCCCCGGCGTGCTGGCGAGCCTGCAGGCGATCCTGCCCGCGCGCACGATCGGCCGCGCGCCGCGTGACGGCGAGAAGGACCAGCGCCGCGACAAGGACTACCTGCGCGACGGTCGCAAGCACGGCTGCTACTGCACGATCGGCCGCATCAAGCCAGACGTGACCGTGGTGATCATCTGCGAGGGCTACGCCACTGGCGCAAGCCTGCACGAGGCCACTGGCTACCCGGTGATGGTCGCGTTCGACGCCGGCAACCTGCAGCCGGTGGCCGAGGCGCTGCGCGCGAAGCTGCCCAGCGTGCGCATCGTCATCGCATCCGACAACGACCAGTTCCACGCGCCACGTGGCGGCAAGCCGTTCAACCCGGGCGTCGAGGCTGCCACCGCGGCGGCCGAGGCCTGCAAGGGCGTGCTGGCCGTGCCGCAGTTCGAGAGCCTGGACGGCGAGCCGACCGACTTCAACGACCTGGCGCGCGAGCAGGGGGCCGACGCCGTGCGCGCGGCGGTCGAGCTCGCGCTGAACCCGCCCGCTCCCGCGTCTGCGCCGGCCCCGGACGAGGCGCCGCCATGGGAGGGTGCAGCCGAGGCTCCGTCGCAGCCCGAGGCCGCGGAAGAAGACGAGGGTGAGGACGGTATCGAGGCCGGCCCGGCGAACAACCGCGAGTTCGCGATCATGGGCTACGACCACGGCACCGTCTACGTGTTCGTGCACAAGAAGCGCCAGCTGATGGAACTCACCTCGGCGTCGATGGGCGGTGCCGGCCTGCTGCAGATCGCGTCCCTGCAGTGGTGGGAGCACAACTTCCCCAGCGACAGCGGCAAGGCCAAGTTCGACACGATGGCCGCCGCGAACTTCCTGATCCAGGTGGCGCAGGAGCGCGGGATCTTCGATCCTGACCGCGTGCGCGGGCGCGGCGCCTGGTACGACGAGGGTCGCATCGTCTATCACCACGGCGACCACCTCACGGTCGACGGCACCTCTACCGACATCACGGCGATCAAGTCGCGCCACATCTACGAGCTCAAGCGCCCGATGCCGGGGCCGGCCGACAAGGAGCTCACCAGCGACGAGGGCGAATACCTGCTCGACGTCGCAACGAAGTTCCGCTGGCATACGCCGGGCTCTGCTGCGCTGCTGGCCGGCTGGGTCGCGCTGGCGCCGGTGTGCGGCGCGATGCCATGGCGGCCCCACGTCTGGCTGACGGCAGAGGCCGGCGGCGGCAAGTCCACCGCGCTGAACCAGTACGTGCACTGGCTGCTGGGCGGCGTCGATGTCTTCGTCGACGGCTCGAAGTCCACCGAGCCAGGCATCCGCCAGAAGCTGCACTGCGATGCTCGCCCCGTGCTGATCGACGAGGCCGAGTCGAACGAAGAGAAGGATGCGCTGCGCATGCAGAACATCCTCGCGCTGATCCGCCAGTCGAGCACCGAGAGCGGTGCGCAGACATACAAGGGCACCGCCGGCGGCGAGGCGCTGACGTTCCACGTGCGCAGCATGTTCTGCCTGGCCTCGATCCAGGTCGCGCTGAAGCAGAAGGCCGACATCGACCGCATCACGGTGCTGGCGCTGCGCTCGCCCACCGAGGCCGAAAAGGCGAGCTCGGGCGAGGAGTGGCGCACGCTACGCTCGCACCTCGACAAGCTGCACGAGGATGAGACCTTGCCGGCGCGGCTCATGCGCCGATCGCTCAACCTGCTGCCGATCACCCTGCAGAACGTGCGCGTCTTCAGCGACGCGGCCGCCGATCGCTTCGGCCGCCAGCGCGATGGCGACCAGCTGGGCACGCTGCTGGCCGGCGCCTGGTCGTTGATCAGTGCGCAGGTCGCCACGCGCGAGCAGGCGCTGGAGATGATCGACCGCTACGACTGGGAGGAGCACCGCGACCAGTCCGACAGCAACGAGGCGCACAAGGCGCTGTCCGCGCTGATGGAAGCCCACATCCGCATCGACCGCGGCATCGAGGTGACCGTCTACGAGCTGCTGTGCGCGGCGATCGGCAAGCCGGCTGGCACCGTCGACATGAGCGCCGATGTCGCCAGCGGGTTCCTGCAGCGCTACGGCCTCAAGGTCAAGGCGAACTACCTGCTGCTGCAGAACAGCAGCATCGAGCTCAAGCGGCTGATGGGAGGCACGGGGTTCGAGGCGGACCTGCGCGGATCGCTGATGCGCGTGCCTGGCGCCTCGAAGTGGGACAACAAGGCCGAGAAGTTCAACGGTGTCGCGTCGAAGGTCGTCGCGATTCCGCTGGAGCCGATCGTGGGGCGGCTGCCGGCGGCGGTGCCGTTCTGACGCTGGCAGGTGGACACCAATCCACCTGCTCCCACTCGTTGGAAGGCCGCACGGGCGGGAGCTCGCGCGGCGGCGGGTCGGGCGGCTGGATGTTGTGCACGACCTGGCCGCCGGCGAGCACGCTCACCGGGAACGGCCAGGGGCTGGTCAGATGGCGCTCCTGCATGCCCTACAGCTTCGCCATCTTCTTCGGCCGCTTCGGCGGCGGAAGCACCTTGAAGTCGGACGGGATCATCCACTCGCGGCCGTGCTTCTTGGCGCCGGGGATGCGGCCGGCCTGCGCGAGCACCTGGATGCGGCGTGCCGTGATGTCGTGCAGGTCTGCCGCGGCCTGCGCGGTGATTGGTGTGGTGGGTTGCTTCTTGGGCATGGTCAGACTGCAGCGGCCTGCTGTTCGAGCTCGGCCTTGAGATGGTTGATGAACACAGGCCAGAGGTCGCGCCAGAAGCCACGCGGCGCCAGCTTGTCGCGCGTCCTGGTGTGCTCCCACGGCTCTTGCAGGAATCTGTCGATGTCGTCGAAGTCGACGCCGCGCGGCAGACCGATGCGGCGGTGGCCGTACTCCTCGAAATCGCTGCGCACCTGCTGGAAGGCCTCGACGAAATCGCGCTCCGAGCATTCGGCCTGGCTCTCGACGTCTTCAATCGCGTCCCACATGGCGCGCGCCGTTTCCTTGCTCCATCCGCCGGTGCGGCGGCGATCGATGACGCGCTTGCGCATGCCTTTTACCGACCCCTCGCCGTCGAACTCCTGCAGGTCGGCGCCCATGAACTTCGTGAACACGTAGCCGAACTCGCACGTGAGCAGCCAGCGCAGGAACGGCGTTTCGAGGTGGCCCCATTGATGGGCCCAGCTGCCGAAGCTGCTGTAGATCAGGATCTCGCCGCACTCGCGTCTCTCACCAGCGCACATCGGGTCCGGCTGCGTCGTCCAGCCGCGTACCGCGATCGTGGCCCACTCCCAGTCGCTGTGGCCGCCTCGCACGCGATAGACGGTGAAACCGTCGTCTTTCGTCACGCTGGGCATCACCGCACCCCCATGATCTTGCCAACTATCTCCACGACCTGGCTTGGCGCCAGCGTGTGCGGCCGCGCGCGGCGCAGCGCATACTCCAGGCTGTCGACGTTGCCGTCTTCCATGCGGTCGAGCGCGTCGAGCGCCTTGTGGAAGGTCTCGCGGGTCTCGGGCAGCGTGGCGTTGTCGTAGCCCTGCTTCAGCAGCGCGCACGAGAACTGCCGGGGGTCGCGCTGCACCAGGTCGCGGGCGAAGGACTCCTCCCACTGCTCGAAGACCAGCGCGTGGCCAGCCTGCGGGTCGCAGCGGTAGAGGTCGAATGCTTGGCGGCGGTTGCCAGAGATGAACGCGCGCGCGGCGGTGTCGCGCAGCATCTTGGTGGCGTCGTAGGTGGAGTTCATGAGGCGGTCTCCTTTGCCTCGGTAGTAGCAGATGAGGCGGCAGGCTTCTGGCGCGCCTTCTCCCAGCGCTTACTCCATTGGTCGTGTGTGCCATCAAACTCGAATCTGATCGGCATCACGATCAGCATCGCGTAGGTGTGTCTACCGATCTGGTAGACGACAGGGCTATGCGACAGAGGGCCTTCGCTTGGGATCTGGAACGGCTGCATCTCCGGAGGTCTGCCCAGCCTGCGCGTGAATGCGCTCAACACGCGCGAGACGTATAGCGGGTTCACGGCGGTCTTGTGGCCCGGCGCCAGCTTGGTGAAGTCAGGTGTCACCTTGCGCCAGTCGGGGAAGTTGCCGCCAGTGATGATGGCGTCGCTCAGCTGCAGGTGCCGAGTGCTTTTCAGACCAACCAGAGTAAGCAGCAGCGCAGGCTTGTCCTGGAAAGTGGTGAGCTCCAGCGTCGAGCCATCGGTATCGTCGCGGCTGTCGATCTTCGGCAGCATGGCGGTCAACCTCTTGTCCGGCTGGATGATCACTGGCGCGTCGCACTTGGCCTTCTCGTCGATCACCGCCATGAGTGTGTGGCCGTCGCTGCCGATGATGTACGCGCCGCCTTCCTTGCGAGGTTCGACCAGCAGGCCGCGCAGGTAGTAGCGGATGTCGTTGCTGGCCCGGCAGGTGGCGGCCAGGCGGGCGTAGCTGGCGCGGATGGTGCAGGTGGTCATGATCCAAGCCCCGACAGCGCATCACCAATGGCGCCGATCAGATCGCGCGCGGCGTTGTTGAACCCGGCGATGCTGATTCGCTGATAGCTCTCGATGGTCTGCGGCATGAGGTACTCGCGTGCGTTGACGATCGTCAGGCCGCCGGGTCGTCGCTCGAACTTGAGGCAAACGAGGCTGCCTTGATCGGCGCGCAGCACGCGCAGATAGGCACGCCAATGCTTCGGCTTGCTGTCGCCGCCGTAGGTGTCGCGGTAGGTGAAGCACTTCCCGACCAACGCGGCAGCGCGGGCGTTTTCTTCCTTCTCCTCCAGCTTGCGCAGCTTCTTCTTCAGCGGCTCGATCTGGGCAAGCAGGGATTCCTTGGTCTGTGTGGTCATGGTGGTCTGGGGCCCGGGGCTGCCGGGCCGGTAGTTGATCAGTCCCAGCGATCCAGCTTGTAGATCGCGCGGCCAGTGGGCCCGGTGACGCGCAGCGTGATGCCCCAGCCAGTGAGGCCGCAGGCCGACGCTTCCTCGGCGCCTTCGAGCCGGCCGGCGCGCGAGAACGCTTCGATCGTCGAGCGGATGCTGTGGAGCTCGGACTTCAGCGTCTCTGGGAACAGCGCCATGGAAGCTGGGCCATTGACATCGCGGGCCCCGTCGATGATCGCGACGATCGACTTCTCGTGGTTCGGCGAGCCGGTCTCGCTGCGCCAGAGATGCGGCTTCAGCGCGATCGCGTTCACCTTCGCCCAGCCAGGCTGCAGGTTCCACTGGCTGGCCCGCGAGCCGCCGTTGTAGACGTACCAAGCCACCGGGTTGCGCTGGTCCTCGCGATCCCACTGCAGGATCGGCGGCGCGTCGGCGTCGACGGCCGTGGTGAGCGCGACGAAGTTTCCATGCGAAGGCACCAGCACCTCGATCGAGCGCGCTTCGGGCAGCACGGTGCGCGAGAACTTGTCCCAGGTCATCGTGGTGGGCGGCGCCTGCAGGTCGACCGGCTGCGCGGCGTCGCGCGACTTCAGGTGGCCGAACACGCCGGCCGGCTGCTCGGCCGGTGCCGGAGCGACCGGGCGCCACGCGGCCACCACGTCGTCGAGGCGCGCGAAGCGGCGCTTGAGCGCCGGCGCGATGCCCAGCTTCTCGACCACCTTCTCGGCCTGCTCGATGTTGCCGGCGCGCGGCGCCGCCTGCGGCCGCTGGTACTGCAGCGGGTGCATCTTCGCCTTGAACTTCGCCGCCACGTCCTCGAACGGCAGGCCCGCGGCCAGGTCTTCGAGCAGCGTGCCGATCATGCTGCTGCGCGGATGGCAGAAGCCCGCCGGCGCGGTGGCGACCGACAGCCAGGTGCCGGCGTCGCGCTGCGGCCGCGACGGCGCGTTGTCGCGCGCCATCTTCAGGTTCAGCAGGAACTCGGCCACGCCCAGCACGTGCTCGCTGCGGTACAGCGCGTCGGTCTTCAGCAGGTTCACGGCTGCCTGCAGGTGCGGCACGGTGAACTCGGCCAGCGCGCGCCGCAGCGTCTCGTGTTCGTGGCGCTTGTGGGCCATGGCCTGGCCTGCCGTCAGCAGGCGGCTCTGGTGCAACATGCTCGCCGGCGGGATCACGTGCAGGTGGTGCCAGTCGCCGGTGGTCGGCGTGCCCCACTGGCGCTCGGCGCTGTAGAAGACGCCGGTGACGGGCGCGCGCTGAACGCGCAGGTACATCGCGTCTACAGCATCGCGGTACGTCTCGGGCACCGCATCGGTGTCCACCGACCACATGGCCGGGACGGTGCGGCCGGCCTCGTCGATGGTCACCAGCGCGCCGTAGGTGTCGAAGAAGCGCCGGCAGGTGTTGCAGGTGTGGACCTGGCGCTGCTCCGGCGGCAGGTGATCGAGATAGGTCTGGAACAGGCCGTCGACGTCGGTCTTGAACACCGGCTTGCCGGTGCCGACGTTCGCGGCGAAGGTCTCGCGCAGCGTGGCGCTGAAGTTTTCGTATTCCGCGTCATGCAACGCGGCGTCGTACTCGGGGTTGCGGGTTTGCACAGGTTCTCCAGGTAGTTGACGGGATGCCCGGCAGCCGGCCGGGCAGCGGGGTCAGAACGGCACGACCAGCGGCCGCTCGACGACGATGCCATCGGGGCGGCGCTCCCAGCTGCCGGTGCCGGGATCGAACATCAGGCCAGGGCCGCCCTGCGCGCGACGGTGGCGGCGCATGGCCTGGCGGGTGGACTGCTCGGGGTAGCGGCGGCCGGGCCGGTTGCCGTAGCGCTCCTTGCCGCGGTTGTGGCGCTTGTTCTTGCCTTTGCCGTGGTCTCCGCGTTCGGAGCCGGTGGTGTTCGGCTTGAGCATGTTCGCGGCGGCCTGCACCGCAGCTCCTCCCATCGCAATCGCTGCGCTCAGTGCGCCCATCAGGACGCTTTTGTTCGTGGTCTTCATGGTGTGTTGGGGTTGAAGTGGCACGACGCCACCCGCATGCGTCGACTCGCGGCGCATGCTGGCTGGGGTCAGCGGCCTTCGCGCAGGTCGCGGTGCGCGATCTTGGCGCGGTACAGTGCGTGCATCCTGTCGCCGACAGCGGGGTGTGCGCTTGGCAGCGTCATGTCGTCCTCGAACGCATGGACCATCGCCGAGCTGACGCCGCTGAAGCCGCGCACGCCTTCTTCGAGGCCGCGCTGCACGCGATCCTCCAGGTTGTTCATGTCGTCCTTGGTGATCGGCGCGGCCATGGCCTCGTCGGTGATGGTCACGAGCAGGGTGAAGGTTCGGGATTGCATCAGGTCTCCAGTGGGCCCGGGCGAGCCGGGCGGGTTGGTCAAGGGTTGGCAGTCTCGTCGGCCAGGTGGCGCAGCTTCTCCTCGTGCCACCTGGCGCAGGTCTCGAAATACCTCGCCTGCTGCATCAGGCGCGCACCGCTACCGATACCGGTCTCGATGGCGATGGCGCGCACTCGGCGACTCTCTCGTGCCTTTGCGCGGAAATCGCGTACCTTGCGCGCGCGCTTCACGATCTCGGCCCACTGCTGTTGGGTCCACGGCCCGCTCATGCCGCGCGCTCAAGCAGCCGCCATCTGCGCGTGCTCATCTTTCCGGTGAAGCCGCGCTCGTCTTTCCAGCCAACCATGCCGCGGTACACGCTCTGCGCAACCAGCACGCCGCGCTGGTCCTTGCGCTTGTCGCCGTTGAAGATCGGTGCCGGTCCGTCGTCGACAGGAACCTCGCGCAGCGGCTGGCCGTGCTTCTCGTTCGCCAGGCGCTCCAGGCCGTCGGCGTGCGCGCGAGCAGCGCGGGCGCGGCTCGCGCATTCGTAGGCGGCGCCTTTGATTGCGTCGGCCCGCTGGTACTCGGTTGCTTCCGCGAACGGGATCTTCTCGTAGTCGCGCAGCTTGGCGCTGTAGTGGCCCTTGCAGAACTCGGGCTTGATGGCGCCGGCGCGGTACTGGCCGGCCCTTATGTCGAGCAGGTTCGCGTCAGCGCGGCACTCGGCAATGATTGCGTCCGCCACCTCGCGCTGCACCTGCAGCGGTTGGTAGCGGTTTCCGCTGCACACGCCCTTGAAGTACCCACCGTGTCCGCGGCCGACCACCTCGTAGCCGTGCTTCGCCATGCGGCCGTCGATCACGGCCTGCTCGCGGCCGCAGCACTGGCAGTTGCCGCGTAGCTGCATGCGGGCGGCGCTCATGCTGCCACCCCAGCACCAGCCAGCACCGCCCGCCACTTCTCGATCAGCGCCAGCACCGCGGCCTTCTTCGCACCCACCGCGGCGGCGGCCAGGGGCACCAGGATTCGCAGCGCGCTCTCGGCGATCACCACCTCGCGGGCGGGAGCCATCACAGCAACAGCAACCATCTCACACCTCCTTTCGACAGTTCCAATCATACGCTTGATTGTTCGCCTGTGCGCATAGTGATGATCTTTTTTGAGCATATAGACGCTGATCTTTTATGATCATTGTGTCTTTGCATTGTGCGCACAGACGAACCATTCACGTATACTTGGAACTGTTGAAAGGAGATCGAAATGAAGAAGGTCGTCGAGGTGGTGATCGAGGTCGCGCACTGGGTTCTGTGCGCGGTGGCTGGTCTTGTGGCGCCTGGCGCGGGGGAGTGAGAGATGGAAGCGAAGCGCGACACCGTGGTGGCTGAGTGGGTCGGCCAGGACGGCAACAAGTGGCGCGAGCTGCGGGTGTGGGTCGGCAACGGCTTCAGGTACTTCGCGCAGCGCGAGCTGAGCCCTGGCGTTTGGGTTTGATCGCAGCGACCAGCCCGGCGGCTGGTCAGTGTGATTGAAAGGAGAACCAAAATGTCGAGCGCCTACTTTGCCCCACTGGTCACGGCTCCCATCGTCATCACCGACCCAGGTCAGTATGTGACTCGCGGCGGCGAAGTGGTGATGGTTAACAAGGTTTCGCAGAAGAACGATTTTGGTTGCCGCGGCCAATACCAGAATGGTGTGCGGGAGCGCTGGCATCGAAGCGGGCGCATCTTTGCCGGCCAAGAGTCTATGAACGACATTGTTCGTCGCGCCTGATCCCAGCCGCTCAGCGTCGCGTGCGGCGCTGGCGAGTGTGATCAAGGAGAGTGTGATGAGCGAGATGGCGCAAGCGATGCGCATGCTGCAGGGCAACTACTCGACCGCGCTGCGGCAGATCAACCACCCGACCCACAAGGGCCGGCCGAACCCGGCGCACGGGAAGTTCCACTTTGTCGGGACCATCCCCGCGACCTGCTGGGACGAGACGCGCAACGGCGGCTTTGGTGGCGCGCGCTTCTTCGACACCGAGGACGAGGCGATCGCCGCGGCCATCGCGGGCGGCGCGACGCGGATTCAGCGCTGCGACTGCTCGTTCGTCGACGTCGATGCCTGGATCGAGGCGAAGTGCGACGAGGCTCGCGCTGAGGAGATCGAGCACGAGGCCGCGCTGGAGCTGTGGGCCGAGCGCGGAGGGTATGCGGCGGGGCTGGCAAAGCCTGGTGCGAGGAGCGCGTGATGGCAAGCAAGCCCCAAGACCTGACCCCTGAAGCCGCGGCCGGCTACGCCACCGGCGGCGAGCGCGTGGAGAACCCGCACCTCGCCACCTCGCCGTGCTGGTATGCGTTCGAGCTTGGGCGGCAGCTGGCGGCCAATGCGTTCCCGGCGCCGATGGGCGTGCGCATGGGGCGCGGGGACTCGATCTGGTCGAACGGCGTGCGCTGGGCGATCGGGATGGCGCACCGCAATGGCGTGACGTTCGAGCGCATCGCCTGACGGCTGCAGCGGCTTGCCTTGGGGCAGGCCCGTGCAACCCGAGGAGTGAATGATGAACCTGAAGCACCACCCCGGCAACGTCACCGGCGACACCTACGCGCAGGCGATGTCGCTGGTGAAGATCGATGATCGGTACCTGGTGGCTGGCGTCGACCTGGTGCCGGTGCTCGGCTGCCTGGATGCGCCGGCCGAGATCAGCACCGGTCGCATGGTGCATGTCGGCGCGCAGCACACGGCTGGGTGCGGGCTGATCCCCGCGGGGGAGTTCCAGGTGCTGACGCAGCGCGATGGGTGGCGTGCCAGCTAACGGCTGCAGCCGCGCAGGGCCTCGCGGGGCCCTGGCGAGTGCAACCCGATGGAGCAACGATGCCCACCAACCACAACGAAACACCCCTGCAGGCGGCCGTGCGCGGCCTGGAGGAGCGCGCCGCGGCCCGCGAGCGCGCGGCCGTCGAGCTGCAGCGCCTGGCCGACGGCCGGCACGGCGCCGCCGGCATCCGCGGCCTGGTGCAGCACCAGCTGCAGCTCGGCGCCGAGCGCATGCTGGCCGAGCAGCTGGAGTTCCTGAAGCAGGCCGACGCGCTGAAGAAGCAGGCCGCTGGCGTGGCGCAGGGTCGACTGCTCTGATGGGCTACGTCAACCCTCTGCTGAAACTGCCCGCAGCGCAGAAGCTGCTGGAACTGCCGGCCGACCAGCGCGCGGTGATCGAGCAGCTGCTGCGCGAGCTCCGCGCCGATGCTGATCGTCTGGCCGAGCAGTCCTGGAAGAAGCGCAAAGGTCCGATGGCCGCGTACTGGCGAGCTGTCGCCACCTACGCTCGGCACCTGGCGCACGCGCTGAGTCGATGACGGCTGCAGCCGGGCCCGTGGCGCGCTGCGGGTCCGAGTGCAACCTGATGGAGATGCTATGGCAGACAAAAGAGACTGGACGCCGCGCGAGCGCGAGGCCCTGCAATGAGCAGCATCGCAACCGAAGTGGCGCGCCGGCTGATCGAGATCGGCGCGGCACGAGAGCGCCGGGCCCGTGCGCTGGTTGAGAGTAGGCGCTGGAAGCTGGTGGGTGACGCGGATGGGTACCGTAGCGCCAGCGCCCGCGCTGAGCATTACCTGGCCGAGGCCAACCGCCTGGAGCTCGACCTGGTGTCCTACGTCAAGGGCGCCGAGGCCGAGGCCAAGCTGGTCGGCGCGCGCTGGCTGATGGACAACCACTGGATCACGGTGGAGGACTTTAACCGCGCCAAGCAGGCGGTCGGGGGTGCGTCATGAGCACTCTCGACGCGAACGCCTTCTTCGCGCAGTGGCTTCGCCTGGCGCGCGAGCTCGTATACCAGCACCCGCCGGGCAGCTATGCGCTGGTAACCGTCGATCCGTTCGCGCTGGTGAGCGTGCATTCTGGCTACTTCGATGCGCTGGAGGCCGGGCATAGGCGGTTCGGTGTGTTGGGCCCCCGCTTCTACGTGCAGCGGATCGAGTTCCGCGACGACGAGGCTACGTGGCTGGCGCAGCGCGAGGCGGCCGAGGCAGAGTATGCGAGCTGGGTGAGCGTGCCCGCGGCCAAGCGCCGGTCGCCGCGCGATCTCGCCATCGCGCGCTGCGCGAAGGAACTCGCGATGCAAGCCTGGGAGGATGGTGCGTCCGGGCGCAATCGCGTGTCGTTCGATGGCATGAACGCCTGGGTTTCCCTGCTGCTGGTCTTGCGAGGCGCGCTATGAGCGACACCACCCGCGTCACGCTCGACGAGGCCTGCCGGCGCATCCGGCGCGCCCGGGCGGGCCAGCGCATCGCGCTGCGTGTGCACATCAAGGCGCCGGCGACCATGTTCCTGAACCCGAATGCTGCGCAAGATGGTCATCGGCTGCGGTTCGAGGACGAGCGGCATCTGGACGGCTTCATCTACCTTTCGCGGGAGGCCGCGGTGCGCGCGTTGCGCGACCTATACATCGACCACGCGGGCCGGCAGGTGGATGCGCTGGTGGAGCTGGTGGACCACGGGACGATCCTTTTCGTGAACTGAGATGTTAGCGTGCAATCACTTCAACAAACTCAATTCGGCCAGCTGCTCGGGCTGGCGGACCTGCGGCGGATCCAGGCCGCGCACGATGCCGTTGTGCTGCAGCTGCGTAGCGCCGGCGGCCGTGCTGATGATGACTGGGTGCGCAACGCCACCGCGACGTGGGACGCGCTGATCCGCGAGCTCACAGAGAAGGTTGACCCCCCGCCCGATTGACGCCGCTTCTGGCTCGGTTCCCTCCTTCCGGCGACCAGCCGGTTTCCAGGCCCTTCGGGGCCTTTTTTCTTGATCGGATCCTTCCGGTGGACCTGATCATCTCTGGTTACCGATCTGAATTCTCATTGCGTGACAACAACTTAGCGGTAACCAAGCGCGGTTACCGGACTATGGTTACCGAAACCGTGGCCGGTTACCGTAACTCGGGCCGGTTTCCGCTAAGTTGTTGATTCATAACGATTCGGCGGATTGGGAACCGGTAACCAGTTTTCCCCCACCGCTCCATCATGTGTGTGTGCGTGCATGTGTGTGCGTGCGTGTGTGCGAGCGCACGCGCGTGCATGCGCACACGATGATGATGAATGATTGTTGGTTACTTGGTTACTACTACTACTAGAGCGAGCTAAGTCCGCGTCAGCAAACAAAAAAATCGGTAACCTTGATTTGGTTACCCGTGGTTCCCGTGGGTTACCGGGTAGGAGTTCACGGAAAGTCAGTGGTCACTATCGCAGTTCACGCAAATACTTCCGAAGCCTTTACACGGATCATCAAATATGAGGCAAAATGCCCCCTACCTCGTCGGGTTGGGGGACCAGTCGCAATGGTCGAGTACATGCAACTCGTGCCGGGAAAGCTGCATTTCCGGTGCGATCGTCAGCGCGCAACGCTGAGCACGGAGGCCTGCGCCGAAATGTGGCGCCAGGCCAATCACGAGAACATCGAAAGCCGCCTGGGCTGTCGGTGCTGCCCGCTGGGTGCTGAGCACGCCGGCGAGCGCCTGGCGAGCATGAGCGCGCTGAAGGGCACGCCAACCTGCGCGCGCTGCCACCGCGGCGCCGAGCGGCTGATCCACGGCATGCACTGCGTCAGCTGCTACAACCGGCAGCGCGAGGTGATCCGCGGCAAGAACGCCAAGGGCACGGCGCCGACGCGCATCGCACCGCTGCAGCCCCGGCGCATCTGGTTCCTGGCCGGCCGGGTGCTGACCACCCTGGCAAGCCCGCTGACGATGGACACCACCGAGCTCGTGGTGGCCGCTCTGCGCGACAGCCAGGACCGGGTGCGCTTCGCGTTCAAGGCGCAGGCGCCGCGGGCGGCCCAGCTGAGCCTCTGGTGACCGGATGGCTACCAGCGCCTCACCCCTGGCCGAAAAACGGCCCAGCGAGCCCGCCAGCGCCCACGGCGAGGCATCCGGCAGCTGGCGGCTCGTGCCGCACTGCTGCCGCAACTGCTTCGGCCGGATCCTGTCGCGGCCGCACGCCGGCGAGACCCTGTACCGCTGCAGCAACTGCGGCATGGAGAAGCTGAGCACGCGGCCGGAGTCGATCTGTGCGTGCGGCACGGCGCTGCGCACCGGCAAGAACGCCGGGCTGCGCTGCGTGCCAAACCCGGAGCCGCGGCCCGAGTGCCCGAGCGAGTACGTGGTCGAGGAGGCCTCGGGCGGGGCAAAAATGCCGTGAGCTGATTCTTAGTCTGTTGTCTTGAGCAAGCAGACTCCGCGCAAACGCAGTAACGGCGCGGTTTTCCGGCCTTCCGGCCATCTTCAAAAACCGCGTTCGGGCTCAAGTCGGGCGCAACTGGAGCACTTTGTGAGGCAATTACCCGAGTTCATCACCTTCACCGGCGTCGACGATCACACCTCGATCGGCGGCATGCTGGCGCTGTCGCGCCTGTACCCGATCGAGTGGGGTGTGCTGCTGTCGCGGTCACGCCAGGGCGTGGATACGCGCTACCCGTCTTGGCAGTTCATCAGCGGCCTGATCTCGCACCATCGCGAGCTGGCGCTGTCGGCGCACGTGTGCGGGGCCTACGCGCGCGAGGTCATGGAAGACGGCCAAATCCAGGGCGTCGACGCGGTGCTCGGGCGCTGGTTCCGGCGCGCGCAGGTCAACCACACCGAACCGAACCATGCCTCGGTGGCGCTGTGGGCGCAGCGCGTGCGCATCCAGGCGATCGTGCAGCACCGGCATGCCGACGGCTTCACGCGCTCGCATCCTGACGTCGCGCTGCTGTTCGATGCGAGCGGCGGCCGCGGCATCCAGCCGGAGGCCTGGCCGATCGACACCAGCGGCGTCATCAAGGGCTACGCCGGCGGCCTGAACCCCGACAACGTGGCGCACGCGGTCAACGAGATCGGCCGGACGGCCCCGTGCTACTGGCTCGACATGGAGACCGGCGTGCGCGATGAGAACGACCGCTTCGACCTGGAGCGCTGCCGCGCGGTCTGCGAAGCGGTCTACGGGAAAAGCCTGTTCGCCTGATCACCTGCGCGGGCACTCGTGACGCCACGATCACTGCATGGCTACATGCTGGCAGATCGTCACGAGGGCCCTGCACGAGCTTGGCGGCAGCGCCACGGCCGCGCAGGTGGAGCTGCACATCGGCGGCGCGTTCTACGCGGCGCGCGGGCTGGAAAGCGCGGCGAAGCACGGCCTCGTGAAGTGCTCCGGCAAGGGTGCTGCAGTGCCGTGGGTGCTCACGCAAAAGGGCATCGACTGGAGCGAGGGCCGGCTGACGACGGCAGAGCAGCGCCGCTATCCAGGTCGCGAGAGCCCGCAGTTCATCGGCATGCGCTTCGTTCCGACCTGGCTGTCGGCGCTGCCGCGCGGGATTCGTATCACCCAACCCGAACCGGAGGCCGCGCCGTGCTGAACGCCGCTTTCCTCACCTGGTGCGCATGGTGGCACGCCTACACCGGCAACTTCGAGGCCGCCGCGCGCTGCGTGGCCGCAGCATGGGAGGCGCCGTGCGCTCCTGGTTCCGCAACCTGATCCGTTCCTGGGTGGCCGGCCCCGAGCTGTCGGAGCTCGCACGCTGGCGCATCGCGCACGCCCACGTGCACGGAGGCCTGAGCGAGTTCCCGCAGAGCGCCGCCGCGCTGCAGTTCCTCGACGACCTGGTGGCCGGCCGCTCGCGCTACGGCGACCTGAACGCGCTGCGCGCCCAGCTGCGCGAGCTGCAGCCGGTGACGCCGATCGCGCCCGCCGGCTACCGGCCGCCCGAGCCGCCGAGGCGCCGGCGCGAGGACTACCTGGACGGCGACAGCATCCCCTACCAGTACCTCGTCGGAGCGTGCGGCGATGAGCGCTGATCGCGAGGATCTTGAGGCCGAACTGCTAGACGCCTACGAGGCGCCGCCGGACGGCCCGCTGCACCCCGCCACCGTCGCGCACCGCGTGATGCAGCTGGACGAGCACAAGCACCTGGTCGAGAACGAGATCCGGTTTCTGTTCCTGCTGCGCTACACGCCCGACAAGCAGGGCGGCCGCGAGGTGATCGGCCGCGTGAGCGAGCCGCAGGTGCAGGGCCGCATGCGCGAGCTGTTCGAGCACCTGATCGTCAAGGCCTACGGCTTCCTGCCCGACTACATCGTCACGATCAGCGCGGACTTCTGGCGCGAGGCGACCGACCTGCAGCGCGAGGCGCTGATGCACCACGAGCTTAGCCACGTGCAGCAGGCGCTCGACCGCGATGGCGAGCCGCGTTTCAACACGCAGACCGGCGAGCCGATCTATTGCCTGGTGGCGCACGACATCGAGGAGTTCAACAAGACGGTCGAGCGCTACGGACTGTGGAAGGATGACGTGCGGCAGTTCGCCGAGACCTGCGCGAGGGTCGAGCGGTGAGCACGCAGCCCGGAACCGGCCTGGCCCGCTTCGCCGAGGTGGTGGCGCTGCTGGTGAAGCAGCCTCGCACCATCACCGAGCTGTCGGAGGCGATGGGCCAGGACAAGCCGAACGATCAGCCGGCCCGCTACATCAACGCGCTGCGCGCCGAGGGCCTGCTGTACGTGAAGGAGTGGCGGCAGCAGCTCAATGGTCGCGGCAAGCCGTGGCCCGTCTACGCCTGGCAGCCCAGCGTGCTGGAGCTGCCCGACGCGCCGCGGCCGGAGTGCACGCCGCGCCCGCCGAAGGTCGGCAAGCGCGAGCTCGCGCGCCAGCGGCGCGAGGCCGCGTCATGCACGACGCCCGCCTGAAGTGCTGCCGCTGCGGCGGCACCGGCCACCTGTCGAAGGACTGCCGCATCCCGCTGCTGCCCGTGAAGAATTTGCCGACGCCCGCGCACAAGCCGGCGAAATCATGATCAAATTCGAGTAACGCGCGCCGGGCGCATCCCGGCATCATTGGAGAAATCATGAGCACTGGAACCGGCATCGCCATAGCTGGCGCTGCAGCATCGGCCGCGTGCGTTGCGATCTTCGCGCCGCCAGCAGTGGCGCAAATGATCTTTGCCATCCTCGTTTTCGGATTCGTTTGGTGGGTGGTGTTTTCATGACCCGCCGCGTTTTCCTCGACATGGACGGTGTGGTGGTGGACTTCGAGGGCTATCTGCGCCACCTCAACGAAACCATCGCCTTCTCTGGATCGGCGCCTTTCACCGGCGACGACGTGAAGCGCAGCGCGGGCGCCTACGCCAACATGCTGCCGATCCCCGGCGCCCTCGACGGCGTGCGCTCGATCATCGGCATGGGCTTCGACGTGTGGCTCGCCACCAAGCCGCCAACCGGCATCAGCTGGGCCTACGCCGACAAGGCCGAATGGGTCTTCAAGCACCTGCCAGAGCTCAAGCGCAAGCTGATCATCACGCACGACAAGGGGATGCTTGGGAGCGAGCGCGACATCCTGGTGGACGATCGTCCGCACCGTGCGAACTGCGAGGCCTTCCGCGGCATGCTTGTGTCGTTCGGCTTCGCGTCGAGTGAGCTTGTCAAGAAGCGCTGCAGGCTCGCCACCGCTGGAGTCTGCGACTGGCAAGAGCTGCTTGCCATGCTCGGCAAAATCGCCCCGAACCGCGAGCGCAGTTCGGCGCTGGAGTTCTGACCATGGCACCGCTCACCGAGCGCTGGGTCGCTATCGAAGGCAGCATCTACACCGAGGCCGAGCACGAGCAGAAGACCGCGGGCGGACTCACAATCCGCGTGCGCCACGCGATCGCCTACAACGTCGGCGACGCGGCCGCCCAGCACATCGTGACGCTGCACAACTCGGCGTTGGTTCGATCATCCTTACAGGCTGCTGTGTAGTGGCATAATCAAATTTGATCAACCGCGCGGCCCGGTCGCGCCGCATATTTGGAGAAGCACCTTGGAGATCAAACCCACCATTGGCCGCAAGGTCTGGTACTGGCCCACCAACGACACGTCGATGGCCGTGAGCAGTGCCGACCAGGCGCTCGACGCGACCGTGATCTACGTGCACGAAGATGGCTTCGTGAACCTGTTCATCGTCGACCACATGGGCGCGATGTACTCGCGCTACCGCGTGCCGCTGTATCAGGGCGATGTCGACAGCAGGCCGCGTGATCACTCCTGCGCCACGTGGATGCCGTACCAGCGCGAGCAGGCATCGAAGGCGTCCATCGTCACCGCCGAGGAGAAATCCGAGCTGCTGGGGGTGTTCGAGAAGCCGCGGCACACCGTCGACATTCCCGACTCCAGCGGCCGTATCGCGCGCTACATCCTCGACGACGCCGCGAGCACCGAGAGCGCGCTGAGCGCGAAGCTGGTCGAGATGGGGTGGACGCCGCCGGGCGGCATGGTGCGCAGCGATCCGGTGGATCTGAGCACTGTCGCAAACGTGGCGCTGATCCAGGAACTGGCGCGCCGCAACATCTCGCTTACCGCCGCCGAAAAGACCTTCGCCGACCCCTGCCTCGCCAAGCGCCGCCCCGGCGAGCCGATGTTCACGCTGCTCGGCCGCGACCCGGTGGCGGCCAGCCTAGTGCGGCTGTGGGCAGCCGCGCGCGACGCCTACCTGCTCAAGCAGACCGACCCGGATCGCCTGGCGAACGCGCTGGACATCGCCGACAAGATGGAGCGCTGGAGCCGCGGGCCGTCCGACACCCGCCCACTAGGCAACGGCGTGCCGGCCGACGTGCTCGACCTGCTGCCGCTCGACATGCTGGAGCGCGCGCTGTCGAAGCGCGGGTACACCGTGCTGCCCAACGCGGCGAGGATGGCGGGCGAGATGAAAGACGGCAGCGCTCCGACCGGAGTTCCGCGGATCTCAGGCCCGTTCTACGAGCAGCTGAAGAAGCAGCTGCGCGAGGAGTTGTTTCAAATGCCTGACCTGCGGCCGGCTGGCGCAGGCGATGGCAGCACCATCCCGTGCGTCGACATCACGCTGGAACGCTGACCATGGACGGCAATGAACTGGTCAAGTTTCTCGCCACCACGGTCGAGAAGCACACCCTGCAGGCCTGCAGCATCGAGCAGCTGAAGGCCGAGCTCGCGCGCCGCGGCGAGGCGCTGCCCCAGCAGATCGACCTGCGTGAGCCGCTGGCGCGGCTGTTCCAGGCCGCCGACCTGCTGAACCAGAACCTCAACAGCGGCGACTACGATGACGCGGTGCGCGAGGCCATGGCCCAGCTGCTGCCGGACATCGAGCGCGCGCTGATCCTCGACTGCGGCGACGCGGTGCGGCGCCAGGCCAAGCCGCGAGGCTGGATGGGCGACCGCAGCGGCGGCCCGCACGGCCCGCACGACTGACACTTAATCTGTCGCGCACGGCCGGCCGGCCCTTGCGTGGCAAGCAGTTAGCGACGCCGGCCTGATCATCGGGCGCGCTTTGGGCGCGCCAGCACCTGGAGACCGCAATGAAAAGCACCTTTGACCGCATCAAGAAGCTCGTCGCCGAGCAGCTGGGCCTGAGCTACGACAACCTCGACGACAACGTGAAGCCCGAGAGCAGCCTGGTCGGAGACCTGGGCGCCGACAGCCTCGATACCATCGAGATGGTCATGGCCCTTGAAGACGAGTTCGGCATCGAGATTCCCAACGAGCACGCCGAGAAGATCAAGACCGTGCAGGACTGCCTCGACGTCGTGGAGCAGCAACTGAAGCTGCGCGGGGTGACGGCGTGAGCGGCGGCGAGCGCGACGACGGCGGGCCGGCGTTCCCGGTCCCCACGATAAGCGTGGCCGATCGCGAAATCACCACGCACGAGAGCACCGGCGGCATGACGCTCCGCGACTACTTCGCGGCGAAGGCGATGCAGAAGCTCATAGGCAACGTCAGCATGGAACATCTCGCCACCGGCCGCCCCTACTTCAAAGCGGACTGGGCGGCGGTCGCAGCCTATGCGATGGCCGACGCTATGCTGAAGGCGAGGTCATCATGAACGCCCACGCCGCAATCAACGCGCTGCTGATCTTCCTGATGGTGCCGGGAGTCATCACGGCCTGGCACATCCTGTTCAGCATCGCCATGGCCTGCGAAGACCGCGACGGCGAGCTGATGGAGTGGTACAAGCGCGGCCCGCTACTCGGGCAGTGCCTGGTCTGGCTGCTGTGGCCGGTGTTCTTGATCTGGAGGCACAGGCGCCGTGGATAACAGCCCTTGGACCCTGATCATCGACGGCCACGAGTACCAAGGCTCGATCACCGAGCTGCAGGTGACGCTTCCGATCGTTTCCACCTACACGCCAATGACTGGCTGCTCGGCGACGCTGGAGATGAAGGCCGCCCGGTGGAACGTCAAGAACTGCCGCAAGCTGTGGCCGGGTCCGCCTGGCGGTAAGCGGGCTCGTCGCGCCAGGTTTTACGCGAGGCAGCGCAAGTTGCGTTGGCTCGCGCGGCAGGTCAGGCAGGACTTGGAGCGGTTCTATGGTCGCCCGCTCACGCCGGAGTTGCGCGACGAGGTGATCGAGCAGGTCTACCACTCGCTCCGCTGATGCTCTGCCCCATCTGCGGCCGCCCGACGCGCCTGCTGCGCACCGAGCCGCTGGAGGTGGGCGCAGTGCGCCACGTGCGCCTGTGCACGATCCCGACCGCGCTGGCGCACCCTCACGTCGAGTTCGAGACCGTTGAGGTGCTGGCCGCCACGCTGAGCGGCATGGGCGCGACCGCGTTGGCGCGCGAGCTGCACCGCGCGCGCAAGGGGCTGCGGCGCCGCGTCGAGACCGAGACCATCCGGCGAAAGACGCTGAAGCTGCTGGCCGCCGGCAAGCGCACGGCGCACGTGGCGCGCGCGGTCGGCATAACCGAGGCCCGTGTTCGTCAAATTCGAGCAGAAGCGGCCGCTGTGACGGTATCCTCCGCGCATGGTGAACCCGAACCCCAAAGCGAAACCGGACCTGAAGCACGGCAACAGCCACCCGCTGCGCGCTGAAGCGATCGAGTGGATTTACAACCACCTGTTCGTCAACGGCGAGAGTGACCTGCGGCCGATCTACGAGCGATACGAGAAGGGCCAAGGAGTCGGCCACCACACGGTTTGGGGGTGGATCCGCCAGGTCAAAGCCGCGGGCCCGCGCAAGACCGACCTGAGCGCGGCCGCGGCGCGCGTCGAGGAGATCATGGACACCGACATCGGCAAGAACCTGCCGGTGGCGCCATCGCCGCACTACGTCGCGAGCGCCGGCGAGCGCGGCATGCGCAACCTCGATATCCTCGGCTGCCTCTCGCAGGCGAAGCACGACATCGACATGCTGCGCAAGCACGCGGTCAAGATGGTGACCGATCCCGACACGGGCGAGCAGGCCGAGGGCATCAAGAACCCGCTGCTGTTCGAGAAGCAGATTCAGCGCCGGCTGAACCTGGCCGACAGCGCGATGAAGGCCATGAGCGAGGTGTGGAACCTGCGCACGATGCAGAACTTCTACGAGACCGTGGTCGACGAGATCGGCAAGGAATCACCGGAATGCCAGCAGCGCATTATGCGCCGCCTGGCCGCGCTGAACGCGCGCACGGGGATGACGCTCAACGCCAGGGTCTGACATGGGCGGACCCACGAGCGGCCGCTGGCGCGCCAACAAGGCGAGCGTGAACGACTGGGAGTCGGGCCTGGGCGCTGCGATCGCCGCCCTGGAGGCAAAGACCGGCTTCGTGGTGACCGAGCGCCGCAAGGTGATCGAGCCAGGCACCACGTTCCGCGAATGGGTCGAGCAGCTGGCCGCCGATGGCCTCAAGGTCGACGGCAAGCCGTTCACACTAGAGGACCGACCAGCGATGGCGTGGGTCTACGACCAGATCCCGAGCACCGAGGATGAAGCTTTCCGCCTGTGCCTGGTGATGATGAAGTGCGCGCAGGTCGGCTTCACGGTGTTCGAGATGCTGGCCGCGATCTACCTTGGTCTGCGCTTCGGGCCGGCCACCGTCGGCATGTTCCTGCCCGACATGAACCTGGCCGGCGTGAAGTCGACCGAGCGGTTCATGCCGATCGTGCGCAGCGTGCCAGAGGTGCACAGCCTGATGACACAAGACGCGGCCGACGGCTCTGGCCGCAAGGTAGGCGAGGGCAACGTCAACCGCCGGCGCATCGATCAGGCGCTGTTCATCTTCAGCTGGACCAGCGGCAAGGCCACCACCGAGTCGATCCCGATGGACGTGCTGTCCTTCGACGAGGTGCAGGAGATGACGCTGGAGCAGATCGAAAAGACGTACGAGCGCTTGAGCGCGTCGTCGATCCGCTTCATGCAGATGGGCAGCACTGCCAACTGGCCCGACCTGGACATCCACTGGTGGTACAAGAAGGGCAGCCAGCACCGCTTCTACACGCGCTGCACGACATGCGGCAGCGAGAAGCCGCTGGATGACTACTTCCCGGAGTGCATCAAGTACGACCCCGAGCGCCGCGCGCACCGCTACGTTTGCCCAAGCGGCCATTGGATCGACGACACGCAGCAAGGTGAGTGGCGCGCCGACAACCCGGAAGCCGACCCGCCGATCGACACCACGATCCCGAAGAAGGACCGGCCGCGGCGCATCCGCTCGCTGCACTTCCCGCAGTTCCTCTCGCCGACGATCAGCGCCGGCGAAATCCTCGACGCCTACAACACGGCCGAGGACATGAAGAACTTCTACAACCGGAAGCTCGGCAAGCCCTACCTCGATCCGTCGCAGATTCCGGTGACCATGGAGCACTGCCGCGCCGCCGAAGCCGCCGGCATCGCGCTGGGGCTGCAGTGGAAGCAGCGAGCGCGCGGCACATTCATGGGCATCGACCAGATGGGCCGCTACAACGTGGTGGTGATCAAGGAACGGCTGCCCGATGGGCGCCAGGCGACGATCCACGTCGAGGAGGTCTACAGCAAGGAGCCGTTCAAGCGCTGCGACGAGCTCATGGAGCAGTACGGCGTGCAGTGCTGCGTGCTGGAGCAGAACCCGAACTACAACGACGCGCACAACTTCGCCAACCGCCACCCTGGCAAGGTCTTCCTGTGCAACAGCTTCGGCGAGGTGAAAGAGGGCATGATCGTGTGGGGCGACGCGCCGAAGCTCGACGCCAGCGACCGCCGCACCAGCGACGAGGCGCGCGACCGCTACACGCTGCGCATGGACCAGTACAAGTGCATGCAGGTCTCGATGATGCGCATCGTCAAAGGCCTATGCCTGTTCCCCGACAGCAAGGCGCTGGTGCAGGAGGTGATGCACGAGGGCCGCATGCAGCTGATGCCGGTTCTGCCGCGCGCCTGGTACCACTTCACGAAGACCGCCCTGGTGGCCGAGCTCGACGAGGAGAAGGGCACCAACAAGTACAAGCGCTGCGTGCGCAAGGTCGGCATAGATCCGCACTTCAGCTACGCCAACATGCTCTGCGACGTGGCCTGGGCACGCGCGCACGGCACCAGCACTTTCATCCTGCCGGGAGACGATGTGATCGAGAAAGACGCGATGCTGAAGAACCCGATCATCCCCGAGCAGCTGAAGCAGCTGGTGCGGCAGGAGATCCCCGCGGGCGACGTGTGCGGGCGCTGCAGCGCGCGCGACCCCGAAACCGGCCGGTGCGATGAACGCGGCTTCCTGGTGAAGCCCGAGCAGCCTGGGTGCGTGCTATTCGTGGCGTCGTGACGTGACGATGAAGGCTCTTGGACGGAAAGCCTAGACCAACCTCACCAGCCAGGAGATCGACGATGAAACGCTGACGCGCCCAACCCGCGCCCGACGAGTAGCCCCGGCATCGCAACTGCGCGCCGGGGCTACGCTTTTTTGAGCGGCGCGACAGATTAAGGATCAGGCAGGCGCAGGCTCCGGCAGTTCGTAGCGGCCGCTGTCGCGCGGGAACAGGTGCACCAGCACCCAGTCGCTCGGCTTGCGCGACGGGTCATGCAGGTCGGCGTCATACACGACCCAGCGACCTGGCGGTATTCGGTAGAGCTCGGCCAGGCGCGACGCGCCGATGTGGTGGTATTGGCCGTCGTGCTGCGATCGCACGCAGCCCGGGTGAAGGACGTACATCGTTTCCATAGCTGCCCCTATGACGTGGGTGATTGTCTCACCCGGCCGCTGAACGCTACCCGCCCGGGTTAGGGGGAAGACGTAACAGCGGGCGCAGCGCGAGGTCGTGAGCGAAGACTGGCTGCTCTAACCGGAGCAGTACCATGTCCACCTTGCCCGCCCGCCCGCGCGTCGCCGCGCTCGACTACAGCCGCGACCTGTCACCCGCCCGCCAGGCGTTTCTCTCGCGCTTCCCGTTCGTCGTGCTGAGCTTCCTGCAGGCGCAGCTGAGCGCCGCGGCGCTGCCTGCCACGCTGGCGTTCCTGCAGGCACTGCGCAACGCCGGCACGCAGGTGGCGCAGTACACGATCCTCAACGAGTTCAAAGACCCGCAGACCACCAGCGACGAGACCTACTCGTGGTGGCAGCAGTTGAACGCCAACGCCTGGTGGGCACTGAACGCCGGCGCCAAGGTGCAGTGGACGACCGCATTCGGAAACTTCGAGGCCAACCCGACGCGCGAGACGCAGCCCGACGCGCAGGGCCGCCATGTGCCGCAGGCGCGCGCCGAATGGGACTGGTCGAACCGCCTGCAGTACCTGGCGCCGCTGGTGGGCTACGTGTTCTGCGACAACACGATGTTCCAGCCGCGAGTGACCGCCGACTACAACTGCGACGGCACGAGCGAGACGCCGGCCCAGGCCGCGCAGGCATTCCGCACGGGCTACGCCGAGTTCTTCGCGGCGCTGCAGGCGCGCGGCTTCAAGGTGATGGGCAACAGCGACTGCGACACCTCGGCTGCCGGCGGCTACGGCTGCAGCCTGTCGAAGCCTGAGCTCAAGGGTGTCGCGCAAGGTGCGTTCCTGGAAGGCGTCGCCGGCAAGAGCTACAGCCTGGAGGGGTTCGCCGGCGTGGCCGCGGTGCTGAAGTACATCCGCAGCGCGATCAACGCGACGCAGCCAGGCAGCCCGGTGCTGGTGAACGTCTACGCCGACCTGCCGACCAGCGTGCAGCTGGCGCGCTACGGCCTGTGCATCTCGATGCTGGAGGATGGGCTGTACTGCCTGAACGCGGCCAGCAACCAGGCGCCGCTCTGGCTCGACGAGTACGACCAGCCGATCGGCGATCCAACCGACGGGCCGCAGAGCGCGCCGACGCTGAGTGGTTGCTTCGTTCGCCGCTACAGCAACGGCATGGTGCTGGTGAACCCGACCAGTGCCGCGATCACGGTCGACCTGACTGGGCAGGGCCTGCGGCGTTTCTCAGGTTCGCAGGATCCGGTGGTGAACAACGGCCAGGCCGTCAGCCAGGTGACCTTGCAGCCGAAGGACGGCGTGCTGCTGCTGAAGCTCTAAGCGGCCGCGTCGGCGCAGTCGTCGTTGGCCGCGCCGCGGCGCTTCTTGCCGCGGTCGCTGCGCACTTTCGGTGCCTTGCGCTGGTTCACCACGCGCGCCAGGTCGAACACGCTCGCGACGCGCTTGCGCTTGACGCGGTTCTTCAGCGTGCGGCGCCGGTTGTACTGGCTGCTGGTGAGCGGAGGCGGCTTCGGCTCGTCGGGCCCGGTGCCGAGGCAGTAGACGGCGCGCGGATAGAACAGCGCCGTCCCGTTGAGGTCGCTGCGCTCGTAGCTGCAGATGCGCACCTTCTGGTTCTTCTGCGTGCGCAGCCGGTTGAGCGTGCAGGTGATTTGCCGGATATCTGATCCTTCGACGCCGGCCAGGAGCTCGCGCGCTGTGAGCGGGCCGTCGGCCAGCATGGCGAGGATCTTCGCAGTGACGACGCGCTTGGTCATGTGGTCGAGTGCGAGGGCGAGATCGCGGCGCGAGCCTTGCGCAACGCTGATGCCGCCGCCTGGATTGTTTCTCGCTCGTCGCGCCTCAGCTTCGGGTGATCGCTGATGCCATCAAGTTCGGCCAGCAGCGCGTCGCTGATAACCACCGCTGGCGCTGCTGCCGACAGCCCTGCCACGCTGGCGGTGGCGGATGTATCGGCTCTGGGGCAAGTCGCAAGCAGATCGCAATTCCAACCCAGCGCCTCTGCCCTGGCGAATGCGTGCCTAGCGTCGCCCTCGTCGTTGTAGATCGCAACGCCGCGATCACGGTCCCAAAACCAGATGACCCACTTGCGCTGCTGCTCGTTAGCAGGCCCCGGCGTGCACCATGCGCCAACGCCAGTTTGTGCTGGTTCGAGCGGCGGAAGTTGCGTGGCCCCCTCGCGGACTTCCGCCACCACCTCCAGCGCCTGCTCGGGCTGGGGGGCGCCTCGCGTTTCACGCTGCCATGAGTCAGGCGAATGCGGGCACGGGCGAAGATCACGACGGGTGCAGTACGGGCAGCGCCAGGGCGCTTCACGGTTTGTCATGCTGATTGCTCCTTGGCGGCAGCAGCGAGGGCGGCCGCGTACCCGGCGCGGATGAAGTCATAGGCCGCGGCTCCCCGCTTCTCGTGCATGGTCTTGGTCATAATCTCGTCGCACTGCTCATCCGTCAGTCCCTGCGCCACTGGCTGTGATGCGACGACGGGAGCGGCGATGGATCGACGGATGGCTTGCAGCGCTAGCCGGTCGTTGCTCAAGCCGAGAATCTTGATGGTCTCCCACAAGCGCTTCGCTTCCAGCTCCACCGTCTCTGCTGCCCCCTGCACGGGAGCGAGGTTGCATCGGATGAACTCTGCGACTTGTGGAGCGATCAAAACCGGCTCGCGTCCTTCAGCCGCTTCGATGCGATCTGCGCAGTCGAGTAAGTAGTCTGCTGTTGGCTTCGGGACGGGCACCAGCACGAACCCATCTGCCGCCACCGGCTCGGCCTGCGCGGGGGTAGTGGTGGGCGTCGTCAGGTATGCGGCCAGGGCCTTCTCGGCATCGTGGATGACACGGTATCCATGCGTCCCGTCGTCCTGCGCGTTGACCAGCTTGCCGAGGTGGCCGGGATCGCGGCTCGGCACGGCATCACAGATCGCGCTGGCGAGGTGCAGGGCGTTCATCACTTGCCACAGCAGCGCCACCGGCTCGGCCTGCGGGGTGGCGTCATTGACCATCGGGCCGTCCCATCCCGGCTCACGTCGCGCAGCCGGTGCAGGGGACGCCACGGGAGGGCGGACGGCGAGGGATGCCGCGCTCTTAAGCCACGCATTCACTGCGCGCCGGGCAATGTTGGTCATGTTCCCCCGGTAAGCGCGAGCCGCCTCGATGCTGGACAGCTCGTTGTAGCTCGGGTCACGCATGGCCGCGTGGACGGCAGCCGCAGCGTGATTAAGGGCCGCAGGGTAGTCATCGGCCGCCACCGGCTCGGCCTGCGGCTGCCTGTCGGGATCGTCGCGTTCGCCGGCAATCCAGTCGATCGCCTTTGCGAGCGCCGCGCCGACGGTGGTGTGATGCGTGTCGGCTTCTAGCCTCGCATCCTCCAACTCATCAAGCAAATCGGCACGCGCCGCTTCCTCGCACGGGTGAGGCTCGGCCTGCGGCTTCCCAAGCGGCGGCTTCCACTGCTCCCCCTCGTGGTACGTGTAGCCCAGGCCCTGCAGCGTCTTGACGGCAGCGTCGCGCGCGGCTCGGCTTGGATTCTCGGACTGCAGCTGTGCGGAGATCGCTTCACGCGCATACTCCTGCACGCACATCTGCAGCGCCGCCGCGATGTCCTGGCGCCCCATTACGCTCGGGTGCGCAGCACTCCATTCGTTCACAAGGCTCCAAAATTTCTTCTGAAGGGATGGCAGTGGCGCGATATTGGTGTTCTCAGCCACGACCCACCCCCATCCCGCAGTCGCACCGCCCAGGCCGCCGGCCCTGCTGGCAGCCGCCGCCGGCACAGCCGTTGTTCGTCGGGGCGTACTTCACCAGCAGCCGCAGCAGGCCGCAGGCGGCGATCGCGAGGGTGAAGTAGCTGCTGATGCCGAGCACCAGGCAGAGCACCAGCGGAATCAGAATGACGCCTGCGGCGACGATGATCCGGTCGGGGTGAACGGGTGATTTCACAGACTCTCCAATGGGTTGCGGGGTGGTCGAATTGTACGCCAGCTAATCAAAAAAGATCAAATCAGCGCCCGCGCTGCTCCGGCTGTCGTGACGACACCATGGCGACATGGACAATGCCGCCTCCGTTGCCTTCAATCCAGACGCGCCTGCCGACGAGCGCCGCGACGCCAAAGCGGAGCTGCAGAAGGCGCATGCCCCAACGTCATCCGACATCGCCAAGAACGTCGGTAACCTGGCGCCCCTGATCGACTTCATCCGGCATCAGGCCGAGGAACAGGAGTTCCAGAAGTCGCTCACCAAGCAAAACGTGATCCCATTCCCGTCGCTGGCGGTCAAAAACCGCAAGCCCGGCATGCAGTCGGTCACGCTCGACGACATGCTGGTGACGGTGCAAGGAGACTGGTACGAGCGCCCTGGCTCGATGCCGTTCGACTCTCTGCGCATGATGGTGCGCGAGACACCGGTGCTTGGCGCCGTGATCATGCAGCGCATCCGCCAGGTGCAACGCTTCTGCCGTCCGCAGGAGAACGGCAAGGGCTACGGCTTCAAGATCGCGCTGAAGGACAAGACGGCGCACACCGGCCCCGAGGAGGAGCAGTCCATCGCGCTGCTGCAGGACTTCTTCAGCAACTGCGGCTGGGAGAAGAACCCGCGCGCGCGCCGGCGCCTGAAGCGCGACGACTTCACGTCGTTCATGGGCAAGCTGGTGCGGGAGTCGCTGACCCTGGACTCGATGCCGATCGAGACGGAGTTCAAGCGCGATCGCAGCCAGGGCATCGACGGCATGTATGCGGTCGACGGCGCGACGGTGCGGCTGTGCACTGAGCTCGGCTATGAGGGCGACGACGAGATTTACGCCCTGCAGGTGGTGCAGGGCCAGGTGCGAGCGGTCTACACCTATGACGATCTGATCTACGTCCCACGCAACCCGCTGGCGGACGTGAACGCCGGCGGCTACGGCCTGAGCGAGACCGAGTTGCTGGTGCGTACGGTGACGGGCTTCCTGAACGCCTTCACCTACAACACCAAGTTCTTCGACTCGAATCAGATCCCGAAGGGCCTGCTGCACCTGTCTGGCAACTACGACGACAACGACATCACCGCGTTCAAGCGCTTCTGGAACGCGATGGTCAAGGGCATCAACAATGCCTGGTCGCTGCCGGTGATGGTATCGAAGGACCAGGAGTCGAAGGCCACGTTCGAGAACTTCGGTGTCGAGGTCAACGAGATCATGTTCGCGAAGTGGATGGTGTTCCTCGTGAGCATCATCTGCGCGATCTACGGTATCGCACCCGAGGAGATCAACTTCGAGAGCTTCACGGCCGGCACGAGCTCGCTGAGCGGCGACGACACCGAGGAGAAGCTGGTCTCGTCGAAGGACAAGGGCCTGCGGCCGCTGTTGAGCTACTTCGAGAACCTGTTCACCGACTACGTGGTCTCGGAGTACGGCGACAAGTACGTGTTCCGCTGGACCGGCCTCGACGAGGAGGATCCGAAGTCGGCAGCCGAGCGCCAGAAGCTGTCGATGACGTGGAACGAGATGCGTGCACTCGACGACCTGCCGAAGATCCCTGGCAAGGTCGGCGACGCGCCGCTCAACCCCGCCCTGCTCGGCGCCTGGCAGCAAGAGAACATGCCGCAGGAGACCGACTTCGGCCAGCCCGGGCAGCAGCAGCCGCCAGGCGACGACGAGGGTGCGTCAGCCGAGGGCCAGGACTTTGGCAACCCGGGCGACGAGAACGACACCGGCGCCGACTTCGGCCAGGCCGGCGGCGACGACAGCCAGGGCGGCGGCGACGAGCCTGCCGACAGCGCCACGATGGCGAAGGCCTTCGGCCTGCCGGTGTTCAAAATCGAGCCGTGATGAAGCCACAGCAGCAGAAGCAGCAGCCCGAGAAGGAGCCCAAGGACGTCGCCGTCGGCGACGAGCTCTACGTGCATCACGGCGGCCAGCCGCACACGTGCCGCGTGGTCGCGCACGGCCGCCACGGCGTCACGGGCGAGATCGAGGGCAAGCACCACAAGTTCACCTGGGACCGGGTGCTCGGGCACAAGAAGCGCGCGAAGCTGCGCTACCGCATCACCGACCAGGGCGAGGACGGCATGATCCTGGAGGATCACGCCGGCAACCGCCGCTACCTGGCGACCCCCAACGAGGCAAAAGAGGATCCCTACGTGGCGAAGGCACTCGACCCGCGGCGCCCGGTGCTGCTGCTCAAGGCTGGCGAACCGAAAGGGCCGACGCGCCCGGGGTTGACCGAAAAGCACCTGACCGACAAGCGCGGCGTGCAGACCACGCGCTACGTGCGCACACAGAAGGACCAGCCGAAGCAGCGCCAGCGCGCCGCCAGCGATGCCGAGGCTGGCGCCGCGCACGGCTACGGCACACACAACCTGAGCGCCGGCGACACCGTGCACTTCGCCGCCGGCGACTTCCAGGGCAGCGGCGTCATCGTCGGCGAGCCCGGCGCCGACGGCGCGCACGTCAAGGACGCCAGTGGCCGCGTGCACCAGGTGAGGTGGGCCGAGATCACCGGCCACGAGCCGCGCGAGGGCGAGAAGCCGACCGTGCAGCACGGTGTGCGCGGCGAGCAGAAGCCGATCCCAGCGGACCAGTTCAAGGCGGGCGACTACGCGGCGCAGCACAACGACCCCAACGTGACGCCCGAGGCGATCCTGTCGCAGTTCCCGCCCGACACAGCCGAGAAGATCCAGGCGGTGCAGGAGCGTCTGAAGTCAGTCGAAGAAACGATCGAGCGGCACAAGCAAGGCGACGACTACGACGAGAAGCGCAAGGCGCTGCACGTGAAAATCTACGATCACTTCCTCTCGCCGGAGAAGGTGATCGCGGCGACGCCGCCCGAGGGTCAGAAGCCAACGCTGACGCTGCTGGGTGGCCGCGGCGGCTCGGGCAAGAGCTCGTTCAAGGGCAAGGTCTACGACGAGGCGCATGCGATCGTCATCGACCCGGACGAGATCAAGGGCATGCTGCCCGAGTACGAGGGATGGAACGCCCACCAGGTGCACTCAGAGTCGAGCGACATCACCGACGAGATCATCAAGATGGCCCGCGACTTCGGCTGCAACGTGGTGCTCGATGCCACGATGAAGACCGCCAAGAGCACACTCAAGAAGCTCGACGAGTTCAAAGGCGCCGGCTACCGTGTCGAGGCCCACTACATGCACCTGCCGCGGCAGGAAGCAGCCAAGCGCGCCGTGCAGCGCTTCCTTGGCAAGACGCAGCGCTACGTGCCGGTCGACGTCGTGCTGGGCAACACCGAGAACGAGAAGACGTTCGATCAGGTGCGCGAGCACGCCGACCGCTGGTCGTTCCGGGACAACAACGTGCAGCAGGGCCAGGAGCCGATCTTGATCAGCCAGGGCGGCAAGGATCACGAGGAGCAGCCATTGAAGAAGTCCCTCGGAGCAACTATCCTCTTGGTATGGAAAATGCCATGATCCCAACCCCCGAGCAGCGCCCGGACCTGTACGACGGCTACGACTGCCAGGACGTCAAACCGCTGTCGCCGGAGTACCGGAAGACGGCACTCTCGCCGACCCTGCAGAAGATGTTGGCAGAGCGCCAGAAGGCAAAGCAGCCCGCGAAGCCGGAAGACAAATCCGAGTAATTCGCATGGGGATTGCTTGATCAAATCTGATCATCAGCCCCACAATCGACCCCATCGACAGCGGTGTAGCTCAGCCAGGTAGAGCAGCGGGTTCATACCCCGCGGGTCGCAGGATCGAAGCCTGCCACCGCAACCAGATTCCTTCACCACACGGAGATCACGTGAGCACCTTCACCCCCAAGCTCAACAAGCAGGTCAAGTACCGCACGCAGCGCGGCAACACGGGCACCGGCAAGATCAAGGAAATCCCGCCGGCGGGCGTGAACGGCCAGTTCATCCACGTGGTGGACTCCACCTCCAAGAAGCTGCTGAAGCTGCGTCCGGCGCAGCTGAGCGCGGCCTGAGCAAGAACGCAAGCGCCCGAGAAGGGCAGACGCTGAAGCGGCCGCGCGAAGTGAGCGGCGCCGGTTCGCAACCGGCATGAGAGCGCGAGGGGCTGGGCCTGACAATCCAGCCTAACCTCAGTGTGGCAAGACACGGCCGCGAGCGACGGCGCCACTCTGTAAACCCCGTCAGGGGGAAAGTGTCTAGGCCAACGCAGGCCGCGGGCGTCACCCACCGGCTGCGGAAACCGTGAACCTGGTGCACGAGCGGTGAGACCCCGCGCCGGAGACGTAACCGGCACCCTCACGCATGCGGATTGGCGTGGCCGTAAGTCGGGAATTGGAAGACCGACCTTGAAAGCATAGGTGCGCCTTGCGGGTTCGAGCCCCGTCGCCAGTCCGCAGTCGTGAGGGTGGAAGTTAAGCGGAAGCGCTGCCGCATGGTGATCTGTGTTCGCCGCGTCCTGGCTCGCGACCAGGCACCCTCAGCCTTCACGCATGCGCCTGGATAGGGGCCGTACCCCCGAAGTCTGTACGGGGCCTCCCTTGCCGGGAGCTGGGCGCAGTCGTGAGGGTGGAGCGCACCACGGGTTGGCGCCGTGGTAGTCCTGTTTCATGGGCTTACATCTCAACTCCTCCTTTCTTGTTGACGCTGCCGCATGCGAGGCGCGCCACCCTCAACCATGATCAAAAATCGTGACGCTACTCTGTGCGTCTCAACCCTTGGAGATCCCATGTCCATCACCTCCGTTGTCGACGCCATCAAGGCAAAGGCCGAAGCCGATCTGTCCGTGTTCAAGGCCGAGCTCGTCGGCTTCGAGCACCACGTCGAATCGATCTTCAGCCTGGGCGTGAAGTACGCCGCCGAACACCTCGGCTTCAGCGCCGCCGAAGCGCAGGCCCAGCCCGAGCAGACCGCCGCCGCGCCGCAGGCCACCGAAGGCGCCGCCACCGAAGCCTCGGCGAGCTGATCGCCAACAGGGAGGAGATGTGTTCTCCGACCACCACGCGCTCGAACGCATCGAGCACATCGTCACCACCATCGAAAGGATGGAACGCTTCATCATGACCGCTCTCGAAGACCTGCAAGCATCGACCGCCGCCCTCGTGCAGAAAGTCGGCGCACTCGAAACCCTCACGAACTCGCTGAAGTCGCAGCTGGACACCCTGGCGAACGCCGGCGGTGCCACGCCCGACCAGCTGAACGCGCTGAAGGCGCAGATCGACGCGGCCGCGCAGGGCGTGGACGCCACGATCGCCGCCGACTCGCCGGCCGCGCCCGCGCCGGCCCCGGCCCCCGCTCCCGCGCCGGCCCCGGCGCCGGCCGACCAAGCTCCCGCCGCCGGCGCCGGCCAGGCCGCCACACCCGCGGCCTGATTGCGTGTTCGCAGAGTCCGGGCCTTCGGGCCCGGGCTTTCTGATCAGCGCCAGCACGCTGACATTGATCAGAGAGCTCACCGCAACCGCGGCTTGGCCCCGCGGGTGATTTGCGTGCATGCACGCACACGGCACACAACGCTGCCTCATGCGAGTGCGGTGGGTTCTCGACTGGTAGCACCTTCACAGAAGCGGCGTCAGGGTCTGGATGGGTACGGCGCTGCACCTGCATGCCAGGCCCGCTTCTGTGAGGGTGAATGCGCAGGCTGATGCGCGAATCGTGAGAGCAAGATCCCTTCCGGTATAGCCTCGTAGGAGGTGTCGTTAGCGGTGCGGTAGGGCTCACTGGCCCGCTCGTAAGAGCCTACCAGTGGGGATGTAAAACGAGGCGTCACTACACGCCTATTGCCTCAAAGCCGGAGATCAGCACCGGCCGCCCTCAACTCAAAAATGAGTCGTGATGCCCCAATCGGGGCATGGAACTCCTCAAGCACTTCGACCGCAACACCGCGGGCCGCGACCTGATCGTCGGCGACGTCCATGGTTGCTTCACCAAGCTGCAGGCCGCGCTCGACGCGCTGAAATTCGACCCCGCGCGCGATCGCCTGTTCTCCGTCGGTGACCTGGTGGACCGCGGCCAGGAATCCGACGACGCCACCGAGTGGCTGGCGAAGCCATGGTTCCACGCGGTGCGCGGCAATCACGAGCAGATGGCGATCGACTTCGCGGCCGGCTTCGGCGACCCGCGCCTCTACATGATGAACGGCGGCGCCTGGTTCATCGGCCACCCGAAGTCGCACCAGCAGTGGATGGCCGACCAGTTCGCCGCGCTGCCGATCGCGATCGAGGTCGAAACCGAGCACGGCCTGGTCGGCATCGTGCACGCCGAGTGCCCGACGATCCGCTGGCAAGACCTGCGCGATGCGCTGACGGGCCCGGCATCCGACGGCTTCCAGCAGCTGTGCATGTGGTCGCGCGACCGTATCACGGGCGAGCTCGTCGATCACACCGAGGGCGTCAGCGCGGTGATCGTCGGCCACACGCCGGTAGAGCGCTGGATCACGCTGGGGAACACGATCTACATCGACAGCGGCGCGTGGCTGCCTCCGCACCGCGGGGATCGTCCGTTCACCATCCTCGACGCCGCCACGCTGCGCCCTGCGCAGTCGTGATTGCACACTCACACTGCCTGCAAAGGCGTCCGCAAGGGCGACGATGGCCGGGTGCTTCCCCCCTAGCTGTGCGTGGGGGCGTGGGTTTCTCAACGGCAGCAGCAGATCACGGCGACCCACTCCGTGGGGCCCCTCCACGCTGGGGATCTGCCGGCATTGCGCGGCCCGGGGCGACTCGGGCCGCCGTGTCGTGACTGCATTCTTGCGGGCATGTCCTTGTTCGTCGACCTGATCGAGCTCAGCGAGCCGCGCACCAACGCGGCGCTGGAGTTCATGTGCAAGGCGTCGCACGACGATGACGACGCGGTGTGGCTGCCGATGGATTCCCCGTTCATCCGGCGCCTCGTCGAGCTGTTCACCCAGCGCGGCCTGATGCGCCTCGATGCGTTCCGCGTCGACCTGCAGGCCTGGGCCGAAGGTCAGCGCCACCGCGAGCACCCCGAGCGGCCCGCGCGCCCCGATGGCGCCATGGAGCGCTGGACGTCGGCCGAACTCGCGCTGGTGAAGCTGTACCTGGAGGCCGTGCCGCCGGCGCAGTACACGCTCGACGACTGGATGATGCTCACCGAGTACCTGTTCCAGCGCTACCTGCCGGCCGACGACATGCGCACCGAGGCCGAATGGTTAGCCACCAAGGCGACGCTGATGGGTCGCGTGCAGGCCAACATGGAGAAGATCGGCACGCGCCAGGCCGACGCGGTGATCGCCGCGCTGCCAGCCACCGTGCACGCGGCCGAAACCGCCTTCGACCTGACGCCGCGGCAGCGCGCTACGCTCGACTTCGCGCGCGTGCGCGCCGCTGAGAACGTGCGCGCGCTGACCGAGGACGTGCGCCACAAGATGCGCACGCTGATCGCGCAGCACGCCGAGCGACAGATGCTCAAGGTGCCTGGCACGCCGGGCACCGCGCTGCAGACCGAGCTCGTCGATGCGTTCGCCGCGCTCAACCGCGACTGGCGCCGCGTCGCGGTGACGGAGGCGGCCGAGGCCTCGAACCAGGGCTTCATCGGCACGCTCAAGCCTGGAGCGCGCGTCAAGCGCGTCGAGCAGTACAAGGGCGTGTGCGCGTGGTGCGCAAAGATCAACGGCCGCATCCTGGAGGTCGTCGACCCGTCGGCGCCGGACAAGGACGGCGAGACCCAGGTATGGGTCGGCAAGACGAACATCGGCCGCTCCGCGGCGCCGCGCAAGCGCGTTGGCGACCTGCTGGTCGAGCGCGAGCCGCACGAGCGCTACTGGATAGCCGCCGGCACGCAGCACCCTCACTGCCGCGGGCGATGGATCCCCGTGGCCGATGCCCAGCCGGGGGACGATCCGGCGTTCGCGGAGTGGCTGAGCCAGCTCCTGGAGAAGAAACCTTGAACCAACTGAGCTGGCCCGAGCGCCCGACCTGCCACGACAAGGACTGGCAAGCCCAGCGCTTCGGCCAACAGACCTGGCGCGCTGCCGGCGAGCGACTGCACCCCGAGAACGATCACGTTCCCGCGTTCCGCACCTGCAGCTACTGCGGCTCGATGCACCCCGAGGATCTGCTGAACGCGCTGCGCGCCGGCGCCAAGGCGGGCGGCTCCGACTGGAAGTACGGCTGGCCGCACAAGTTCTACATCGACGGCATCCCCAACAGCCAGGCCGGCAACCTGGTGACGCGCATGTCCATGTCGAGCTGCGGAGAAGTGCCGACGGACGAGGAGAACGCTTCACTGCAGGACTGGGCGAAGCGGTACAACGGCGTGGCCGAGTGGTCGCCGCCGAAGGATGGTCGCTGCCGCGGCGTGGTGCGCGTGCCCGACGGCCAGACCACGCACGGCAAGTGGTACAACCAGCACCTGTTCGACCTGGACGAGGCCTCGTTCAACGAGCTCGCGTCCCTGCTGGAGCAGCACACCGGCATCAAGTTCACCCGAGAGGTGGATGCCGACGGCAAGGTGAACATCGCCTACCAGGCGCCGCGTCACGGCTATCAGCGCTGATCATGCCGCTCCTCGAAGGCTCCAGCGACGACGTGATTTCGGCGAACATCGCCGAGCTGATCCGCGCCGGCCACCCGCGCGACCAGGCTGTGGCGATCGCCTACAAGAAGGCCGGCCGCGCGCGCGAGGAGCAGCCCCTGGCAAAGGCCGTGCTGTTGGTCAAGGCTTCGGTGCTGTCGGCCGCGGCCCGGCGCGCCTGGTCGGAGCCTACCGAGGCGCAGGCGAAGGCCGGCAACTACGCCAAGCCGCGCGTGCAGTGGCATGGCCTGGAGATCGCCATCGAGAACCCGGCCGGCAGCACGCGCCGAGGCAAGAAGCCGGACGGCACCGAGTGGGCGACGAAGATGCGCAACGACTACGGCTACGTGTGCCGCAGCGAAGGCGTCGACGGAGACGAGGTGGACGTGTTTCTCGGGCCCGAGCTCGACAGCGCGCCGACGGTCTACGTCGTGCACCAGCGCAAGGTCGGCGACTGGAAGGCCTACGACGAGGACAAGTGCATGCTCGGCTTTCCCAGCGAGGAGGCCGCGCGCGATGCGTTCCTGGCGAACTACGATGATCCGCGCTTCCTCGGCCCAATCACAGCCATGCCGGTCGATGAGTTCATCGCCAAGGTGCGGGCCACGCGCGAGCGGCCGGCGATGATCAAGGCGCTGTTCGTCCTGTTCAGAACACCCATTCGCGCAGGGTGAAGACAGAGCGCCAAAACCAGCGCGACGTGCATCGATCGTAATAATCGCCGGCGCCTTTCAGCCGGGGTAATTCCGTGGTGGCGTTTGCATACGGTTGTGTAGTGGCTTTGATTTGCAAAGCCACATTCGTATGCTATTTCTGAAAGTGATTTATCACGATCGACTAGCAAATCGTCTGCAGCCTGTAGCCGATACTCTGTTAAAAATTGCATTGGCGTTGAGCCGATTGCAACCTTGAATCTACGAGAAAAATGATGGTCACTCATTCCTGCTGCCCTTGCCATTTCAGATAATGTGATTTTTCGCCCGTAGTTTTTGGCGATGAACCCGAATACCCTTTCAATCTGCGATGCGCGCATGGCTGCACTGCATATCTGTTGGGACGTTATTTAACGGGTAAAGTCGACGAGGGTTCCGTGCATCGTGACGTCATGATCGGGTTGACATCTTCAGGGCCTGGTCAGGATGATCATCTTCCTCAAAAAATCGCAGTTCGCGCTGTTCGACGCTCCTGTGCACGTGGCGCCCCACGTGCGCAAGGATGGCGTGGTCGTCGCCGCCCACACGCGGATCCAGAAGGTGCGGCCGAAGGCGCCGGCGCCCCAGCAGCGCACCCTGTTTGGCGACGAGCAGGAGAAGCAGAAGCGCTCGAAGCTGGACGCCTGGATCGCCAAGCATGGTGGCTTGCGCGCGATCGCCAGCATCCTGGCAACCGTCACCGAGGGCCAGCAGCAGCACCTGTTCGATCTGATGGCGAAGCTGGGCGGCAAGACGCCGGCCGAGATCGCTTCGATGTTCGATGGCCTGGCCGAGAAGGCGCCGGAGAAGGGCGAGACACCGGACCTGTTCGCGCAGCCGGCGGCCACGGAGAAGCCGGCCGAGGCGCCTGCGCCGGAGCCGAAGAAGAAGCGCGCGCCGCGCAAGGCGAAAGAGACCGAAGCCGACACCCGACAGTCAGAGGTGGCGTCCGCGATTCGGGCAGCAGTCGGCTCCTCCTCGCCGCTCGGTCGGCCGTTCCCGATCACCGTGTCATTTGGCGGTCGCGAGCAGCGGTTCATGGCGCGCATCGACGCGCTAGCGCGCGGGAAAAACAAGGGCGCCATCCACCTCATGCAGGTCGTGCAGGGACGCATCGTCAAGGGTGATGAGGTTGGGCCGATTGCGCGCTACTTCGTGCTGACGGGAAAGGACGAGCTCAAAGACGACAAGCAACTGCCGCACCGCGTCAGCGACGAGGAAAAGGCGAAGTTTGACCAGGCATTCCAGGCTGCACAGCCCGAGCCAGCCCCGGTTCCAGCACCAGCCCCGCACGACCGCGACGCTCCGTTCGGCGTAGCCGCCGGCATCACCAAGGCCGCGCGCCGCGAGATCAACGCCGAGGTCGCGCGCCTGGTGGCCGAGGGCCAGGTCGACAAAGACCTGTTCCGCCAGTACAGCGGCAACGGTGGCTGCGGCGACAGCCTGAACGAGTATTACACCGACCCCGACGTGGCGCGCGCGATGTGGGACGTTCTGGCGCGCCTGGGCGCCGAGCACGGTACAGCGCTTGAGCCGAGCTGCGGCACTGGCGTGTTCCTGCACACCGCGCCGGCCGGCTTCCGCGTCACCGGCGTCGAGCTCGACCCGACCAGCGCGGCGGTCGCGCTGGCGCTGCACGGCGACCGGCACGAGATCAACACCGCGAGCCTGGAGCGCTTCGCGACGACCGACGATCGCCAGTTCGACGTGGTGATCGGCAACCCGCCCTACGGCCCGCGCGGCTTCCTCGCGAAGGATGACAAGGTGGGCATGACGACCGCCGAGGCCTACTTCTGCGACACCGCGCTCGACAAGTGCAAGCCGGGCGGCCTCGTCGCGCTGGTGGTACCCACCGGCATCATGGACAGCAGCCGCAACCGCAGCCTGCGCGAGCAGCTGCTGGTGAAGGGCCAGTTCCTCGGGGCGCTGCGCATGCCGAACACCGCGTTCGAGCACTCGCACACCGAGGTGACAACCGATGTCGTCTTCCTGCGCAAGCGCCCCGACGACGTGGTAGGCGCGCTGCAGACCGTACCGCAGGAGAAGTTGCAGCAGCTGGGCGTGTGGGACGATGATTTCCTGGCTGGTACCTACTTCACCGAGGGCCGCGGCGCCGGCAACGTGCTGGGCACGCTGGAGGCCGGCTGGCGCGCGAAGGCCGGCATCGGCAACGACATCACAGTGACCGGATCGATGGCCGGCGTCCCCGAAGCCATCCGCGAGTTCGCGCCGCATCCCGAGAGCGTTGGCGTGGCCGACCTGACGGTGCCGCAGATCCTGGAGGCGTTGCCAGAGGGCGCGATGCGCGACGCGGCGCTGTCTGCATCGTTCCGGCGCCCCTACACCAACACCGCCAAGATCGGCGACACCAAGACGGTCGATGGCGTCACCTACGTGCTGCAGGGCAACCCGCCGCGCTGGCACCGGGTGGACGAGTTCATGGCGACGACAGCGGTGGCCGACGCCGCGCCGCTGGCGGCTCGCATCGAGGCGGCCATGGACGGCGGCGACCGTGAGGGCCTGGCCGAGGCCGTGCGCGCCTACGTCGAGCAGCACGGCATCCCGGCCGACAACCCCGAGCTGATGACCGCGGCCAGCGTCGACAAGACGCTGTTCCGCCTGGTGGGGGCCGTGAACCGCAAGGGCGAGCTGTCCGATGCCGTGCTCGGCCGCGCGCCGCGCAAGATCGAAGGCAGCTTCGAGACGCAGGCCGAGGCGCTGGCTCTCGACGAGAAGCGCAGCTTCACAGCCGACGAGCTCGCCGAGCGTGTTGGACGCGACGTGGACTCGGTGGTCGACCAGCTGACCGCTGACGCACGCTACGCCTACCTGGGCGATGGCCGCTGGACCACCATGTCGGCCTACCTGACCGGCGAGCTCTGGCCCAAGCTGGACGCCGCGCGCGCCGCGTTGGCGGCCGGCGCCGGCGAACTGCAGGGAAAGCTGGAGCAGCAGGCCAAGCGCCTGGAGGAGACGATTGCGCCGCGCGCGCTCGATGAGGTCGATTTTCAGATCAACAGCGCGTTTCTGCCGCTGCACGTGCTGGAGGCGTTCTTCAACTGGCGCCAGTTCGACGGCCCCGAGGCGAACGAGTGGACGCGCAAGCAGCCGCCGATCTCGATCAAGTTCGGAGATGGCGTCTACACGATCGAGGGCGGCCTGTCCTGGAGCACCAGCAAGCTGCTGGACAAGTACCTCAACCGATCCGGCGTCAAGAAGGACGAGAAGCCGGAAATCGACAGCCTGAACGAGGAGTTCAAGAGCTGGCTGTGCGGCAGCCAGTACCGCGATGCGGTCGAGGAGCTTTACAACCGGAAGTTCCGCGGCTACGTCGGCGAGGACTACAGCGACGCTCCGATCGACGTGCCGGGCCTGACCACCGACCGCGACGTGCGCAAATGGCGCTGGTCGAGCCTGCGGCGCTCCCTTGCGACCGGCAAGGGCATCGTGGCCGACGACGTGGGCCTTGGCAAGACGCTGGGCGGCCTGCTGCTCGCTCGCATGGCGAAGATCGACGGGCGCGCCAAGAAGCCGATCATCGTCGTGCCAAAGTCGGTACTCGCCAACTGGTACAGCGAGACGCAGACCTGGTTCCCGAGCTCGCGCGTGCTCACCATCGGCGCCAACTTCAGCGAAGGCAAAGACGGCGAGCTCGTCGGGCGCGACGACGATCCGATCGAGCGCAAGCGCAAGTACCACGACCTGACGCAGAACGATTACGACTTCGTGATCATCAGCGAGCCGGCGTTCGAGGAGGTCGACCTTAACCCCGAGCTCAAAGAGGGGTACTACAGCGACGATTTTTGGGTGCAGCGCGGCGACAAGCTGGGCAACGCCGGCGACAAGCGACGCAAGCGCATCAAGGAGCAGTACGAGCAGTCCATCGCCTCGCGCGAGTTCCAGGACCGCACCGACGCGATCTACTTCGACCAGCTGGGCGTCGACATGCTGCTGGCCGACGAGATGCACCACCAGAAGAACCTCTACGCCGCCAAGGCGCGCTTCGGCGAGCAACCGAAGTTCCTCGGCGGCCAGGGCCTGTCGAACCGCGCGCTCGACTTCAACCTCAAGACGCGCTGGGTGCGCGAGCAGAACGATGGCAAGGGCGTCTACGGCCTGACGGCCACGCCGACCAAGAACAGCCCGCTCGAAATCTACTCGATGCTGTCGCACGTAGCGCCCGAAGCATTCGAGAAGATCGGCGTGCGCAACAGCGAGGAGTTCCTGGACCGCTTCTGCGAGTTCACGAACGACAAGGTTCTGTCGACCAGCGGCGACATCGAGGATGCGCTGGTGGTGTCGGGCTTCAAGAACCTGACCGAGCTGCGCGAGATCATGGCGCGCTTCATCGACCGCCGCACCGCGGAAATGGTCGGGCTTGAGCTGCCTAAGCGCGACGACAAGCTGCACCTGGTGGGCATGACACCCAAGCAGGAGGAGGTCTACGCCAGCCTGCGCGAGCTCGCGGCCGAGGCCAAGGAGAAGGACTCCACGGGCGACGCGCACATCTTCTCCGTGATGGACAAGATGAACAAGGCGGCGCTCGACCTGGCGCTGCTCGGCGCCGAGCATGCCGGCGCGCGCAGCCCGAAGTACGACGCGATCGCCACGCAGGTGAAGGCGGGCCTGAAGGATGGCGCGCAGATCGTCTTCAGCGAGTACATCGACTCGCACGACCGGTTGGTGGCCGCGCTGGTCGACGCCGGCGTGCCGCGGAACCGCATCGGTGTGATCAACGCGAAGGTGGCGAGCAGCGCCGTGAAGCGCCAGAACATCGCCGAGGCGCTGAACAACGGCAAGCTCGACGTGGTGATCGGCAATGCGACGATGGCCGAAGGCCTCAACATGCAGAAGCGCACCACCGACATCCACCACGCCGACGTGCCGTGGGAACCGGCGACGCTGCAGCAGCGCAACGGACGGGGCCTGCGTCAGGGCAACTACAACGAGGCCGTTCGCATCCACACCTACCTGTCCAAGGGCAGCTTCGACGGCTACCGGTACCAGGCCGTGCGCGCTAAGAAGGACTGGCAAGACCTGCTATGGAACGGCGGAGATCGCGTCGAGAACCTGGCGCGCGAGGGCCAGTTCAGCCGCGAAGACCTGAACATCATGCTGGCGGCCGACCCCGAGGCAGCGCGCGCCGCCTACGAGAAGGACAAGTCCGCGGCGCAGCAGCGCTATGACGCCGGCCAGCGCCAGGCCGCGAACGAGCAGTTCGTGCGCTTCCAGGATATGACGCGCAGCTACGGCGCGCTGAAGAACAAGAACACCGCGAGCGCGACGCGGCTGCGCCAGAAGCTGGAGAGCGCGAAGACGGCGCTGTTCAACAACAAGTATTTCACCCACAAGCCGGCGCTCGACAGCGCGACCGACGTGCTGATCGAGCCGAGCAGTGGCACCGCGCTGCACGCTGGCGTCGGCCTCGACTACGGCAAGGAAGGCCGGTTCGTCGTGTCGGGCGTCAACGCGCGCGCAGGCACCGTGACGATGCGGCGCTACGCCGAGGTGAGTGGTGGCAGCGCGGTGACGGTGCCGCTGAGCGAACTGGCTTCTGGCATCAAGCCGTTCGCGGTCGACAAGGACGCCGAGGCGGCCGAGGTGCGCGTCAAGCTGGAGAGTGCAGCAGCCGAGAAGCTGAACAGCTTGAAGTCCTGGGACGATGTGAAAACCATGCCATCTTCGGTGCTGGAGGCGAACCACGACCTGATTCAGCGACAGATCAAGGAAGGCGCCAAGAGCTACAAATTCAGCATGCCTTACGGCTCGGTTCCCATGGTCGACAAGCAGACCGGTGAGCTCAAGATGGTTGAGAGCTACGAGCACACCAAGCTGCACGACACGCACGACTACTTGCTGCCGACCGAGGCGGCTAAGGAGAAGGCAATCCAAGCGTGGATGCAGGCCCGGCGAGAGGCCGAGGTCGGCAGCGAGTACGTGCACACTGGCAAGGGACGCAGCCAGAAGTCGACCCGCATGACGGCGCGCACCTACAAGGGTGCCAGGTACGACGCGCGCACGCGCAATCCATTCACCGGTCTGCTGGGCGAGCTTGGCGGCAAGTCGTCCACCTACGGCGTCGACGGGCCGCTGGTGAAGGAGGCAAAGCGCCGCCTTGAAGTTGAGCAGCTGCATCGAATCAAGCACGCCGGCAGCCTGGAGGGCATCGTCGACGCTCTCGTGCCGCTTGCGAAGCTGGAAGGCAGCGAGAGCAGCATGGTCGCGCGCTACCCGGAAAAGGCGCTGGCATCGGCCTGGGCGCGCGCGCGCCATCTCGGGCTGCTCGACAAGCCGATGCCGCGCGGCAAGCACGGACACTACGCCGTCGGCCAGGCGACCGCATACGGCGCGCCGGAGCGCAGTGCTCACAACGCGCTGGTGCAGCTCGCCGCGGCCGCCGGCAGGCACGACCTGGCCGAGGCGATGGTTGCCAGCGCGGAGCGGCACGCGCAGCATGTCAACACGCCGGAGACCGCATCGGTGCTGACCAAGCACTACACGCCGAACACGCGCCGCCTGCGGCAGATCCGCGCGATCGCCGAGCGGCATGGGATGGCCGACAAGACGCTGGGGCAGTTGCGAGAGCACCGGCTGGGCGGCAACTTCTCGGTGCCGAGCGGCTACGGATATGACCCGGTTGGCATGCGCAACCAGGGCACAACGTTCATGGATAAGTGGAACGAACTCCACGACCTGGCGAAACGCCGCGAGGCCGAGCCGCAGAAGGAGGCCGCATGATCGACCCCAAGACCTTCGCAGCCAGCACGCTGCAGCTGCTGCAGCAGGATCCGCGGCGCTACCGCAACTTCGGCTGTTACTGGTGGCTGGTGAAGGCGCTGCTGAAGCAGTTCTACACGCGCGACAACCTGCATCTGCTGGGCGACTACAGCGACCCGGAGGCTATGGAGCGCATGCCGGCGCACACAGACCTGCAGGAGGCTCTGGCGGCCGCGATCAATGAGTACCAGGCCAACGCCAGCTATGGCGCCGGCGCCGTCGAAGTGCCAGACCAGGCCGGCGGCGGCACGTTCTTGCTGGTGGACCCGGATGCCACGTCCTAGAATCTCCCCACGGCCAGCGCTTCCGCTGCGTCGTCGATCCTGACCCGGACCAGAAGGCGGGCAATCCCCGGGCAAAGGTTCACCACCCGCAATCGAGCGCACAGGGGCCGCCTTCGGGCGGCTCCGTTCTTTCCGGGTCGTGAGGCGATCATGCTGGCATGAAGCCGGTTCTCCTCCTGAAATCGAAGATCCCCGAGGGGGCCCGCTGGATCACGGTGCACCCCAACGGCCCCGGCACCGAGGGCCAGCCGGTGCTGATCCAGCCGAACCCTGACGGCACCGCGCACGTGATCGGCGGCGCCGGTGGCAAGCTCAACTACCTGAAGCTCCGCGGCGTTCGCAAGGAAAGCGAGTACAAGCGCGAGGCCGAGGAGCGCAAGAAGGCAAGGACCGAGGCGGCGAAGGAGCAGCGCCAACGGGACAAAGAGGCCGGCATCCTGGAGTCGAAGAACAAGGCCCGGGAGAACCTGCGCCTGCAACAGCGCCAGCACGAGCGCGAGTTCGTCGAGACGGTGGGCCGCGCGCTCGGCTGGGATCCGAAGGAGATGCAGTTCCCGGAGGAGGACTACGCGCACCTGTCGGATGCCGCGCAGGCCAAGCTGCGGCAGAAGTTTCACCGGCAGCTGATGCAGCGAGCCAACGAGGCCATTGAGCTGCAGCGCCAGCGTCTGGTGACCGACAGCGCGGCGCGCATGCAGGCTGGCATCGGCGAGGTGCCGCTGACCGCGCGCGACGACTCCACCCTGTCGGTGCAGGATCTTGCGCCCATCCAGGAGAACCCCGGCGGCTTGGGTTTCGCGCAGGACTTCAAGAAGCGCGCGGAGGCGGCAGGCGCCGGCGAGGAGGAGATCAAGGCCGAGGCCGACAAGCTGAAGCAGGCTAAGCAGCAGCAGCTGAGCGAGGGTCAGCGCCGTGCGGCGGTCGATCGTGGCGAGACGGCGAAGCTGGTCAAGCAGGAGCTGCAGGGCATCCGCGAGCCGGCGGCGCCGAAGGCTACCGCCGACCTGGCCGACGCCAAGCGGGCCGTCGAGCTCATGAAGGCGCGCAAGAAGCTGCAGCAAATCCAGCAGAAGGCGCGCGCGGCCGCCGCCGAGATCGACAAGTCGGCCACCGAACCGAAGGCCTACGTGCTGCAGTACGAGGCCGAGCCGGACGAAAAGCTCGACGCGAAGATCGCCGAGGAGGTCAACAACGACCTGCGCACAGTGCAGACCCTGGCGTTCCTGTCGGAGGTTCAGCGCTTGGCCGGCGGCGACCCCACCGAGACCCTTGGCAAACACATTGGCATCGGCGCCTACAACTCGGTCAACTCGCTGGCGCTGGCCGTCGGCGGCGATGCGCTGGTCGACCGGTCGGTGGTCGACGTGCTGGGCATCGCCGGCGCCGCGCAGGTGCTCGCGCGCCGCATCCACGGCGACCTGCCGGACCAGGTGGAGCGCATCACCGAGGGGGTTCAGGATTTCCACCTGCACCACTACATGGACACCAGCACCGAAGCGCTTGCGCAGGCGCAGGAGCTGATGGACGCGGCGAAGGAAATCGAGCTGGGCGAGGCCGCCAATGGGGCCGACCTGCAGGTGGCGCAGGAGCTCAATTCGCGCCGGCGCCGCGCCATCGGCGACGCGCAGAAGATCCTCGGCCAGGCACTTGGCGAGATGGAGGCAAACGCCGCGCTGGTGGTTGCGCTGAAGCAGGGCCGTAAAGACTCTTTCCAGGTCAGCCTCGGCAAGGCCAGCCCGGAGGCTGCGATCACGCAGGCGCGCGCGATCGGCCTGCAGCGCGGCGACTACACCATCGAGCACGTCGCCGGCGACACGTTCCTGACCGTCAACGGCGCCGGCCTCGACCGCCTGGCGAAGCCCGTCAACCGCGCAGACCTGGAGCAGGTGCAGCGTAACCTGGCAATCATCCGCGGCGACCACGACGAGGAGGATTGGCTGCCGGAAGGCGTCGCGCGGCGACCTGACCTGGTGATGGACGTCAAGCCCGGCGTCGCGCCGCGGCTCGCGCAGCCGTTCGCGCCAAGCGGCGACCTGGAGCAGTCCCTGCGCGACTACATCGGCGGCCGCGCAGCCGACGGCGATGCGCCAGGCGACATCGTGGCCGACATCCAGTCGGCCGACTTCTTCCAGCGCGTGGGATTCGATCGCGCCGAGGCCTACCGCCAGGCGCTCGATGCCGTGGCGCCGCTCAAGGACGCCGACGGCAACCAGCAGCGCGCCGAGGCACTGGCCGAGCACTTCGACCGGTTGGCCGACGATTTCGTGCAGCGCCATCACGGTGGCGAGCGCTCGACGCTGAACAAGCAGGCCTTCGACGTCGACGACAAGGCCACCGACGCGCTGCACCGCGCCCTGGCCGAGCACCCTGAGGGCGTGGCAGCCTACAAGCAGATCGGCGAGCTCACACACCAGGACCAGCGCGCGCTGCGCGAGTTCTTCCACGCGAACATCGCCAAGGAATCGCCCGAAGCAACCGCGCTGCGCCGCGATCTGGAGCAACACCAGGCCAACGAGCCGGAGCGCGAGACCACGGATATGTTCGGCGAGACCGTGCCGAATCCCGAGCACGGCGAGTGGCGCGCGCGCCACGACGAGCTGTCGACCAAGGTCAACGCTTCGTCGCTGAACTGGGCGAAGTACGCGGAAGCCATGGGCGGCCACGAGCGCGCCTACGAGGTGGTGCAGGACTTGATCAAGTCGCGCGTTGGCCGCGCGTTCGCCGACCACTACAACCGGCTGAACCCCGGCAAGCCGCTGAAGGTCGGCAAGTCCGTCATCCGCAACAACCTGCACCACCTCGACGCCACCGACCCCGAGGCGCGCGAGCGGCGCGAGCAGCAGCACCGCGCGCTGGTCGACAGCCTGCGCGAGCGGTCGCAGGGCCGCTACGCCGCCGGCAGCGTCAGCGAGAAGCTGGATGCGGCGCGCGAGCAGCGCGAGGCCTTCGAGCAAGCGCAGATGGGGTTCTTCTCGGCCGAGGAGGCGCCGCAGGCTGCGGCCGCCGACAAGCCAATCGAGCTATCCGGCGATGAGCGGCACACCATCGGCCACGTGGCCGAGCGCCAAATCGCCGGCATGATGGGCAAGGTGGGCGCCAACTTCAAACCCGGCAAGCCGCTGCGCCTGTGGCAGCCGAGCATGAGCGGCGGAAAGAACGCGGCTCGCCAGCGCCTGGTGAAGATGGTTGCCGCCAACAAGCGCGTGGTGGCCGCGTTCGGCACCGGCTCCGGCAAGACGCTGCTGGAGATGGCAGCCTTCACCCACGCGCACGCGAGCAACCCCAGCAGCCGCGGCCTGATCCTGGTGCCGAGCGTGGTGCAGGGCCAGTTCGGCGGCGAGGCGCTGCGCTACCTGGAGCCAGGCAAGTACAAGTGGCACTGCGAGCCTGGCGCGGCGCGCGAGCAGCGCATCGCAGCCTACAAGGATCCATCGCACCACTTCTGCGTCATGACGCACCAGTCGTTCCGCGACGACATGATGCACCTGGGAGCCAAAGCGGCCGGGATCAGCGAGCAGGAGATGGCCGATCGTGTGGGCGCGATGACGCCGGCCGAACGCAAAGGCTGGATGCGTGAGCTCATGCAGCGCGAGGGCATCCACTTCAACTACCTTGCCAACGACGAGAGCCAGAACGCGCTGAATCGGGCCGGCAAGGACAACTCCGGCCTTGCCAACGTGGTCGACGCGCTGGGCGACAACGCCGAGTACCTGCTGCACGCCAGCGGCGACCCGGTGAAGAACGACGCCAGCGAGGCCTTCGACCTACTGTCTAAGATGGACCGCGAGCGCTACAACGACCGTGCCGCGTTCATGCGGCGCTACGGCGCCGACACGCTGGCGGCCAAAGACGCGCTGAAGCGCGAGATGGCCCGCTACGTCTACCCGAGCCGGATCGACCCGGACGTGCAAGCCCACAAACAGGAGTCGAAACTTGCCCTTTCCGACGGTCAGCGAAAGTCCCTCACTGAGCTCGACAAGGCCTTTGCGTCGGCGCGCCTGGCCCGCATGCAGGGGAAGGTCGACGTGGAGGCGATGCGAACGATTTCGCCTACTTCGTTTGCTGGCGTGGATGCCGCCGAACACGAGAATGTTGCGCGCGAGCTGCAGAGGAATCTTGGCATCCTGAAGTCGGCGGCCGTGCGCCGGGTGATCAACACTCACCCGGAAAACCCGGTGCTCGACGACATTGCCAAGAAGGCTTCAGAGCGCCAGGGAAAGCCTGGCGTCGTGTTCGCCCACTCGCTGCAGCAGGTCAAGATGATTGCCGAGCGCCTGCAGAAGGAGGGGCACCGCGTGGTCATGATCACTGGCGCCGACAGCGCACAGGAGAAGGAGCGCAAGCGGCTGATGTTCCGACCGGAGAAGGGTGAAGCTGAAGCCGACATCCTGGTGGCCTCCGACGCCGGCGCCACCGGCATGAACCTGCAGCGCGGTCAGTGGCTGTACCAAGCTGACACCCCGGACACCGCGATGACGCACGCGCAGCGCCGCGGCCGCATTTACCGAACCGGTCAGCAGAACGACGTCGAGCTGATCGACGCGGTGCCGGACCACCCGGAGGTCCACCGGGCCCGTGATCGGCTGATGAAGAAGTACGGCCTGCGCGAGCTTATGACGTCGCCGATGGAGGGGTTGGATGACACTGGCGTGGCCTACTACCTGAAGCAGGCGCAAGTTGCGAAAGATAATCCTTTTTGAGACACTGCGCCCATGAACAACCCGCCGATCGACGACACCCGACGCCGCCTTGGTGAGCTTGGCGCCATGGCTGCGCAGGTCGACGAGGCTGAGCGCGGCATCCTCGCGCGTGCTGAGAAGCGGCTGGCTGAGGTCGAGAAGATCATCGAGCACAATCGCACGGCATCGCTTTCTGGTGATCCTGAAGGGGTGCGCGACTACCTCGATGCAATCGAGGAGCGCGGCCATCTCCAGCAGGTCATCGCCCAGGCGCGCGTGAACCTCCCGAACTGACCACGCTACCGGTGGACCCGTTGGCCGCTTTCGAGCGGCCTTTTTTGTTCGTGCGCACACACGTCTAAAGAGTCGTGACGCCAGACTCGGCTCATGCGTAATGACGCCGAACTGCTTGCAGCCGTACCCGATTTCATCTCGGTAGGCGGCCTGCTCAAAGCAACCCCGTCCGAGGACGGGGGGCGGCGCATTCTCTACTTCGAGGCCAGCAACGAGGACCGCGACATCCAGAACGAGGTGGTGCTGCAGAAGGCACTCGAAGCCTCGTCGGACTACTACCTGCGCCACGGCAACCTCGATCTGGAGCACTTCACCGTCATCGGTGCCAAGGTCGGCATTCCGAACTACCACGAGTACGAGATCGGCAAGCCCTGCGAGGTGCAGGTCAACGGCAAGAAGACGTTCGTCAAGGCCGAGCTCTACCGCGGCGACAGCGCGATGGCGCGCAACGCCGATATGGTGTGGGACAGCATCACCAAGCAGGATCCGCCGGCGCGCTGGTACCCAAGCGTCGGCGGATCGGTGCTCGACAAGAGCGTGAAACTGGACCCGAAGACGGGTGAAAAGATCGCTGTCGTCGAGCGCGTGCGCTGGAACAACACCGCGCTTTCGCGCACACCTGTGAACAAGTCCGTCGGAACGGTCAGCACCGCACCGGTCGGCATCTTCGCGAAGTCGCTCGGCGGCTTCGTGATCAAGGCACTCGAAGCGAGCTACGCAACCGACGCGGCCGGCAAGACCGGCGGCGCGGCGCTCGGCATGCAATCACTCGATCGCGGCGTCGCCAGCTACTGGGACTTCCGCGAGCGCCTGGCCGGCGACATGCGGTCGGGCGCGATCCAGAACCCGCGAGCGCGCGATCTCGTCGCGCACGCTGTGGAGCGGTTCGGTCTGTCTCACGACGAGGCTGCCGAGTACGTGGAGCGCTTTCTGCGCGATTTGAAAAACGGTCTCAACAAACGGAGCAATCCATGAGTGGTCAATTCGACAATCTGCTGAAGGACATCGAAGGTCTGACGGCAGGCAGCGAGGCCCTGGCAAAAGCGCTCCAGACGGACGGCGAGGATGACGAAAAGATCCAAGCTGCTGCCGCTGGCGCCAATGCCGAGGGCGGTGAAGCCGGCGCGGCCGGCAGCAACGATGGCGGCGCAACGCCGGCCGGCGAAGGCAACGGCGGCGACAAGCCGCTGGTGAAGTCTCTGACCGTGAAGCTGCCCGACGGCACCGAGGTGGAGGCCGCCGACGGCGCCGAACTGCTGAAGGCCATCAACGATCTCAGCGAGCGCGTGGGCAAGAGCGAGGGCGACCTGGCGAAGGCGCTCGGCGGCGCCGTGGCGCTGATGAAAAGCCAGTCCGCTGTGATCAAGCAGCAGGGCGATCTGCTCAAGTCGTTGAGCGAGCAGGTCAAGAAGCTGGGCGGCGAAGGCCGTGGCCGCAAGACCACCGTGGTGGTCGGCGCACCGGGCACCGAACAACCGCTCGCCAAGAGCGAGACCGCCAGCATGACTCCGCAGGAGTTCATGCTGAAGGCCACCTCCGCGTTCGACAACGGCAAGTTGTCGGGCAAAGAGCTCACCGTGATCGACGTGTCGCTCCGCTCGGGGCAGCCCATCGACCCGGCGCTGATCCAGAAGGTCGTCGGCTGACGATCGAACCAACCGGCAACACCTCACAGAGGAAAACATGAATCCGATCCTGTCTCAATTCGCGGGTGTCGCACCGGGTGGTGCGATCCCCACGCTGGGCGGCTCGACCAGTGGTGCTCTCGCGCAGTTCGAGGATCTGCAGAAAGCGCTCCAGGCGAGCAACTATCAGACCGACGTCGCAAACCTGACCGGTGGCGGCGCGCTGGGTGTGCAGTCGCTGGACACGGCGATGAAGACCACCATCCAGGAGAACGAGCACTTCGTGCTGTTCAATCGCCTGGCGAAGACCAACGCGACGAACATCGTCGACGAGTACACCCGCCAGAACGGCGTGGGTGGCTTCCTGGGCGGCACCACCAACACCCAGCTGGGTGTGGTGCGCGCGGCTCAGGGCGACTACGCCCGTGAAGTCGGCCTGGTGAAGTTCCTCATGTCGCTGCGTCAGGTCGGCTACGTCCTGAACATCGGCAAGAACATCACCGAGGCCACCGCGGTCGAGGAACGCAACGGTGCCCTGCAGCTGCTGACCGACGCCGAGTACCTGCTGTTCCACGGAAATGCCTCGGCCTGCCCGACGCAGTTCGATGGCATCTTCGCGCAGCTCGACAAGGAAATCGCCGCCGGAAACATGGGCAGCGACCACGTGATCGACATGAACGGCGGCGCCGTCAACAGCGTCGACCCGTTCTCGCAGGTCAACGTGGCGGTGATGCGCTACGGCTCGTGGGGTCGCCTGACCGACGCGCTGCTGCCGATCAGCGTGCAGAACGACCTGAACCAGGGTCTCGATCCGGCCTTCCGCTGGATGCCCGGTCAGAACAACACGCCGATGATCGGCGCGCACGTCGAGGGCATCCGCCTGCAGGGTGGTGTCGTGAAGACCGCGCAGGACACGTTCCTGCACGACGAGAACCATCCGATGGTCTCGCCGTTCCAGGTCAGCTACTCGGCCACCGCCACGGCGAACGCCGCCATCAACCCGGCAAGCCTCACCGGCTCGGCCGCCAACGACAGCGCGTCGATGTTCACGTCGACCCGCGCCGGCAACTACTACTACGCCGTCGAGGCGATCGACTCGACCGGCGCAGGCATGTCGCAGCTGGCGATCAGCGCCCAGGTGGCCGTGGCCTCCGGCCAGTCGGTGACGCTGACGATCACCAAGTCGTCGGCCGGCACCGAGTCCGGCTACCGCATCTTCCGCTCGAAGCAGAACGGCGACAACACGCCGGCCAACTTCCGGCTGATGACGGTGGTGGCGAAGGCCGCAGGCAACACCACGACCTACGTCGACCAGAACCGCGAGATCCCGGGCACGGTGAAGATCCCGCTGCTGGACATGGCTCCGGGCGCCGACGCCATCGGCTGGCGTCAGTTCCAGCCGATGACCAAGATCCCGCTGCCGTTCGGCGTCGGCGGTGTGCCGGTGATCAGCTGGTTCCAGTTCCTGTTCGGCTACCTGCGGATCACCAAGCCGAAGCGCCACGGCTACATCAAGAACGTGCTGCCGACCAAGGCGGTGTGGCGCCCCTTCACTGCGGAGTGACGCAGACGGGCCGCAAGGCCCATTGATCAGGCCCGGCTCCCTCGTGGGGCCGGGCTTACCACCAGGAGATTCACGTGCCCAAAGTCATCTGCAAGCTGCCCAACGCCTCCGAGAAAATCAGCGGCGTCAACTTCACGCAGCACCCCGACGGCGCCGAGTTCGGCATGGTCTCCGAGGAGATCAGCCAGGACCAGGCCGACGTCTTCGCCTCGATCCCGGGCTACGAGCTCGTCGGCGCACCGGACAAGGAACTCGTCGACCTGCGCGCCCAGGCCGAAGCCCTTGGCATCAAGGTCGACCAGCGCTGGAAGCCCGCGCGGCTGCGCCAGGAGATCAAGGCGGTGCAGGACGATCCGAGCGCCAAGGCCGCCACCCCGGCACCCGCCCCAGCCTCGGCGCCCGGTGCTGGTGAGCAGGCGTCGCAGCCCCCGACCACCTGATCTACTCTCGCACCTGAAAGGCCAACGCCATGTCCGCACCGATTCGCCAGAAGCAGCTGAACAAGCTCAACCCCGCCGCCGCCCATGCCAAGCTGGGCGATGTGCTCAACGACCTGATCGTGCAGGTGAACGCGCTGTGGGTCGCTGTCAACGCCATCTGCGTGAAGCTCGACGCTGACGCCGGCGTGACCGACACGAACTACACCTCGACGATCGCGCCGAGCGCGGTGACCGTGAAGGATCTGGAGAGCCGCGGCTGACGCCAGTCAATCCACCGAACTGAAAGCGCCGCCAGGGGTACCTGCGCGGCGCTTTTTCTTGTCGTGACTTCATAGTTCACGCGCGGGCTGACAGGCCCCGGAACCACCAATTCGCAGGCCTCTGCAAAGGACATTTCCATGTCGGCTTACAACAAGTTCAACGTCTTCGCGACGGACCTCACCAACGGGAAGCACAACTTCTCGTCGGACAGCATCAAGGTGATGCTCACCAACACCGCACCGGTCGCGACCAATGCGGTCAAGGCCGACATCACCGAAATCGCTGCAGGCAACGGCTACACCGCTGGCGGCAGCGCGACGACGATCACGAAGTCGAACAGCTCTGGCACCGAAAAGATCGTCGGCTCCAACGTGGTGTTCACCGCGACCGGCGCTGTCGGCCCGTTCCGCTACGCGGTGCTCTACAACGACACGCAGGCCAGCCCCGCCAAGCCGCTGATCGGCTGGTGGGACTATGGTTCGAGCATCAGCCTGGCGAACGGCGAGACGTTCACTGTCTCCTTCGACGCGACGAACGGCATCTTCCAGGTCGGTTGATGCCGATGCCGCGCGGCCTGCGTATCGGGTTCCCGGGGCCGAAAGTGCTGCTTGCCAGCACCGCCATCGCGGTGCAGGTGCTGGCTCAGCAGTGTTCGCTCGGCCGCCACTCTCTGCTGGGTGCAGCAGAGGGGCAGTATGCTTTTGGCGGCCAGGCGGTGCTGTTCAGCAAGGCGACCAGCACCGTACCCTACATCACGTGGGTGGATTTCCCGGCGGCGCCCGTCTCCGGCGGCGAGAACAACAAGGGCTATTACCTCACGCTCGGGATCAAGAACGCCGGCGCGTTCAGCGACTGGGGCGTCACCTCACACGTGACGATCGGCGGCGTCGAGGTGGACAACTACCGCTGTTTGGTCAGCCCGCCGGCAGGGTCGTTCGATGCACTGGTTGGCGTGAAGTACCTGCGCGTGCAGGTGGGCGCGCTCACGGGCCTGTCGATCGGCACAACCTACCCGGTGTCGGTCACGGTCAACGGCACGGCGCCGGCCAACACGCTCAGCGGCGGCTACTACCTCGACCCGTTCGGCGAGCAGATCAGTTTCATGCCGGTCGCCGGCACGATTCTGGTGGTCGATCCCGTCAGCGGCAACAACGCCAACTCTGGCGCCTGGGGCTCGCCGCTCAAGGATCTCCAGACGTCGACTGGTAGCGCGGGCGCGTACCGCATCAACACCTCGGCCAATGGGACCGATGGCATCCACCCCGGCACGTTCATCGTTTGCCGCAGCGGAACGTCGACGACCACGGGCCTGAACAACCGCGGCGCCGACCTGTTTCGTATCACGGGCACGGCGCCGACGGGTGCCGTCGACCGCGGCCCCATCTGCTGCACTTCCTACCCCGGCGCGGCCGGCGCGAACAGCGAGGAGTGGTTCACGTGGGCCGGCCCGAGCGGCACCGGCGGCATGTTCAATGGGAACGACAGCACGCGCGCGGTAGAGACCAGCACCAGCTTCGGCGGCTTTACTGGCTGGTGCCAATATATGTGGTTCAGCCGCGTGAAGGGGGCCGTCAATGCCGGCAGCGGCGCCGACGCGGGCCCGTTCAATGTGCAGAACCTCGGCCAGAACTGGCGCGTGATCGCGTGCGAGATGACCTGGCCCAGCACCAACAGCAGCAGCCAGGCGCGCAGCGGCGGCGTGGAAGGCAGCCCGGTCAACAGCCGCTTCTACAGCAACTACATCCACGACATTTACGGCACCGGCGCAGAGGCCGACACCAACCACGGCTTCTACTTCGACGGTTTCAGCAGTGGCGTGGGTGACGTGGCCTACGGCAACATCGTCGCCTACAACTACATCTACAACATCACCTTCGGCAACGGTGTCCAGTTCTACAACGGCGTCAACTCAAGCGACACGCTGCGCAGCAACACCGTTGCCTTCAACGTGATCGACACCGTGCACAAGCACGGGGTCAACATCAGCAACCAGACGAGCTCGGTGCAGGTCTACAACAACCTGATCCTGCGCTCTGGTGAGTGTGGCGTCGAGATCCAGACCAGCGCCGCGTCAGGCACGAACTCGATCGTGGTCAGCAACAACACGATCTACGGCTGGGGCATGTCCGCGGCAAACGCCTTCGCGATCGCGCACACATCGACGAGCTCGGGCGGAACCATGCGCGCGGAGAACAACATCTGCATGCAGACGCCGAGCCATGCCGCCAACGGCTACACCTTCTTCACGCGAAACAGCACCGAGATCACGCCAGCCAAGAACCGCTGGTACGATCCGAACGGCCTACTGACCGCCAAGCCGACCGAGGACACGACGGGAAGCTACGGAGATCCTGGCTTCTCGAACGCGGCCGGCGGTGACTTTAGCCTGGCGAACGGCAGCGCCTGCATCGATGCGGGCAACGCGCCGGCGGGTATCACTCGCGCGTGGGGCTTTGCGCTCAACGCGGCGCCACAGGGTAGCGCCAACGATCAAGGCGCCTTCGAGAGGGCTGCGTAATGGCCTGGCGCTCCGGCTCAGCTGGCAACCACGTCGGCAACGAAGTTTTCACCGTTGCCGCGCCCGCCGGGCTGGCCTCGAACGACATCCTGCTCGGCGGCCTGACCGACGACACCAACACCGCTACGCCTACGCCACCGTCGGGCTTCACGGCGTTGGCGTCGGCCGACCTGACCGGCCCCGACTCTCAGATCGTTCGTAGCTACTGGAAGCGCGCCGGTAGCTCTGAGCCGACGTCTTATAGCTGGCAGAGCAGCCAGGGCTACGTCGAAGTGGTGATGGGCGCCTGGTCAGGGCGCAGCACATCATCTTCGCCTGTGGCCGGCACCCCGCTGCAAAGCACGGTCTCTAACGCTTCAGGCGCTACGCTCTCTGTTCCGGGCGTCACCGCTTCGAGCGGTGACGATCTTGCGATCGTCGTCGGTCTCGATCAAACGGTGCAGACCGACGTCTGGACCGTTGCTGGTCCTGATGGAACTTGGACGCTGCGCGAGATTTCCAGCCCAGGGCAGTGGGGAACGATTGCGCTGCTGACGAAGGATAACGTCAGCGCTGGAGCGACCGGCAACCTCAACGTCACCGTCACGCGATCCTCTGGCAGTGGCGGTGTCGGTGTCGGTGCGTTTGTGGTCCGCATCCCTTCGGCTGCCGGCAATGCCTACACGCTCACCGCGGCGGAAGGCTCGTTCTCGGTCACTCCGCAGACCACGAAGCTCCTGGCCGGCCACAAGTTGACCGCAGCCCAAGGCGCGATTTCCGTCACGCCGAAGACGACGCTGCTGGAGCACGGCTACCAGGTCGCCGCAGCTCAGGGATCGCTGGCAATTACGCCGAAGACCACCTCGTTGCTTGCGGGGCACACCGTCATTGCCGCCCAAGGAAACTACCAGGTCATGGGCTCGGCCGCTGTGGGCGATTACGCCGTCACCGCGAGCTCCGGCAGCTACTCGATCACGCCCGGCACCACGGTCTTCCAGCACGCCGCTGACCTGACGGCCGCAGAAGGCACGCTGTCGATTGCCGGCCACGCGGCGACACTCGGGGTCGGTCGTAAGCTGGCCGCGGCTCAGGGCGCCTTCGCCATCAGCGCGCAGACCACAAACCTGCTGGCGGCGCGGAATGTCGCTGCCGGACAAGGATCGCTCGCAGTCTCGGGTCAGGCAGCGACGCTGCTGCACGCCTACGACCTGACGGCAGCGCAAGGGACGTTCTCGATTTCCGGGCACGCCGCGACGCTGCTGCACGGCGATGCCGTGGTGGCGGCGCTGGGTTCCTACAGCATCTTGGGGCAGGCATCCAGCCTGGTTCGAGCGCTCCGAGTGACCGCGGCGTCGGGTACGTTCGCTGTCGATGGTTTCAGCGCCACGCTGGCGCCTTCGAGCTCGCCAACCCTTGGCGCTGATACCGGCGCACTATCCGTGGCCGGCCAGGCCGCAATGCTTCTGCGCTCGGCTGACTTGGTGGCCGCGGCCGGGCCCTATGCGGTCTCCGGTCAGGCCGCTGGGTTTCAGCGCGGCTACCTCATGCCAGCTGGCGCTGACGCGATCGTCGTCACGGGTCTTCCGGCGCTACTGCGCCGTGGTGCCGCTGTCATGGCGAACCAGGGCGCCTATGCTGTTTCCGGCCGGGCGGCCAGCTTGTCGCAAGCTATCGGGCTTGCGGCCGGCTTCGGCTCCTACTCGATCAGCGGCTATGCGGCCGCGCTCGATGTGCCGCAGCACCTGCTGATGGCAAACGGCGGCCTCTACAGGGTGACGGGCACCGTTGCGGGCCTGGCGATCGGCGGCGTGTCCTTGCCGGTGGCCCCCCCAGGGCGCTTCTTCACGCTCAAGAAGCATGATCGAAAATTCACGCTGCGCCGCTAGGCGCCATGGAGATTGACGGTGAGCATTGACGTTTCACTCGACGACGAAGTTCCTTGGAGCCAGAAGGACAAGGACGCCACTCCGAACTACTCGTTCGACCTGACGCCGCTGCTCGGCGGCGCCACGCTGTCCGGGTGCACGTGGGCTGTGACGCCGGCCGGCGGTGCGTCGGTCGTGCTGTCGTCGATCTCTGGCAATGTGGCAACGGTGCAGGTCACCGGTGGCGTGGTCAACAACTGGTACAGCCTGACCGCCACCTACACGACGTCTGACGGCCAGACCGATCAGTTCACTTTCCGGCTGTTCATCGAGCCGGATGCGGAGACCGTGCCCCAGCTCGGCACGCTGCTGTTCCCGAACCGCTACACGGCTGTGGCGAACCTGCGCCGCGACCGTCTGATGTTGGCCGCAGCCACGGTGCTGCCGAACCTCGATCTCTCCGACGATTACATCTTCGGCATGCTGTCGGCGGCCGAGGCTGAGATCGCGCGCCGGCTGCGCGTGCCGCTCGTGCCGACGAAGTTTTTCCCGCTGCAGCCCACCGACGACCAGATCAACGCCCTCAATGGCATGCCCTGGCAGATCGATCCGGGCTACGACTACAGCGCGAACCAGTTCGCAGGCGACTCGTGGGGCTACATCAAGCTGCGCCACAAGCCGATCATCTCGATCGACCAGATCCAGTTCGCCTACCCGGCACCGCAGGCTGGCCTGTTCACGATCCCCAGCGACTGGATTCGCATCGACGCGAAGTACGGCACTCTGCAGCTGGTGCCGTCGGCCGTTACCCTGTCGGTACCACTGAGCTCGCTGATCATGCAGGCGATCGCCGGCGGCCGCACGATCCCCTTCATGATGCAGGTCACCTATACGGCTGGCCTGGCGAATGCGGCGGGCGACTTCCCTGAGCTCCTGGACGTGGTGCAGAAGCAGACCGTGCTGAAGATCATGGAGGATTGCTTCTTCCCGCAGTCCGGCTCGATCAGCGCTGACGGCTTGTCGCAGAGCCTGAGCGTCAACATGGACAACTACCGCGACACGATCGACCGGATCATCGACGGCCCGAAGGGGGCGAACGGTGGCCTCATGTCGGCGATCCACGGCGTGCGTTCGATGACGCTGGGATGAGCCATGCAACTGAACCCGAACGCCTTCAACGCGCATCTCGCCAACATCGGCCAGCAGGTTTCTTGGCGGCAGAGCCACAACTGCCCCTGCATCAACCCGCACAGCGGTGCCGCCAAGCCGGGCTGCCCGGTGTGCGGCGGCCGCGGCCGGTTTTGGGATCCGTCCGTGGCTGGCGTGATCGGCATTGCGAACCAGCAGGTGCAAAAGCGCTGGGCGCAGATGGGTCGCTACGAGGCCGGCGATGCCGTGGTGACGGTGCCGGAGAACTCCGCGGTCTATGACGCCGGCCAGTTCGACCGCGTACTGATGCTCAACAGCACCGACCGCTTTTCGGTGTCTCTGATGCACGGCGCCTCGAACGAACGCCTGTACTACTCACTGCAGAGCGTCGATCGCGTGTTCTGGCTCACCAATGGCGGCCTGCCGCTGGTGGAGGGTGGCATCCCCACCGTTGCGGACAACGGCGTGCTCACGTGGAGCTCCGGCGAGCCGCCGGCTGGCATGACGTACACGATCGAAGGCTCGAAGTTCAGCGAGTATTTCGTCTTCGACTCGATGCCGAGCGATCGCAACGAGCACAGCGGCGCGAGGCTGCCGCGCAAGATCGTGCTGCGTAACTTCGACCTGTATGGTCGAGCCGGCGACAACTCCTAGCCGCCGCGCTTGATCGCTTCGGTGAAGGCCTGCTCGGCGAGCGGCCGCATCTCGTTGGAGATGTTCTCGGCGATGTGTAGGCCGGGCTGCGCAGGAACGATCCAGCCCGAAGATCCTTCCATCATCGTGCGGAAGGTCATGTAGGTCGAATATCGCTTGCCGCCAGGCGTGCGGCTGTCGAAGCGCACCATGCCGGCGTAGCGATCGGTCTTGCCATGCGGGTTGGGTCCGAGCATGGCAGCCGGCAGCCGGCCGCCCCACTGGTACTGCTGCCGCGGCACCATGTAGTGCTGCCGCGTGTGGATGCTCGACGCGAACGGCCGCTGCTGCGCGGCCGCGCGCATGCCGAACTTGGGGCTGAGCTCGGTCACCTCGCCGCTCGGCCGGAAGCTGCCCGCTGGCGTCGTCACCTTGCTGGCAGAGAGCTGTGAAGCGGCGTCGTAAATCTGCTGCGGCATCGCCGGACCGAGCGCATCGTTGCCTGGGGTGTTGTGGCGAAACGGGATCACCAGGAACCGGCGCCCGTCCTTGGTGGTGCGCACCTTCAGCGAGGTGTCGAGCATCTTCTTCAGGTCGCGCGCCGGGCGGCCGCTCTCGATCTCGCTGGCGTACTTGTAGTCGCTGAAGACGAGCCAGGCGAACGGCCCCGTCTGCTGCAGCTGAATCGATTCCATGTAGGCGGTCTTCTCGCCGCTCCAGAGCTTGGCCCGGTAGACGGCCTCCATCCAACGGACCTGTGTTTGCTGCGCGACGGCGCGCACCGCCTGCGCCAGCCTGGGCAGCACTTGCTCGTTGACTGCCGACGTGGCGCTATCCAGCACCACGTTCAGGTCGATTGAGATCCGAAACTCAGCCATGCCAGCAGGTTAGCGTCACGCGCCGGTGTCGTGACGCAACACTCGGAGCATGACGATTACCGCCCTTCGCCCGCTTGCTGCCGGGAACGCGCTGCGCGTTTTCCTGCAGCCGCCCGCTGGCGCGCTGGCTTGGCGGATCGTTCGGAAGGCCACCAACGACATCAGCGGCTTGAACGATCCGGGCGCTGCGCTGGTGTATGACGGCGACGACATCGCGCCGCTCGACTATTCGGTGCCGACGAACGGCGTCACGTTCTACTACCAGGCCTTCTACTGGGATGGCGCCACCTGGACGCCCAGCAACGCGCTCAGCGGTCAGGCGGCGGCCACCTACTCCGACGGCACCATCGACGTGCTGGAGCTCGTGCGCGAGCGCTTGGACTTCGGCATGCAGGCCGAGATCGCGGCGCAGCGCCTGGTGCCGCAGTCCGGGATCATCGAGGTGCTGACGGCGCCCCCGGTGTGGGAGAACACGAAGTGGCCCGTCGTCACGGTCCACATGCAGTCCGATTCGTCGCAGGGTCGCGCTCTCGGCGAGGTGATCGAGCCGGACGAGCAGGTCGACGGCGGTACCGGCTGGGATGAGATCGAGGGCTGGCTTTCCAGGGTGCAGCTGGCGATCGTCGGCTGGAGCCAGAACCCGGACGAGCGCATCGAACTACGCAAGGCGGTGCGCCGCATCGTCGTGGCAAACCTCGCTGTCTTCGACGCGGCTGGCATGGTGCAGATCGACACCACGCAGCAGGACATTGACATGGTGAACGGGGAGTACCCGGCGCCTGTCTATCAGACCCTGTGCACCCTCACTTGCCAGGCCACGGTGCGCGTTGTCACCGGCCACGACGATCCGGTCACCGACGTCACCGTCACCGCAACCGCAACCAACCTTTCACCAGGGGAATCCCCATGAGCGACACCCAAGACCTGCCCACGGAATCCGAGCAGGAACTGACCGTTGAGGAGTTCTGCCGCCGCCTGTCGGTCACCGATCGGCGCGTCGAACTGCTCGGCGCCTTCCACTTCGACGAAAAGCGCAACGGCCGCGTCAAGGACACCGAGACGAACTTCCGCGCGCGCTTCGACGAGTTCGCCAACAAGCCCGTCAAGTAAGGGGTAAGCCATGAGTGTTTTCTTCGACGGCCAGCTGCTGGTGACGCCGACCACGCGATCGGTGGTCGACGACAGCGCGCTCTACGACAAGAACCTGACGGTCGGCAACGTCGCCGCCTTCATCGGCCAGTCGGTCGGCGGCCAGCCGAACACCGTGCTGACCTTCGGCACGCCTTCCGAGGCTCAGGCCGCGCTGATCTCGGGTGAGCTCCTGGACGCAGTGCTCAAGGCCTTCGACCCGTCTTCGGACACGGGTAGCCCGCAGTCGGTGGTTGCGATCCGCGTGAACCCGGCGACGCAGGCCGCGCTCGCGCTGCAGGATGGCAGCTCGAACACCGTGATCAACCTGGTGTCGACCGACTACGGCCTCTACACCAACCAGATCAAGGTCAAGGTCGAGGCCGCCAGCACGTCCGGCAAGAAGCTGACCACGCAGTACGGCAACAACTACTTCAGCCAGGACAACGTGGCGCGGAACGCCTTCAGCGTGCAGTACGGTGGCGCGCAGGCTTCCGCGACGATGACGATCAACGGCACCTCGATCGTCCTGCAGGCCCCGAGCGGCAGCACCGTGGCGACGGTCGACCTGAACACCTACAAGACGGTGCAGCAGGTGGTCGACTACATCAACACCATCAGCGGATTCACCGCGGCGGTGCTCGATGGCAACGGCCAGGCTCCGACCCTGCAGGGTCTGGACTTCGTGACCGCGCAGGATGTGAAGACCGCGCTCTACACGGCGACCGCGCACCTGCAGGCCTGCGTCGACTGGTTCAACGGCGTCGGCGAGGGCTACGTCACCGCGACGCGGCCGGCCAACGTCGGCACGCTCCCGGCCAACGTCGGCTTCACCTATCTCGCTGGCGGCTCGGATGGGGTGGTCACCAACACCCAGTGGTCGAATGCCTTCACCACGCTGCAGACCGCGGACGTGCAGTGGATCACGCCGGTGACGTCGGACCCGTCGATCCACGCGATGGCTGACACGCACTGCCACTTCATGTCGACGCAGGGCCGCATGGAGCGGCGCGCGATCTGCGGCATGCCGGCCGGAAGCACCGACTCGGCGGCGATCGCGGCAGCCAAGAACATCAACAGCGACCGCACGTCGCTGGTGCACATCGGCTACTACGATTTCGACGCCAACGGCAACCTGGTGCTCAAGCCGCCCTACATGACGGCGGCTGCGATCGCCGGCGCGTTCTCGGGTGTGAATCCGGGCACCCCGCTGACGAACAAGACGCTGAAGTTCCGCGGCCTGGAGCGCCTGCTGCGCAACCCGACCGACACCGACCCGCTGATCAACGGCGGCGTGCTCTGCGTGGAAAGCACCCCGCAGGGCTACAAGGTGGTCAAGTCGATCAGCACGTGGCTGACGAACGACAACTACGACAAGGTGGAGCAGTCGGTCGGCAACGCGCTGGACTTCGTTGCGCGCAACGTGCGCCAGGCGCTCGACGTGCTGCGCGGCCAGAAGGCCTCGCCGCTGCTGCTCAACCGCGCTGTCAGCATCACCGAGTCGACGCTGACCCTGCTCGCGCAGCCCGATCCGGCCGGCCCGGGCGTGCTGGTGGGTGACGCGAACAGCCCGGCGTTCAAGGGCATCACCGCATCGCTCGACGGCGACGTGGTGAACGTGCAGTTCCAGTGCTCGCCGGTGCTGCCCGCGAACTACATCCTGGTCACCATCTTCGCGGTGCCGTACAGCGGCACGGCGACGGCTTGAGGAGCCTGATCCATGCAAACGAATCTCAAGACCCGCAGCGGCAACCGGATCGTGGTGCTGCTCGACGGCAACGAGGTCGGCCTGCTGCAGAACGTCCGCGCGAGCGACGACTACGGCCCCGAGCCGGCTTCGGGCATCGGCGACATCCATGTGCAGGAGTACGTGCCGTCGATGGCGCGCCACGTGCTCAGCATCAGCCAGATGGTCCTCAACAAGGACAAGCTGCGCCAGCTGGGCATCATCCCGGAGAACGGCGATGCCGCTCTGCAGGGTCTGGTGTTCGACATCGAGCAGTTCGACAAGGACAGCGGCCAGTCGTTGCGCAAGTACCGCGGCTGCTCCTACGCCAGCGGCGACCTGGACGTGACCAAGCATGCGATCGTCATGCGCTCGGGCACGTTCAACGCGCTCGACGTCACCGGCACCGGCCTGTGACGGCGGCCGGGCGCTGACACCCCAAGGGGCCGCTTCGGCGGCCCTTTCTTTACCCCCATGGAGACCTGATCATGCGATCTGCAGCACCTGGTGACTTCCAAGTCACCGTCGATGACATCGGCACCTTCACCTTCGGCCGGCGCGCGCCGCGCGACGTGTTCAAGATCCGCGGCCTGTATGCGCAGCTGACCGGCGGCAACTACTCCGAGGAGGGTGGCTACAACGACTACCCTGCCTTCGCGTTCGCGACCCTCAAGCAGATGATGGTCGGCGGTCCTGACGGCTACGATCTCGACAAGATCGACCCGGTGGTCGACGAGCAGTGGGAAAGCAAGCTGATCCGCGTTTTCTCGGCACTGGTCGAAAAGGAGCTCTCCTTTCGACCGGGAAATGGAGCGGCAAGCCAAGAAGCGGGCGCGTGATCACCACGAGAGCTACGAGTTCGCTTTCCGTCGCCGCTACAACCTGCCCCCGACCGATCCGCGTTACTTGAACGCCACTCGTGACCAGATCATCGAGGACTACTGGCTGCACTACTACGCCAGCAACGGCATCAAGGACGAGATCGAGGACGAGAGCTTTGACCTGGAAGAAACCCTGGCTCGCATGGAGCAGGGAGACGACTGGGAGGACATAGTTCGTGGCTGACGACGTAAAGATCCCAGTATCCGCCAACCTCAAGGGCGTCACCGACGAGCTCGATCGTCTGCCGAAGAAGATCGAGGACACGGTTCGACGTGTCGAGAAGTTCAAGTGGCACCCGTTCGACCTGAAGCAGATCGAAGCCGATCTGAAGAAGCTCGAACAGATGATGCTGGAGACGCACCGGCGCGTGCAGCAGTCGGGCGGCGGCGGCTTCGTGCTGCCGGCCTCGCCTGGCATGCCGGTCCCTGCGTTCCCGGCGGCCCCTGTGCCGGCGCCTCCTGGCCGTTATCCAGTGCCGGCGCCGCGCCAGCCGCACCGCGGGGGCGGCCGCGGCGCCTACACGCACGCTCCGACCTGGGGAACCATCCCGCAGCAGTTCATTGGCGGTGTGGGCGGCGGCTTCGGCACGATCGGCAGCTATGCGGCGCGTGGCGCGATCGCCGGCTCCTACGGTGGTGGTGGCCTGGCTGGAGGCCTGCGCGGATTGGCCGGCGGCCTGGGCATCGGCGCGCTGGCATTCGGCGCCTATAAGGTCGGCCAGAGCGTCACCGAGGGCTATGACCTGGCGAAGGAGCGATCCGGCACGCTCGACACGCTCAAACGCCAGCTGGGAGACGTCGGCATCTCCTTCGAGCACCTGAAGGCGATCAGCGACCAGACCGCGCAGGGCCTGCAGATCAACTCGAAGGAGGCGGCAGAGCTCGCAGCGCAGTTCAACCGTCTGAGCCGGGGCGCCTACGGCGTTGATGGACTATCTGGCGCCACGCGCAACGCCGTCGGCTTCTCGCGCGCCTACGGCCTCGACCCGAGCGCCGGCGTTGGCTTTTTCGGCGCCATGGCGAACATGGACCGCCGGCAGAACAACCGCGAGCTCGCGCTGCTGCTGGCCGAGGCGATCAACCGCTCAGGCATGTCCGCGCGCGCCGACGAGGTGATGCAGGCCATGCTGGGCTATGCGTCGTCGGTCTCGCGCATGGTGATGGGCACTGGTGGCCTGCAGGGCTACGCAGGCGCCTATTCGTCGCTGATGGGCATGCACGGCATGACCAGCGACAACGCGGCCGGCATCCTCGGTTCCGCCAACGCCAGCGTGATGCGCATGGGCGGCGCCGGCGAAGCCGGCATGAACTTCACCATGATGGCGCTGAGCCGCTATGGCTCTCTCAACCCGGTGCAGGCCGCCGCGCTGGCCGAGGGCGGCCTGTTCGGAACGCGCGGTGACGTGTTCGGACCCAACTCGTCGATCTCTAAGTTCATGGGTGGCGCCGGCATGCCTGGCGGCGACATGAACGTGTCGAATTTCACGGCGATCCGCGGCGCGCTGCGCGGCCTCGGCGGCAACAAGTGGCTGCAGTTGGACGCGGCCAAGCGCTATTTCGGCGTCGGCAGCCTGTCTCAGGCCGCTGCGCTGATGAACCTCGACGAAGGTGGGGCTGGCAACTTGATGCGCGCCGTGCAGAGCGCCGGCATCGACATCAACAAGCTGAACTCCAGCGGCATCCAGGCGCTGGCTGCGGCGGGCCCGAACGCCACGCCGGAGCAACTGCGCAACCTGGCCTCATCGAATCGGCAAGAGACCGAGTTCACCAAGATGCAGGACCAGCTGAAGGCGCTGGATGACATCAAGATCAACACCGGTGACAAGCTGATCGGCCCGATCAACGACATCCGAGGGTATGTCGCGGCGATCGCCGGGAAGATCGCGCCCGGTAATGCCGTCGACGCAGAGCGGGCGAAGGCGGCGGCCGACATGGCGGCACCATTCTCAAGCCGCAAGGCGCAACTGGAAAACGCACTGGCCGGCGAGCTCAGCGTCACCAGCTCGCACTTCAACATGATGACTCCGGCGCAGCAGGACAGCGTGCGCCAACGTCGCGCGAGCGCGCAGGCGCAGCTGGGACAGATCAACACGCTGGCGAATGCGGAAGCGAAGTACGGTCTCCCGAAGGGATTGCTGTATGGCGTTTGGGGTGCTGAAACGTCCTTTGGCCGCGACGCCGGCAAGGTGTCGTCGGCCGGCGCACTCGGCGACTTCCAAATGATCCCCAGCACGGCGGCGCGCTTCGGTGTGAAGATTGGAGACTTCGCCTCCGAGGCCGATGGTGCCGCCCGCTACCTGCAGGAGCTCATCAACAAGCACGGTGGCGACGTCAAGGCTGCGCTGTTCGAGTACAACGGGGTCGTGCACAACATCGCCGCCGGCGATGCCTACGTCAGCAAGGTAGCGAAGGGCGCGGCCAGCATGCCGGAATCCACTCCGCTGCCAGCTGGTCACAGCTCCACCGGCAGCACCGGCGACTTCGCTCGGATGGACCGTGAGCTCAGCATCAACGGCACGTTCACGCTGAACGATGCCAAGGGCAACCCGATCGCTGCACCCCTGAAGACCCGAGTGAGCGTCCCGCGCGGCGCCGGAGCAGGCTGATGAAGAACCCGGTCACCATCCGCCATCCCGGCCTGCAGGTGCTGCTGCGCAAGAACATCGGTCGCACCGCGGGCGGCTCGGCGCTGCCTGTCTCCGAGCGATTCGCTGGTCAAAAGCGCGTCGTCGACCTAACGCCCTACTTCGGAGATGCCGGAGCGGTTCAGGTTACCAAGAGCACGCGCGAGCCCGCTGGCGCATTCGCCTTGACCTTCGGCGACAAGATCAACCTCGACGCATCCGACACGGTGTACGGCCTCGTCGAGCCGATGGATGTCATCGAGATCCGCATGGCTGGCGATGCCTACAAGGGATCTTCGACCAGCAACTCAGCGAGCGGCGCCAGCGGCCAGGTGCCGCTCAGCTTGCCGATCGTCATGCGCGGCCTGGTCACCGAGGTGCGTCGCACCGAAGCGATGGGCGCCGGCGGACAGCCCCAGCGCGCCGTGGTGGTCAGCGGTCAGGACTACGGCAAGATTTGGCAGATCCTGCAGATCGTGAACAGCCCGTTCGTCGACCCGAGCGCAAACCTGATCACCAGCCTGCCGCTGTTCGCCCGCTTCGGCCTGGCGGCCGGCACCATGTACGCAGAGCAGTTCGTGCAATGGGTCTTCGACAAGGTGGTCAATCCCTACATCTCGAAGATGCAGAGCAAGACCGGTGGATCTTCGTCCCCTCTGCTGCAGATCGCCACCGATGGCATCGTGGTACAGGACGGCGTGGTCTCGCCCTTCGGTGTCGGCGGGTGGCAGGGCGGCTCGATCTACGACCTGCTGACGATGCACTGCGACATCGGTCCCTGGAACGAGCTCTACATCGAGGACCGCGAAAGCGGCCCTCGCGTGGTGTACCGACCGAATCCGTTCTTCGATTCGCAGCTCAACTACATCATTCCAGCAACGGCCGAGCCCGACTTCGTGGAGATCACGCGCGCCGACGTGGTGAGCATGACGGTGCAGCGCACAGATGCCAACGTCGCCAACTACTTCTGGGTCGACGCTCCGCGCTTCGCGCTGAACTATGACGACACGCTGCGTCTGATGGCCTACCAGGCGAGCCCGTCGGAGGTTTACCAGCAGGGCTACGGCAACAACGACCCGGACCTGTACGGCTTCCGCCGGCTGTGGTCCGCAACACAGCAGGGCGGCCGCGGAGAAACGAACAACGGCAACGGCACTCCCGACGGGTCTCCGCGGGACCAGAATCAGACCGATGCGGTGGACTGGATGAACAAGCGCCGGCAGCAGCTGCGCGCAATGAACCAGGACAACGTGGTGCTTGAAAACGGCTCGATGACCATCAAGGGCAACGAGAACGTGCGCGCCGGCGTCTACGTTCACCTGCAGCACGGCAACATGGATTCGTTCTACTACGCCGTATCGGTCACTCACAACTACGTCCCATTCGGCGGCTACACCACCACGGTTCAGTTCGAGCGCGGCACCGGCTTCATTGATCGCGTGCAGAAGGGCAGCGGCCCGGCCTCTCCGTACTGGGCCGAGCTTGGAGACTCCTGATGTTCTCGATTGGCACTGTCGTCGCCTCCTACCCCGAGGGAAACTCGGTGGATGTGCTGCTCGACAACGGCGACCGCCTGTCGAATGTGCAGGTGATGGTGCCTACGGGCAGCAACGTGTCGGGCGTGATCGACCTTCCTGACGTTGGCGGCCCGTCGTCGAGCGACGAGGCGCGCTGGGATCCGACGTCGCAGCGCGACCGCTACGTCAAGGCCGTGGTCGGCTTCTGCCACAGCGTGCCGGTCGTGTTCGGTTTCCTGCTGCCCCAGGTCAACGAGATCACGTTCCAGGAGAAGAATCGGCGCATCGTGCGGCATGCCAGCGACGTCTACTCCAGCGTCGACGACAGCGGCAACGTCGAGGTCTACCACCCGAGCGGCACCTACATGCGCATCGGCACGTCGCCGGCGCACGAAGACTTGACAGCGAAGGACTACGACAAGAAGTGGGCGATCGCACGCAACACCGACAAGCAGGTGCACGTGCAGCTGACGGTGATGAACGGCGGCGCGCAGAAAGCCTCGCTTAACATCGACCCGAGCGGCAACATCACGCTCACGCATGTCGGCAACCTGGTGACGCACACCCAAGGCACCGCGAGCGTGACGGTCGACGGCAACACCACGGTGCACGTGGGTGGCAATGCCAGTGTCAACGTCAGCGGCACCACCGACGTGACGTCGGGCGGCAATGCCTCGCTGACGGCGCCCCAGGTGACGATTGATTCCGCGCAGACCACGTGCACCGGCCACGTGACGATCGAGGGGGGGCTCAATGTGTCGGGCGGCAGTGGGGCGGCCGTGGCTGGCAATGTGACGGTCACCGGAGGTGACGTTACCGCCGACGGTCACACGCTGAAGAACCACACCCACCCCGACCCGCAAGGCGGCAACACAGGCCTGCCGACTGGCTGACCGTCGTGACGGCACCATGCCGTCATGTACGGTCGGTCCCCGAGCTCACAGAAGGCCGACGCCCGCCCGATTTCCTTCGTGCTCGACGATCAATCGAGCGCTGGTGCGTCGCCCGTCAGCGTCAACCTGGCAATCCGCCCGGAAGACCTGTCGCGCACCGACACTTCGCGCATCTCGGTGCAGCAGACCCTTGGTGGCGCCTGGGCCGACAACTTCGGCGCCGGCATCCCGACGATCAGCATCAGCGGTCACACAGGCTGGAAGCCGGCCGCCACGGGGAACGACACCAAGGATGGCGCAGAGCGTTTCCAGTGGCTGTTCGAGAACGTGTTCGAGAAGTGGCACTCGCTGCGCGGCGATGCGGTGAAGGCGGGCAAGAACCCGGACCTGGTGAAGCTGGTCTATGCGGATTCGCTCGACAGCATCGTCTCGGTGGTCGCGCCGATGAGTTTCGCGCTGCGCCGCTCGAAGTCGCGTCCGCTGCTGTTCCAGTTCCAGATCGCTCTGACCGTCCTGTCCGATGACATCGACGCGCTCGACTACCTGACCTTCAACAGCCCCGACCCCACCTCAGACAAGCAGGCGCTGCAGTCGGCCGGCCTCGACAGCATGGTGGCCTCGATCAGCCAGCTGACGTCTTACCAGCAGGACATCCAGAACTACATCGCCAGCACGCTGGTGGCGCCGGCGCGCTACTACCTGCAGCAGTCGGTGGCGCTCTACAACGCGGTGAACACCGCGGTGGAGAACAACGACCAGATCGCGAGCCAGCTGATCGCTGCTGCGCGCATGACGGCACAGGCTGGCCTGAACGTGTTCCGCACGCTGGCGGCTGCTGAGAGCGCGAGCAGTCAGGTCAAGGCGCGCCTGATGGAGGTGGCTGGAGCCTTCAGCAACATCTTCTGCGTGCTCGGGAACGCCCTGCTGCAGCAGCAGTATTACCCCGACTACGATCCGCTGTTCGGCTCCTCGAATTGCTCCAGCACCAGCGGCGGCCGCCCGCTCAGTCCGCTGTCGGGCGTGAACCCGTTCTACCTCTACTCGCCGACCAGCCAGGCGCTGCCGGTGACGCTTTCCGACAGCGCGCGCAACACCATGCAGACGCTAGCGTCGAATGACGTGGTGCAGGCTCCCCTGTCGCAATCGTCGATCCAGGCTTCGCTCTCGGTCATTCAATCCGGCTTCACGGTGAGCGCATGAGCACGCAACAGGCCTACCAGAAGCCTCTCTACGGCTTTCGCTTCGTCGAGATCCAGCAGGGCGACTCGCTGCAGGTGATCGCTGCGCGCGAGCTTGGCGATGCTGCGCTCTGGTACCAGCTGATCGCCCTCAACGGCCTGGTGCCGCCGTACATCACAGACGATCCGACGCAGGCCTCGGCCGGAGTGCTGCTGTCGGGCGGCTCGCTCAAGGTTCCGGCGCCGCAACCTGTCGCCACCACGACGACAGACCCCACCGAGGTCTTCCTGAGCGACATTCAGCTCGACCCGTATGGCGGGCTATCGGTCGACGACAACGGAGACTTCGCGGTGGCGTCCGGTGTGGACAACCTGAACCAGGCGCTGTCGAACCGCGTCAGCACCGACCGTGGAGAACTGATCTATCACACCGACTACGGGTCGCGTGTGCGGCGCCTGCAGGGCACCGTCAATGGGCCCACGGCGGGCCTGCTGGCGGCCCAGTACGCGAAGTCTGCCGTGCAGGCGGATCCCCGCGTCAAGCAGGTGAACCAGGCCGTGGCCGACATCTCCGGCGACGCCATCAACGTCAGCGTCGAGGTGCAACCGATCAGCGGGCGCGTGATCAGCGTCACCGCAACCCTCTAGGACCGCCATGGCATTTCAGATCAAGGATTTCGCATCGATCGTCGCTGGTTGCATCAACTGGGTGAAGTCCGCGACCAGCAAGATCACCGATTTCAACGTCGGCAGCGTGGCGCGCACGATGATCGAAGCGCCGGCCGCCGAGATGGACCAGCTGTACCAGAACCTGGTGATCGGCCTGCAAGAGGCCATTCCCGTCTCGGTGTTCACCACGTTCGGTTTCAACCAGATCCCGGCCGAGGCCGCATCGGGCATCGTTCGTTTCTCGACCGGCGGCCCGCTGGCAACCTCGACCATCACGGTGCCGGCGGGTTCGGTGGTGAAAGTGCCGGGGACGTCGCAGAGCTACGCGACACAGGCCACTGCGACGATCAACGTCGGCGCATCCTATGTGGACGTGCTGGTGGCCGCGCAAACACCGGGTGTCGCTGGCAACACCGACTCCAGCACGATCACCGAGATGAGCACGCCGGTCTCTGGTGTCGCGTCGGTGACCAACCCCAACCCATTCATCAACGGCCGCGACCAGGAAACCGACGACGAGCGCAAGACCCGCTTCCAGAGCTACGTCAGCACGCTCTCGCGCGGCACAAACTCGGCGATCGAGTACGGCGCGAAGTCGGCGAACCTGACCGACGCGAACGGCACGATCACCGAGTACGTTGCCTATGCCAAGGTCTATGAGCCCTACGTGAGCGACAACACGCAGCCGGTGGCGTTGGTCGACGTCTACATCCACAACGGCGCCAGCGCCACCTCGGGCCAGTTGGTGGCAGCTGCTCAGAACGTCGTTAACGGCTACTACGATGCCGCGGCCAACGCCATCCCTGGCTGGAAGGCCGCTGGCGTCAATGTCGTGGTGTCGGCCGCGAACGACAAGGTGATCAATGTCACCGGCACGCTGACGCTGGACACCGGTGTCGACCACGACAGCACCGTGGCATCTGCAGCAGCCGCTGTGAAGGCCTACATCCAGGGCCTCGACGTCGGCGCTACCGTGGTGCTGGCCGAGCTCATCGCCATCATCATGCGCGACATCCCTGGCGTCTACAACGTGGTGCTCGCAACGCCAAATGCCGACGTCACCTGCGCAGTGAACGAAAAAGCCATTGCAGGCACGGTGACCCTCTCATGAAGCTGACCACCACGCTCATCGGGTACCTGAATCGGGTCTTCAAGAAAGACCCTGAGCAGGTGCTGGCGCTGCGCCTCAACTACGACGGCGCGATGACTTGGACGGTGGCCGATGGCGTGCTCACCACCAGCGTGACGGGCGGCAGCGGCACGCCGTTGCAGGTGAATCTGAGCAACTACACGATCTCCTCGCTGTGCGCTTACCTGGCGCAGCAGCAGGGCTACACGGTCCCTTACCAGGACACATCTTCTCTCGCATCGCGCTCGGCCATGGTGTTGCTCGACGGAAGCGGCGACCAGGGCGCGTCGAACGGAGATCACATCTACGGGTACACCTCGGTTCTGTGGACCTACATGGATGCGATCGCCAACGAGCTCACGCTGATCGGCTTGGCGATCCAGGAGGGCCTGCTGCAGATGGCGGCGTCGACCGCGGAAGGCGAGTGGGTGGATTTCCATGGCGACTACTACAACGTGCAGCGCAACCAGGGCGAGCTCGATGCGGCCTACGCGGCGCGCATCGTTGCGGAGGTGGTGCGCGCGCGCGGCAACAACGTCTCGATCGCTGAAGCGATCCGTGTTGCTGTGCAGGCCGACTCGACTCGTGTCGACGACGTGACCACCTACACGACGGCCGCCAACGGCACGAAAAGTTATGGCCTGTTCGATGTCACGGTGGAATCGACCGTGGACGTGCCGATGGGTTCAACAGAGGATTCTGTCGTCCGCAACCTCATCGAGGTGATGCGCGATTCTGGCACCCATCTTCGGCAGCTCAAGTACGTCCGCAAGAACTCGCTCTACACCTACCCTGCGGCCGTGCTGAAGACCGGCATGAACGTCAACATCCCGAACAGCAACGCGCTGCTCTACGACGGCTCCTGGGTCTTCAACGGGTCGCAGTATTTCAACGGCGTGATCAACTACCCGCCGTGATGCAACCATTCAACGGATAACAGCAAGGCGCCATGTCTACCCTCTATCGCGTCATCTACACCGACTACGGCCTGGCTGCGATCGCGGCCGCCATTTCATCCGGCACGCCGATCAACCTGACGCAGGTCGCGGTCGGAGATGGCAATGGCGTCGACGTCACGCCGAGCCAGAGCATGACGTCGCTGGTGCACGAGGTCTATCGAGCGGCCGTCAACACCGTCGAGCAAGACCCGGCCGAGCCGACCGACTACTACGTCGAGATGATCATCCCGTCGACGGTGGGGGGGTGGACGATCCGAGAGTTCGGCATCTACGATGATCACGGCAATCTGTTCGCCGTCGGCAACTACCCGGACACCTATAAGACGCTGCCGACCGATGGGGCCACCAGCGACCTGGCGATTCGCGCCGAGATCCTGGTGCAGAACGCCGGCGTCATCACGGTGATGGTCGACCCCAACGTCGCGGTCGCATCGCGCGCCTGGGTGACGAACAACATCACGGTGCCTTTCTTGCTACCCGGTGGCACCACGCACCAGGTGCTGCGGAAAAAGAGCAACGCCGACGGCGACACCGAATGGGCGGACGTCACTGACGTGAACGTCATCGTGCAGGTGGTGCAGGAAATCCAGACCATCGCGGCCGGCCAGCTGACCTTCAACCTGGCGACGTGCACCACTGATGGTCTGTCGGTACACGTCGGCGGCGCGCTGATCCCGAAGCGCGCCGGCGCCGGCGGTTGGCAGACCGGCACGCCGAGCGGCACGCAGGTCGTGCTGGGAACCCAGTACCCTGTCGGCACCGAAGTGGTGTTCCTGCAGAACGAGCCCGCCAGCACGTTGACCGTGCCGCTGGACCAGTCCAAGAACCTGTCGGACGTGCTCGACAAGGCTGCTGCGCGCACGAACCTCGACATCTACAGCAAAGCGGAAACCGACCAGAAGGCGCCCGCCGGCATGGTTGCTCACTTCGCAATGCTCGCGCCGCCTACCGGCTGGCTGAAGGCCAACGGTGCGCTGGTGTCGCGCACGGCCTATGCGACCCTGTTCGCAGCGATCGGCACCACGTTCGGCGCCGGCGATGGCAGCACGACGTTCGCACTGCCGGACCTGCGTGGCGAGTTCCTGCGCGGCCTCGATGATGGCCGCGGCGTCGACCCCGGGCGCTTGCTTGGCACCTTCGAGTCGAGTCAGAACCTGTCGCACTCGCACACGGGCACGAGCGCAACCGCTGGCAGCCACTCGCACACCGGCTCGACGTCAGCCGCCGGCGACCACGCGCACTCTGGCTCGACGAGCGCGATCGGCGACCACACGCACAGCTTCTCGGCGATCCAGGCTGGCGGTATCCAGTCCGGCAACTCGGACGGACGTTACAGCGCCACGCCAACAGCCAGCACCACCGGCGCGGCAGGCGGTCACTCGCACTCGATTACCACGAACACGGCCGGCAGCCACAGCCACTCGATCACCACGTCGACGACGGGCGACCACAACCACACGCTGTCGATCGACGCCAACGGCGGCACCGAGGCCCGCCCGCGCAACATCGCCCTCCTGGTCTGCATCAAGTATTGATCATGATCGTCTATCAAACCGACCGCGACGGCTGGTATGTCGGCACCATCACTGCCGACGAAAGCCCGCTTGAACCTGGCGTGTACCTGATCCCAGCGGGCGCCTACGCAGACCCGCCACCGGATCAACCGTGGCCGCCTGGCACGACACCACGTCGCACCGGCGACCGCTGGTCCATGCAGTACAACGGGCGCCCGACCGGCGCCACGCCGGTGCAGAAGCTGGCCGAGTTCCTGGCGGCCAACCCTGACGTTGCCGCGCTCATCAACAACAAGCAGGGCGCAAGCCCGGGAGGTGTATGAATCTGCTCGACTTCATGGTTGGGATGACCGGTGTTGTGCTGCCATTCGCCGGCAGCAGCCCACCATCTGGATGGCTTCTCTGCAACGGCCAGCAGGTCAGCCGCACGACTTACCCCGAACTCTTTGCGGCGATCGGCACCACGTTCGGTGTCGGTGATGGCAGCACGACGTTCAACGTGCCCGATCTGCGCGGCCGCGTCGCCGCAGGCAAAGACGACATGGGCGGCACGGCCGCCAACGTGCTCCAGGTCTCGACGACGATTACCACGACGGCTGGCAGCGCTACAGCGACCGTCGGCAGCGCCTCCGGCTTGGCGATCGGAATGTCGGTCAAGGCGTCGACTGTGCCCGCCGGCGTGACGATCTCCGACATCAACGGAACGACTGTCACGCTATCGACCGGCACCGGTGTGACCGCGGGCACGTCGACAGCGGCCCGCTTTTCCAGCGTGGGGGATGCGCAGTCGCTCGGGTCTTCCGGCGGAACGCAGGCGCACACGATGGTGACGAAGCAGATGCCGGCTCACAACCACACGTTCGCCAGCGGATCGCAAACGATGGTGCTCGCAAACGGCCCTGGTGCTGGCGTCGCCGCGGGGGCTGCGAGCGGTCAATACCAAACCATGGACAACACGGGCGGCGGACAGCCGCACCCGAACGTGCAGCCGACCATGGTGCTGAACCACATCATCAAGACTTAGGGGTTGACCCACCCCGCTGAGCAGCCCCGGATTTCCGGGGCTTTTTTGTGTCGTGACGTGACACTGCGGTGGTCGAAATAAGAGAGCCAACATGGACAAGCTGATTGCCGCAATCGAAGCCATTGCCGAATTCCTTTCCAAGGCAAGCCCGCTTCTCGACAAGGCCGGACGGTTGGTTGCGCTGTTCGACAAGTCGGCGCTGATCATGCTGGTGCCGTCGCTGGTGGGCCTCTACTACTACGACCCCGATCTCACCAAGACGCTGATGCAGTGGACCACGCCGGCGGTTTCGATTGCCGGCCTCTCGATCATCGTCAGCCGCCTGATCTTCCCTCAGATCAAGATCGACGATCTGATCGACCAGGTGAAGAACGACAAGAGCATGGCGGCCGCGATCGTCGTCGCATCGCTGGTGTTGTTTGTCGGTGTCGTGTTCCTCGGCATCGTCACGTGGGCCAAAGCCTGACCATGCGCTGGCTGCGCCCGCTCCTCCTGGCGATCGTCACGCTGGCGCACGGCTGCATGCCGACACCAGCCCCCGCCGCCGAGGCGGTGCCAGCGAACGCACCGAGGTACCTGCCGGTGCTGCGCAGCGCGCAGCTGCAGACGTGGCCTGACGCGCCGCGTCCAGCCTTCCTCGCGGGCCAGGTCGAGCAGGAGTCGTGCGTCTCGCTGACCAGCTCGCGCTGCTGGAACCCCAGCGTGCAGCTGCGAACCGCGCGCGAGTGGGGTCGCGGACTCGGCCAAATCACCACGGCCTACAACGCCGACGGCAGCGTGCGCTTCGACAAGCAGGCCGAACTGCGCGCCCAGTACGCAAGTCTGCGCGGGTGGACCGCCGAGCGGTGGGCCGATCCCCACTATCAACTGCTCGCCCTGGTCGAGATGGACCACGGCATCTACCGCCGCGTCTACGATGCGGCCACGGATCTCGACCGCTTGGCATTCACGCTGAGCGGATACAACGGCGGTGAGTCAGGCGTCCGTCAGGACCGTCTGCTCTGCCGCAACACGCGCGGCTGCGACCCATCGAAATGGGTCGGCAACGTAGATCGCACCAGCGTCAAATCGCGCGCTCCCTACAAGGGCTATGGCGGAAGTCCTTACGAGATAAACCGGACCTACGTGCGGAACATCCTTTGGGTGCGAAGCGCGAAATATCAACCCTTCTTTCCTGGCAGCGCCAAGCCATGATTCCCGAGATGCAATATGTCCTTCTCGCCTTCAACGCCGTCTTCGGCATCGCCGGCTTCTTCGGTGGCATCATCATGAAGGGCATGCTCTCCGACGTGAAGAACCTCCAGGCCGCCAATTTGGAGATGGTCAGGCAACTGGGCACATTCGCCACGCGCGCCGACGTCAAGGCTGACGTGAGCGAGGTGCGAAATGAAACACGCGAGGCGCTGAGCGAGATCGCGCGCGCTCAAGCCGAGGGGTTCAACAAAGTCTTCGACAAGATCGATGAGCTCAAGTCGACCGTCGCGCAGAAGGCCGACCGATCCGAGGTGCGGTGATGCTCGCAACGCTTCAGGAGAAACTGCTGGCGGCCGTGCTGCTGCTGGCGATCGGCGTCCTCATTGGTGCCGGAGGATCGCACCTGTTCTACGCGCCGCGTCTGGAGCTCGCGCGCAACCAGGTCGCGCAGCTGGGCCAGGACATCAAGGATCAGAACACGGCCATCGACAAGATGAAGTCTGATGCCGAGGAGCGCGAGCGCCAGGCGCAGGCCGCGATCGACGCCGCGCAGGCCGAGGCGCGCCGGCACCAGACCCACGCGCAGCAGCTGCTATCGCGCCAGAAGC